CCTCCAGCGTTACCGCCGACAGCCTGAACCACAATGGACCCCGGGGGTATCACGCACTCAATCTTGGCGTTCTCCTTCAGCTCGTCCACTATGTTCTCCGTCAGGTTTATGACGAAAGCGTTGACCACGTTGTCCGTCCCGTCCGGCATTTTCCCGGTCATGATTCCAAGGCCCTCGTTATTGGATATCACCTCGGCCGAAATCTTGTCCTTGGAGATGCCTTTCCTCTGGATGGCCGTGGCGTAGACCATGTACCCGGCCAAGGCCACGAGAGGTTTCCTCGCGGCGTCCAACGCGGAGTTCGTCAGCTCTATTATATCCTTTATGCCCATCCCGTCTATCTCTTTTTCGGCGTGTTGGCCTCGGGAATGATGTCGGCGTACCTGACATCGTCAATGCCGGTAATCGTCTTCCCGATTCCGAACCTCCTTATACATTCCAGTATCTGGTTCAGCAGCCGTATGTAATCGTTCAGCTGCTCAAGCAGGAGAATCCTGATAATCTCGTCAACAAGCTTTTTAAGCTCCCTCTTCACAATCTCCAGGAGGTACACCAGAATCATGTCCTTAATCTGAAGGATGAGCTTTTTGATGATGCCCGTGAGTTTGCGGAAAATGAAGTCCGTGATTAGCTCGTAATCGCGTTTGCCCAGCTCCTGGAGGTTTATCAGTCCCATCACGTCAAGGTTTATGCAGAAAAGGAGCAGGACCTGGGGTGAAAGGAGCATCCTCACGAAGGGTTTGACTATGGCCATCAGCAACTGGGACAGGAAGTTTGACTCAAACGACAGGTTGGCCGAGAGCTCCGTCTTGGTGATTCCGGTGCTTCCGGATGAGCCCGCCACCGAGTAGACGCCCCTTGTGAGTGTCGAGTGGACCTCGTTGAGCGTGGCGGCCGTGGAGACCGCGTTCATGGCGTCAACAGGAAGTCCCGAGGGGTTCTGAATCGCGGGATTGCCGGCCGTGTCGTAGGGCTTGGCCCCGTATTTCTTCAGCTCCATCCTCTTGAGCGCCTCCGAGTAATCCTCGTTTGAGAAAGAGAAGAAGCTGTCGTCAATCTCCTTGTCGTCGGCGGTTATCGTGTTCAGTATGAGCGTTGACAGCCTCGCGTCAATAATCTCGTCGCTCAATGACAGGTTGAATTGAACGTCCGGAATGGGGCATATGCCATTCAGCTCATACAAAAGGTTCATAACCAAGGTTTTCCAGTTGAAAATCTTGATGCTCTTAAGATAATCGGAATTGAACTTGTAAATCGTCCTCGTTATCTTGAACTCCTTGCCGAGCGCCTTTTTCGTCGTGAGGTATCTCTGGGCGGGAAAAGTCACTATGAGATGCTCAAGCGCGCCGTAGTTCTCGCTGGGCTCAAACTGGAGTATAGGGTAAAGGTCCTTGACCTCCTTACCGCCCTTCTCAAACTTGAAATCCCCTGTCTCGTCCATCTGCCACGAGGTCCTTGACGAGAGCCAGTTGTTCCAGTCCTCGGCGGTAGACCTCGCCGTATCGCTTTTCCTCGCGTTAATCCTTCTTGAGTCCCACGCCATCTTGTTGTACTCATACATGGTATGCTCGTCGGCCGCGTCCTGGCGTGTCTCGTCAAAATTGTCGCCGCGGTTCGCCACGTACCAGATGAAGGCGTTCATGTCCTTTGTCTGGTAAAGGCTCTCGGCGGTGAGCGCGGGTCTCTGGACATACACGAACTTTCTCGGCGGTTTCTCCCCCTCCTTGACCTTGACCTCCGAGGGGACGCTCGCGACTTTTCTCAAGGACCTCCTCTCGCTGTCGGAAAGCGTCTCTATGTTGACGTGGGAATATCTGTATATGATATATCTGTCGGCGTTCCTCTCCTTCACGTCACCTTCCGTGGCTGTCGTGGCCTCCGGCGTCCCGTTATCCCTGGCGTAGCATGTGGGCTCGTTGATTGGGGTGTTGTAGAAATACACGCCGCTCTCGCTCACCGGGGACACATGCAGCGTGTTGCTGAAATCCAGGATATGGGTGGGAATGTTCAGGGGGGCTATTGTCACGTCCCCCGCCGCGCCGGCGTTCTTGTTCTTGTATACCTTGTCCAGCGCGCGTTTCGGTATGAACGGCGACACGGAGCAACTGAGGAAAGTGGTCAGTATGGAGGCTATGGTCACCTTGACCGCGTTCTCGAGTCTGGTGATAAAACTGTCCTTCTCCTCATTGGCCTCAATCATTGATATCCTGGACTCAAGACTATTGAGAGCCCCGTGATATCCGCCCTCAACGGCCGCGGCGAGACCCGAGTCTCCCAGGACTATGTTTAGTATCTCCCTTGTCAGCCTTTCCTGGGTGATACCGACCATCCGAAGGATATCAAGCACGAGGTCAAGGGCCGACTCATACTCCTTGGCATAGGGGGAGAGGTTACCGAGCAGTTTCTGTAGCTCGTTAACCTGGATAATCGTCTTGAAAGCCCCTATTTTCCCCAGAAGCTTGCTGGTGCTCATCTTATCTGTCCCTGGCACGTCCGTTAGTTTTTAGTCTCCGGTTATTGTTAGTTTTTGAGGTCGTAGGAATCCACGTCGTCACCGTCATCCCCGGCTATCTCGGCCCGCAGCTGGTCGAGGTCAAGCTTGGTGGCCTTGGCGAACTGCTGGTCGTTAAGGGCCCCCTCAATGTCCCCGTTGTGCTTGATAATCTCGCCCATGAACTTGACGAGCTCAACTTTCATGGCGAGGGCCCTGTTCATGTCCCCGTGGTAGTCGTGCATGGCCTTCGCGTACTTGGCCTTTGAGTCAATGGACGCGTCCGCGAGGTTCGTGCTGCTGATGAGTTTGTTCATCTCGTTCTGCACCCCGACCAGCTGCCGGCACGCCTGGTCATATATCTCCTGCAGGAGCTCCTCCACCTTCTCGGTCGAGTTCAGCCTGATTTTCACTTTCTTCTCCATCTCAAATCATTTCTTACCGATAAATAGTCAGGGCGTGTTTTTTAGGACTTGTCCTCGTCAATCATACCCTTCTTAAGGATGTAATACGCGCTCTTGTACTTTCGCATGTTATCCCTCACCTCCTTGGTGGTCATCATGGTCTCCTCCCTGAGGAAATAGAGGACCGAGCTTTTCTGAAGCTTGTTGCTGCCGTCCACGTTGAGGATATCCTCCCAGCGGTCCAGCAGCTCCGTGAGAGCCAGCCCCACCTTCATCTCGCCTTCCGTGAGGAGATTCTTCTCGGGCTCGCTCATCATCCCCTTTATCTCCTTGGACACGGCGCGGATGAGCTCCTCAACCGCGGTCTTCTGCTCGTTCTCGGTGGCGTCAACATATCTCGGGTCACGCATGAAATCATCAACCATGTCGTCATACGGAAGGTTCCTCTGTTTGTTTTTTGTGTATTGTATATTCTTGTAAATCAAATAGTTCTTACATACGGTACCGCAATATGAGTACGCCTTGTAATGATGGAGCTCAAGCCTGTAGAGTTTGAAAAACGGCTCCTCCCTCTCATCCTCGTCTTCCGGAATCTCACGGCACGGGTCCCTGAACACCCTGACATATCTCGGCGAGTGCGCGTTGATGGTCTTCTTAATCTCCGTGAAACCGGCCTGGGTCAGGTCAACCGGCGCCTCGGGCGTCTCCCCCGAGATTTCCGCGTAGACCCACATCTCCGGCTTGAAGTTGTTTATCTTGGTCAGCAGATACGATATTGTGTCGTTAAACGTCTGCTGGAACTCCTCCTCGGGCACGAACAGCTTGTAGCGCCTTATGATTGACTCTATCATCTTGGTCAGGGCCGGGAGCAGGATTGTGTTGAAAATCCTGTTCTTCTCCTCAATGTCCCGCGTGGTGGTGTAGTCAACTATCGCCTGCTCCTCCTTCTCGTAAAAATAACCTTTTCTCTCCTTCGGTTTTCTTCCTCTTTTAGCCATCTTGTCGTAAAAAACATCAGTTTTCGCGACACTTTCTCATCTTCTTTCCTGTCCTAACCTGCAAAATAACAATGCACTTCCCGTTTTACCTTAAAAGATGTAAGGGGGCCTCACGACCCCCTGTCCGTGCCATTCTTATTTTTCGTAAGTCTTCTTCCTGTCGGTCTTGTAAAGGTACTCCTTACGGGCCAGCTCAACCCAGAAGTCGCTCTCACGCTCGTCCATATTCTTGGCGTACTCGTCGGCGAGCGAGCCGGGCCTGTTCACGATATGGAAATAGCCGACCTTGGGGATGACGAAGATGTCCTTGCCCTTGTTTATCGCGCGGAGCAGGAACTCGTACCAGAACGAGAGTCTCATGCTCTCCTTCAGCCCCCCGACCTCAATGAAGTCCTTGGTCTTGAAGACACCCCCGGTGGTGTTGAAAATAAGGTAGTCCTGCAGGCACTCGTTGTCAAAGTAGCCGAGCCTCTCCGAGAAGGAGCTGGCCCACACGGCCTCGTTGACATAACCCACGGGCCCCTGGCTCATGTTCTGGTAGTCAAAGACCTCTGTCAGCGGAAGGTACACCGATATCTCCTCGCCGGAGTCCATGTACCTGGACACGTTGTTGAACCAAATCGGGGAGTACTCGTCATCAAACTCCAGGATTGAGAAATAGTCGGTGGTGACGTCCTTGACCGCGGCGTTTATCTGCGCGGAGAAACCGGGCTTGCTGTTCTCCACGTAAACGGCGCCTCCGGCAACATCCTCAGCGACCTTGTTCTCCTGTATCTTTTCCAGGACCTCCTTCGGCCCGACGAACATGAGTGTCGAAGGGACATCCTTGCTGGTCTCGGTGAAACTCTTGACCGCGTTCTTCAGGAGGGCCAGCACGGCGTCGTCAAACTTGTGGACCGGTATAATTGTGGTTATCTTGCTCATATTACTTCAAATCATTAGGTGTCAACTTATTATTCTTAATCTGGGCGAGAACCTCCCTGAAATCGGAGAGCCTCTTCTCAAACAGCCCCTTGGCGTACTCCTTCTCAACATCATCCCTATGCTCGTCATAAGTGTAGTTGCCCGCGGCCTTCGCGAGGCTGTCGTAAAGGTCCTGGGGAATCTTGTCAAGTGTCCAGGTCCTCACGATGCTGGCGACCATGTCGGGCACCCTGCGGATGTCGTCAAACCAGATGAAGGCCGGGTTCAGGCCGTTTGACGCCTCCTTGCGCTCCTCATTCTCCTCCTTGACGAATGTCCAGTCGGTCGGCGTGTCGGGCACCTTCGCTATGACGATTGAGCCTGACTTGGCGGCCTCGAGGGCTGAGTAGCCGAAATCGGTGACGCTGTCCATCCATACGGTGATGGCGCCCTCGCGGAGAGCGTCGGCGAACACCTCCTGGGTCACGCCGCGCAGGTCACGGAAGGACACCCACTTGTAGACAGGGTATTTCCAGTAGAAAGGCTTGATAATCCTGCTGATGTCGTCCTGGCTTCTGGACACCATATTGATAATCAACTTTTTGGGTGTGTCGTTATTCCGGAAGACCGGGTTAATCATGGGACGCACGACATGCGTCTTGATACCGGGGAAGTACTCGTCCGCGATATCCTTAAGCGCGTTTGTCGTGACCACCATCTCGTTGATGTTCATGTCAAAGGGGGTGACGCCGACGGGCATGAAATCAGCCATGAAACTGTGGTTCTGCAGGATGATTACCCTCTTGCAGGGCAATGTCTTGGTCTGGGACATCACCGAGGACAGGATATCCGGTATGAAAAGGAAATCACACGCCGATATCTCCACGTTCTCCTTCTCAATGTTGTGATGGGGAAGGTCGGCGGCCGCGTCACCGAGCCAGTCACGGACACCGACGAACTCCTCCTCCTGGTGAAGTATGGAGACGTTATAACCGAGGTCCTTCAGGGTGAGGGCCGTGCGGTAGATATACTCAAGGGAGCCGGACGGGTTCCCCTTTGTGTCAATCACGAAAAAGAACACGTTGAAGGACTTGTTCTCCATCTTCTGGATGTTCTCCTCAACGACTTTCAACATTTCTTCTTTGTTCAATTCTGCCATTCTGTATTATTGTTTTTCAATTATTTCCTCTATCATCCCCTCGGATATGAGGGTATTGAAGGCCAACGCGAACCCGAAGGTCACATGTTCCTCGGTGTCACTCGCCATGACCTGGGAGTCAAGGAGTTTCGCGACAAGGCTCTTGACGAAATCGTAGACAATCATGTCGTCCTGCGAGTTCCCGGCCGTCCTCACCTCCCTGTTTATCTTTGAGGTCAGGCGGAACTCCCCCTCGTCATCCGTCTCGTAGGCCTCCGTTATCTCCGACTCGTTCCCGGTCTTCTCACTGGACACGAGGCAGAACTTGTTTATCCTCTCAATGTTCAGTTTGTAGTGTTTCCCGTTAAAGGTCAGTGAAAACTTGTCGTTCAACATTTTATCCTTTCTATTCATTTATTTTTGTAGGTTCGTTTGAAAAATACTTCGCCACCGCCTGGGTTGCCTCCGCCTCACAATCAATACCGAGAGAAGACACATCCTTATCGGCAAGCTCTTTTATCGTTTGGTTAAGTTGCTCACACACGGCCATCGGGCTATATTTATCATTTGGACCGCCATACCTTGAGAAGACTGCCCTCACGACAGGAAAGGCACATACAAGTACCGACCCGAGATAGGCGCTTTCCGTAACAAACAGATATCGTGCCATTCTTGTGAAACCATCAGCTACTTTCCTGGCGGTTCCCTCATCCAACCCATCAAGCATATTTGTTGATTTCCATAACTCGTATAACCTTTCCTGGTCGGTACCGATGTCCATCACTTTCTTGCTAAGTTCTTGCAGTATATTCATTTTTCAAGCAATTTTTCGATTATATTCCTGTCCGTGAGGAAAAGGCTCAATGTCTCATAGTGGTAATCGGCCGGGCAATCCTTGTTGTACTCCTTCTCAATCCTGATTGCGGTCTTCCCGTCCGGCTTGCTTTCGAGAAGCGAGGGGTTCGCGGTTACGAGGACATCGCAGCGGTCCCAAATGGTGCTTGAATCGCTCGGAAGGTAAACCTCGCGTATTTTCGTGCCTAACTTTGAGAGGAAAAAGTACGTGTTCCCGATTGACGCGCCGTATTCCATGGTTGAGACGAACATCACCTCCACCGGCTCGTCCGTGTCAATGTCTTTCAATGTCCGCTCGGTCCACTCGTTCAGCTGCTCAGTCAGTTTTTTCGTGCATGTCGGGCATTTCCCGAACAGCTCGAAGGGGTAATCCTCGTAGACGAACTTCTCGTAGGCCCTCGTCGTCTTGAACGGCAGCGCGAGCTCCATGTCATTGGTCGTCTCGTTGAAATCCTCCGGGTCATATTGGTGGTTGTAACCCCTCACGTAACACATAAGGAAATTGTACGTGAAATCCCTCACCACGTCATTAAGGTCTATCGCTATTCTCATGTCTCAAAATGTCTTTCCTTAAGAATATAGCCCCGCGGCGGCCATTGTCAAGCGTTATTCGGTCTTAGGGCTATTTTGGGCGAGTTTCCTCTCCCTTCTTTCAATCGCCCCGATATTCTCAATGGACAAATCGCCTTTTCTCGGCGCCATTTCCTCGTATTTCCTGCTCAGGCTCTCCGTCTTATGCTCCTCAACTATGTCAACGCTCTGTGTGGCGCCAGCCTCAAACGTGAGGACGAAACTCCCGTCAAAAACCGATATCTTCTTGAACTTCAGGAAGGCGAAATTGTACCAGACGTAATCCTCCGCCCCGAACGCCTTGTCCGTAGTGAAACTGAGCGCCTGGATATCAAGAAAATCCGTCCTTTTCAGGTTGTTATCCTTGATTCTGTGCAGCTCGGCGATGAGGATGGCGTCGGTCTTGGTGAATTGGCCGGCCTCAGCGGGCAGATACAGGTCCAACCTGACCTTTCCGGCCTTGGTCTCCCTTACGACAATTCTCGTAACGAAGTTTTGCAGGGCGAACCGTGGCGTGAACCCGTCGTACTTTATGTCTATGAGCGTCACAAAATCTCCTCCATTTGTATTTATTGCCTCCTTTAGGTCATCTGCGGTCATTGAGAAATTGTTTGCCTTCTGGATTTTCTTGTTGTCCTGGATAAGCGTGACATGATAACCCCTCTCGTTGAAGACCTCCGGGTGTTTGTCGTATCTCATGGCCACTTTCCTCACGGCGACGGCGGACAGGTCCTTCCCCGACCCCACGGAGTCGTCTCCCAGGTCCCCGATGAGCGTCACCTCATATTTGTCCGCCTCACGGGCGACCCTGTAAGACATGTCAATGGTCTCCCGCACCTCCTGGGTCTTTTTCTCCCTGAGGAGGTCCTTGTACACGCTGTTTATCTCAAGCTTGTGGGACACCTCCTGGTCATCCCCGTCCTCGCCGCTCACCTGGGACAGCATCGCCGTGTCCGCGCTCCTCATGCCCTGGAAGAGCCCGTGGAAAAAGAGCGTCAGGCCAAGCCGGAACCTTTTGAGAAAACCGCCCATCATTCCTCTCCCAGGAGCCTCCTCTCCATCTCGGCCAATATCTCAATTCTCGCCGCGTTGACCCTTGACAGTTTCCGGGACAACTCGCCGTACTCCTCCCTTTCCTTGCCCTGCAGGGTGTTGTAGTCAACCCCGCGGTACATCACCATCTTGTCCTCCAGGTATCTCCTGACGGTGGCCGCGGCGCTCTCGCCCGCCACGAGCTCCTCAATGGACATCTCATTAATACTCTTCGCCATATCTTTTTTCTAAAAAAGTAAGGGATACCCCCTTAAAAGTCAACTTTTATGCCTTGGAAGATATTTATGGGAAACTATAGTTTAACAGGATATGACGGAGAGAAAATTGAATGAGGCGCAAATGCGTGAATATGTTGAGAACGAGGTGCGCAAGGCCCTTATGAGCGAGGAGCTTGACGAGAGCATGACTGATGAGGGTATACTTAATTGGCTAAGTAAACTGGTCGGAGGCGGCCAGGAGGGCGGTTTCGGAAGCAGGATAAGCATGGAGGGTATTATAGGCGCGATTCTGGGGCATATCGCGATAGCCCCGATTTTGACCAAGCTTTTGAACGCCATAGGTATTCCGGCTGACGGGGCCTTGGGCCAGTTTATCCTTAAAAGGGTGAGTGAGGTCGGCGGTTACACTCTCGGCCAGTGGGTTGACAAGAAATGGGACCCCGTAGGGCTTGACAACAAGAGCAGGGACAAGGGAGGTTTCCTTGGGCTCGGCGGTGAGACATCCGGAAGCGGCGGGAGATAAGATTAAGATTATATACAGGTAGCTATGCCGAAATATATATTGAGGGAGAGTGAGCTCAAATCCGTGTTGAGGGATATCATCATGGAGGAAGTCTCCAACGCCACTAACGAGGGTGTCTTGGGACGGCTGGGTAACATGGCTCTTAACACCGCCAAATGGGCTGGTTTGGCCACGTTAGCTCCCGGTCTCGCCGCCGGAAAGGCGATGGAGAAAATCGGGGGTATAGTGGACCCGAAAGGCAAGGATACCGTGGCCGGGACCGCTGACCAGATTCTGGGAGGCGGCGGCACGGGGGCCGGCAGAAGCTCATCAGGGGGGAAGAACGGCGGTACAAAAATGTCCAGGACCCAACGGAGGAACGAGAGGTATAAGAGCGCGAAATACCTCGCCCAGGAATGGGGCCGGCCGGAGACCGTACCGGGCTGGGGCCGTCACGTTAAGCTTGAGAGAAAGAGGGAGATAGAGAACCCTATGGACACAGCCACGAGAGCCACGCGGCCGAACGGACAGCGGTATAACATCACCATGGACTGGGGCGCTTTCGGAAGGCATTATCATGATGAGGGCGAGAGGGGATGGCTCAATAAGGTTGAGGAGATTGAGGAGCGGGTGAGAAGGGCCGCGACAAGGAACGGCAGCGTTGACCCGGACCGCCAGGCCAGGTTCCAGAGAAGATACAGGCGCGCGCTCGCCGACTGGCTTAAGGAGAGGGATGAGGCATACGAGTCCTGGATAGGGGAGAACTCCAAACTCATATAAAAAAAGGGAACTATATACCTATTGTCCAATATGGAATAAAAGAAAACCCGTAGGAGAAATCCTGCGGGTTATATTATTTTTTCGAAAGTCTATCGGTAAGATTCGGTATTAGGATGTGAAGATGGTAGGTTAATAGTCAGAGTCTTGATGTTCAATTAAAGTATTCAAGGCATCATATGCATGTTTCAAGACTTTGTACCTATAGTAATAATTCTCGTCCCAATTGTCTTCAAAATTAGGCTCACTATATCCACCATAGTTATCGTATAGTTTGTTACCAATAGCTTCAATAGCAGCATTGATAATTTTGGTAAATTCAGCATCGTTAGCATATGCCATTTGATTTTCTTTCAACACCTTATTCACGCTCTCAACAACAATCTGTCTGAGGGTGTTTTCATTAATTTTTACAGTATTCTTTTTCATATTTCAATCTATTTACAATCCGTTATTTTCCTTATAAATAGTTTGAAAAACAGAAAAACTACGGGATTTTCGTGGACAACAGGTATATAGTTCCCTAAAAAAAATAAGGTCGCGAGTCGCGGCCTTTTTCTTTTAGATATCCTGGACCTTGTTGAGCCTCTCCCGCTCAATGGCGTACGCCAGCTCGTTCGCCTGACGGACTATGGTCGTGAGGATGTCAACCACGTACTTGCGGTTCCTCGCCTCCTCGCCATCCTTGTCAAGCGAGCATATGGCCTCAAACTCTATTGGGGAGAGCTTGACACCGAGATTCAACGCGTTGAGCGCGCTCCTCTCGCCGAACTTCAGGCACCCGTCGAGCTCGGCGAACTTGTACGCGAAACCGCGCTTGTCAATCTCCCACTGGTTGTCGTTGGGCTCGTACATCTCAATCTTCGATAGGTGCTGGACCAGGCACACCTTGGTTATCATCTCCGGGGACAGTCCCGGGAAAGTGCCGGCCACCATCTTGGCCAGCCTCAGCGCTATGCTCGTGAAAAGGTTGATGTGGACGATGAGCGCGCCAGGATACGCCAGGCCCGTGTCAATGGACAGGGCTCCCGCCGCGTTCCTCAGCTGCCCCTTAAGCGTCTCCTCGTCCCAATGTCCGGCGAGACCGGTAGTTTGCATGTTCCCCCAGAAGGTGACCCATTCCCTGTTGAAATTCTCCTCGGTAAGCGTGTTGTTTGTCATAATCTTGTCTCCTGAATTTAAATGTTATCCGTATCATTAATATACAAAAAAGTATTCCCGTTTCAAAACTATTTATTATAAAAGGAGCGTCATGGCGAAGAACTGGAAAGTCATACACATAAAGAGCAGGCAGCATGGGGAGACCCCCGACAGCCCCAAACTCCCGACCAGCGACCAGCTTGAGTACGGTGAGATAGCGATAAACTACGGTGCCGGGATTGAGACCATCGCGATTAGGAACGAGAACGACGAGATTGTGAGGTTCGTCCCGGAGAGCAAGATGCGCGAGTACGTGGACGAGAGGATAAGGGAAGCCATAGAGGACGCGAAGAACGGGTCACCCTTCAACATAGACAAGGGCTCGATTGACTCGGGGGAATATTAGTTTTTTTTCGCCGCGGGAAGGGTTTTACAAGGATAGTTTACTATTTATTGGTAAACTATTTTTTGTTATGGGAAGATACTTACATCTGTTTGAGACCGAGGGCGAGTTCAGCCCGGCGAGGGGGAACGACTATATTGAGCCTTGGGTAAGCCTGACGGTGAAAGGGACCGGTGATGTCAAATCATTTATTGGTGAATTTGAAAATGGTCTAGAACAACAATTTAATTATTTTGGCAGTTATGGTGATGATTATGTGAATACTGATATCATTGAAAGCGACATAACCGCGATTGACGGGGAAAACCAAACGATAACTGTTGACGGTTATGCGTTTAGTTTCGAAAATAGTCAGGATAACAAGTATATGTACAGTTACCAAGGGGAGTCTCAGACAACCGGAACAGTTGAGAGAACATGGATTGAGGAGTTGCAAATTGGCGAGCAAACCCAACAAATCAGTGCCTGTACCGTTAATGGTACTACTTTTGGTATGATTCAATTCGATGGTGAACAATATTATTGGATAGAAGTTGATTTTGCTACCGTCTCAATAGGTTCAAAAAGTTTTATAGTTGACCATGAGTTACAAGTTAACGAATCAGTAACAATAACTGGGCGACTTGAACTTAATGGTTATACATCAGTTGAACCCGCGGTTGGTGTTTTGTTTAAATACATTAACTACACCAATAGTACCGTGGAATTTGTTAGTGAAAACGGAAAGCATGTTCAAGCTGGAGATACTTATAACAATATTATTGTCAAATCAATTGTTGAGGCTGAGGAAGGTGAGACAATAAACAGAATTAATTATAATAAAACCGAAGAAGAAATAAAATTCTCAACACCACTTACATTTGAGATAACCAGTGGTGGTACTATCTATTGGATGGCAAATGGCAGGGGCTTGGTATTAGGTAAAACCATTCAATATAAATTAAATGATGGTGAGTGGACACCCATCACAAGTGATACGGGTTCACCATCACCAAGCATAACAGTCGCGGCGGGTGACACCGTTCAATTCTGTGGAAATAATTCACAATATGGCACATCATTTCAGAATTATAACACATTTAGCGGAAGTACAGCACAATTCAAAATCAAAGGTAATATAATGTCCTTGATTAAGGGTACTAATTTTGGTACATTAACCACATTAAAAAGTGATTATACATTTAATTATTTGTTTGGGAATTGTACTGGTTTAACTGATGCAAGCGAACTACTGTTACCTGCGACAACATTGGCACGCGGTTGTTATATTAATATGTTCAATGATTGCACAAGTCTAACAATAGCACCACAGTTACCTGCAACAACATTAGCAGTTGATTGTTATAATAGTATGTTCTATGGTTGTACAAGCCTAACAACAGCACCTGAATTACCGGCAACAACATTAGAAGGTAGTTGTTATAGTAGTATGTTTTCAGATTGTACAAGTCTTACTATTGCACCTGAGTTACCCGCAACTACATTGGCAGCCAATTGTTATGATAATATGTTCTGGGGTTGCACAAGTCTTACTATTGCGCCACAGTTACCTGCTACTACGTTAGCAATTAGTTGTTATAATTATATGTTCGATGGTTGCACAAGTCTTACCACCGCGCCACAGTTACCTGCTACCACATTAGCAGTTCATTGTTATTATGCTATGTTCTCAGGTTGTACAAGTCTAACAGCAGCACCTGAGTTACCGGCAACAACATTAGAAACTGAATGTTATAGATATATGTTCCAAGGTTGCACAAGTCTTACTACAGCACCTTCGTTACCCGCAACAACATTGGCCGGCAGTTGTTATAATAATATGTTCAATGATTGCACAAGTCTAACCACAGCACCTGAATTACCAGCAACTATATTAGCAAGTAATTGTTATAATTATATGTTCGATGGTTGCACAAGTCTTACTACAGCACCTTCGTTACCTGCGACAACATTGACAAGCGCTTGTTATTATGGTATGTTCAATGATTGCACAAGTCTTACCACCGCGCCACAGTTACCTGCTACCAAATTGGCAAGTAGTTGTTATGGTAGTATGTTCCAAGGTTGTACAAGTCTAACCACAGCACCTGAATTACCAGCAACTAGTATAACACAGAGTTGTTATAATAGTATGTTCTATGGTTGTACAAGCCTAACAACAGCACCTGAACTACCCGCAACTAGTTTAACAAGATGGTGTTATGAGAATATGTTCTATGGTTGTACAAGTCTAACCACAGCGCCTGAATTACCTGCTACTTCATTGCCACAGCAGTGTTATATGAATATGTTCAATGGTTGTACAAATCTTAACTATATAAAATGTCTTGCAACTGATATATCAGCAAGTAGTTGTACAAGTAATTGGGTAAATGGTGTGGCAAATACAGGTATATTCGTTAAAGCCGCTTCTATGACATATTGGTCGACAGGCACGAGCGGTATTCCAAACGGATGGACCGTGCAGGACGCGGCGTAGCGCCTCTCAACCGGATAAAAAAAAGAGAACGGACCCACTTGATTGTGAGTCCGTTTTTTTATTCCCTCGTCCAGCTTATCCCCTTATCCGTCGTCTTGTACGTTCCCGGTGTGAGTCCCCCGTTTGAGACGGACCACAGGACCAGTCTCATGACCCACTCCATGTTGCTCGTGATATACAGGTAAAGCTCCCACATGTGGTCCTCCAGCTCCTTGGGGTAAACCTTTCCCTGGGCGCCGTCGTCAATCGCCTCCCCGTAATGCCCGGTGATGAGCGCCACGTCCTCCATGACGTACGTGCCCCCGAACATGTTCCACTGGTTCACGCCCCATCCGTTCTGGGCGGCCTCGTCATTGTACTCGTTGATTCTGTTCCGGATGTCGAAAAGTTTGCCGTAGAGGCGCGAGAATCTCCTCGCGTCGTCTTTCGGCATCTCGTCAATCTCCCCCATCGCGTCAACAATCGGCTGGATGGGCAGTTCCTCGCCGAACTCGAACGCGTGGAAATCAATGTTCTGTATAAGCCTGATATGCTCGTCCGTCAATGTGATTCTTTTTATCGCCATAACATCCCTTTTAAGGAAATATACGGAAAAAACCTTTACTAAGCAAGATTTTCAGTGTTTATTATTTATGGATAAAGAAACCGATATGGCTAAAAAGAAAACGGAAGAAGAAAAGAAACCGGCAGAAAGATGGAGGGGAAGATGGTCCTGGCCTAAAGATTTTCCGGAAGAGTACTTTGATTTGCTAAATGAAAGATATGATGTGATTGAGAGGTGGGAAGCTGACAGAAGAAAGCAGGGGCCCCCGTTCAACGAGCAGTTCTGTGCCGACGTGTACGCCATCGCCGACATGATGACGAGGGACGGCTCGTTCAAGGGCAAGTTCAACCCCGAGGAGATTTACCGGGAGATGTGCGACACGATGGACGGGATGAGGAAGGGGAAGGAGGACTATTCACTGTACGATGAGGTCAAGATGGTCGGGAAAGTGATGGACAACCATAGAAAAAAGACCCCCAGTAAATGAGGGTCTTTCTTGTTTTAAGAGCTCCTTAGAGACTCAATCGCCATAATCGCGTAGGCGGCGAGGTCCATGAGCGTGTCCTCAATCTTTTCCCCTTCCACCTTTTGTTCCGCGCCGGGACTTGTCAATGTCTCCAGCCGGCTCATCTTATCCCCGAGCCGCATCACGTAACTTATGATGCCGAACTTGTCATATGACCTCTGCGCCGCGTTCCCGTAATCGTTGTTCTTTCTCCGGTGAAGGTCCATCATTTCCTGGCATATCCCGTCAAAATCAAAGCGCTTTGAGGGCGTTTTTTCACCAAACTCGCATTTGGGGGCGACGTATTCCTTTTTGGCGGCATCACTATAACCGGAAAGGTCTTTCGCCAGTCTCTCAACATCCTCCGCCTTGTTTTCGGGCAGTTTGTGCTTGTCGTAAAACATGTTTTTCCTCACCTCACGCATTTTCGGGATAAGGTTCGCGGCGACGTTTATCATATCGCTTTCGCTTATCTTCCTGCTTTTGTCAATGTTTTCCCCTGGTTCATATGGGAATAAAAATGAAAGCATACCAGACAGAATATCATAAACGGAGCGAACTTCCGGATTTTCAAACTTTTCCTTGATTTCTTCCTCTTCCTTGTCACTGAGCATACCCTTTTGGATGTTTTCCCTTATGTTCTCGCGTATCTTCTCCTCCTCGTATCTCTTCAGGGGATTGTTGTTTTCCTTTTCTCTCTCCTTATCTTCTATTTCTTGCCGGACCTCATTAAGGTGTTTTTCCAGCTCAAGCTTCTCCTCGTGTTTTTTTAACTGTTTTTCCCTTTCCTCGTTATGTTTTCTCCATATTTCCTTTAACTTAATCTCATCGTCTGGAGTTAACACGTTCTTCCTGAGTTCTCTCGCGTTTTCTTCGCGTTCCTTCGCGAATTCCGGGTCTTCCTCTGTCTCATGTTTGCAATACCACCCGGCTTCCAGGTTCATCCTATCCTCGTCGCTCATTCTCTCAATATCTGTTTTCTTTTTTACCATAACTATTTGTTTTTCAGTTATTTAAGCAGTTTCTCAACAACCTCATGTACGCCGTTGTGCCAGTGTTTCGGCTCGTACAAACCCTTGAAATCGGTTTTGACCTTTGTCTTGTCAAGGACCGAGTAGTAAGGGCGCCTCGTGTTTGACCCGTATTCCCTCGTCGTGACCCCGTTGAGCCTGACCCCGAATTTCCCGGAACGCTCATAAACCTGCCAGGCGAAGTCGTACCATGAGGCGACACCCTCATCCGTGAAATGATATATGCCGTTTTTCAGAAGCGGGATTGTCTCCTCGCCCTCAAGTGGTTCCTTTCGCTCAATGATGTCCACGATAAGCCCGGCGAGATTCCCGGCGTATGTGGGTGTCCCAATCTGGTCGTTGACGACATTGACCTCCTTCCTCGTGTCAAACAGCCTCATCATTGTCTTCACGAAGTTGTTCCCGTACTCGGAGTAAAGCCACGCGGTTCTGAAAATCAGGTAGTTGCATCCGCTCTCCTGTATGAACTCCTCAGCCATCCTCTTTGTCGTCCCGTAGACTGAGACGGGAAGCGTCATCCTGTCCTCGGTGTAGGGCATGAACCCCATCCCGTTGAACACATAGTCCGTTGAGATGTGGATGAGCTTGGCCCCGACCGACAGCGCGGCCTCGGCGAGATATTTCGGCGCGAACGCGTTCAACGCCTCAGCCGTCTTGTAGTCGCTCTCCGCCTTGTCCACGTTGGTGTAGGCGGCGCAGTTGATTATGACATTGATGTTGCTGTTCTTGACGAAACTCTTGACCATTTCCTCGTCAATAATGTCAAGGTATTCGGTGTCGGCGTCGTCACTTCCGACAACATCGCTGAATATGTATGTGTTTTCGGTTTCTTTAAGGGATTTCACCTTGTCACGGATACACTTCCCGAGCTGCCCGTTGGCTCCTGTTACAAGTATGTTCATATTAAAGGTCTTTTAGTGTCGTTATCCTGTTCCTGTCCTTTTCGGAGAGCACAAACTCATATTCACCCCTGATTGCGTTAAATGCTTCTTTTATTGATGGGTGCTTTCCGTCAAGGTGTGTATATTCCAGGACCTCAATGTTCTCGTCGTCCCATCGTATCCCGCCCTCGCTTTCCTTGTTGTAGTAGTTGTCGCACTTATACTCAAAAACCGCCTCGTCACTGAACACATAGAAACCGTGCGCGAAGCCCCTCGGGATAAAGAATTGGCGCTTGTTTTCCTCCGTAAGGTTCGCGAATACGCATTTCCCAAAAGTAGGGCTGTCCTTACGGATATCAACGGCGAAATCAACGACACGCCCTTTTAACACTCTCACGAGTTTCGCCTGCTCATAAGGCGCTTTTTGGAAATGTAGCCCCCTGAACACACCGGCTTTTGACTTACTCTCATTCTCCTGGAGGGCGTGGAAATCGTATTTGCCTCCCGTCTTCTCGTTGAACTCCCTCTCGTTGAAGACCTCATAGAAATAACCCCGCTCATCCTCATGCAGGTCGGGGCGTATAAGCAGGACATCTTCCAGTCCCTTCATCGGTTCTATTCTCATATATGATAAATCGGTTATTCTCCAGTAATATACCGAAAAATAGCCGAAATATCAAATCAAAAGCGCACGGTCCGCAGCAGTTCCTTTACGGATTTCGTGTATTCCCCGTCAAGCGAGATGAGGTTGATATGCCCATTGCCGATGATGTCCTCACTCATCACGATTGGCGAGTGCGAGACGGTTATAATCTGCGTCCCCATTCTCTCACAGATGGTCGGGAACACGTTATTGTAAAGGTTCCATACCGTCATGATGTCAAAGTTAACCTCCGGCTCGTCAAACAGTATCGTCATCGGCACCTCCTTGTCATAGTTCTCAAACCGTTGGAAATACTTGTCCTGGGTCTTGTAGGACTTGTACCATGTGTCGTTCTGCCTCTTGTTTTTCAAAACAGGCTCAAATATTTTCTTTAGTGTCAGCCCCATTTTCTGGTATTCAAGGACATTCCCGAGCATCCACATAGCCCTTCTGCCGGAATTGGTCTTACTTCCCGCGATTCTGAAAGTAATCTCATCACCAAAGCTGCCCAGGGCGGTCCCTTCAAGCCCGCCGATGAGGCTGTTGCCCTGGTTAAATGTGTGGGCGAAGTTGTCATAATAGACGACATTCCCGTCCCAGGCGACGTCAGCGGTGTTTTGCTTGAGCTCTTCAATGTGCCTGGCCACAGCCCCAATACTTTCCCTGTCGCTGTCCCACCCGAAGACATCAAGCGGGTCCCCGGGGCGCGTCATGCCGTCCCCCATAATCCCGGCGGTACCGGCGATGGCCTTGAGGATTGTGGTCTTCCCGCAGCCGTTGGGTCCGAATATGATGTTCAGCTTGCCCGGCTCGAAGTTAATCTCTTTTCCGATTAGGGTTTTCGCGGCGGGGTTTATGAACTTGCCCTTGTTGTCGTCATAAAACTTCTTCTCCTCCTTCCACCGCTCATAGTCCCTGGCGTATTTCTCCTCCTTGTAGACCTTCTTGCCCTCCTTCCTGTTGTGGCTGAAATCCCAGTCAGAGTATTCGTAGCTCTCCTTGTCCGGGGCCTTTCCCGGATTTTCCGGCTTCGCGTACAAATATCCTTCCCCTTGCTTCGGGAATGTAACGCTTTTAATCATAAGTATTTGATTTTAACTGATTTGAACTTTGACGACATATCTGTCGGTCCTGTTTATCACATCACCGCGCCTCACGAATACGGTAACGTGCGAGATGACATCCTCCGGCTTTATGACAAACCCGGGAACGGATAACCTTTCAAGGGCGTGGTAGTCCACGTGCATGTCCGCGCCCTTTCCCTCAATCGCCTCCTGGCACTCAATGTGCGTCTTCAACGCCTCTCTCGCGCTATCAAGGGTCTCAAAGCCGCTTATCGTGAACATCCCGTCGTCACCCCTGGTGAGCATGTTGTAGATTTCTCTTCCCATAGTTTTCCTTTTTTTACACATATATGCAAAAACCGTGCCATAAAATTAAAACCGCGGCCACTGAAGAGAAAAAATGACCGCGGTTTTCCCATGTCAGGGAGGGGTTATATCCTTATTTCTTCACTATCTCCTTGTACCACTTCGCCCTGTCGGCGGTGACCTTGTTGATGTCGTAGATGTCCTTGACGTGCTCGTACATGTTGTCCTGCAGGAGCTTGATGAGCTCGGGGTTGTACGCGAGCCTCAGGATGGCCTTCACCCACGCCTTGTGTTTCTTGGCCGGGTCAATGAGGACGCAGTTGCCCGTCTCGTCAATCTCGCCGCCCTTCTTGAAGATGGACTTGCTTCCGATTGTGTACGGACCGAAGTCGCTGCACACCACCGCGGTCCTGGTGAAACCGGCCTCGGCGAACTTGAGCTCGGACTTGACCTCGTTGAACGAGTTGGTGTCAAGCGGGGCGAGCAGCACGTCAATGTTCCTGTAGTGGGTCGCGAAGTTGTTGACGTCCTTGGTCCACTCCCTGCGGTAGAACTCGTCCCTCACCCCGGGATACTGCGAGTTGGGTATGAACTGCATGAGGAAATCCCTGTACTCGGGCGACACCAGCGAGTAGTCCTTCGTCAGGTTCTGCTCGTAACGGTACCACACGCTCTCCTTCGGCTCAATGGGCCTCTGACCCGTGGGCTTGCCGTCCTTGTCAACCATCGTTATCGTCCCCCTGAGGTCATACCCGCAGAGCACGAGCTGGACCTTGTCCCTCACGGCCGAGTTGTAAATCTGCTCCGCCACGCCCTTGAACTGCTCCATGTCCCTCTCGTGGGAGGAGCCCATGACGAACCCGAAGCGAATCCTGTCGGACGGGTACTTTATGGGCTGGTACTGCTCCTCGTCCGGGTCAATCGCGTTGGGGAATATCATCACGTTCTTGTTCCATTTCCTTATCTTGGCCGCGTATATCCTGGTGGTCGTCGTGACATAGTCCACGAGGGTGAAGTTGGTCGTTATCTTCTCCGGGGCCTTGATGGCCTTGTTGGAGAGGTACAGGGGATGGAACTGCCCCACGTCCCAGTTATCGTCAATATCCATCACTGTCGTGATGTTATGGGCCTTGAAGTATCTCAGGGCCTCATGGAACACCTTCTGCCCCTCGTCGCTGAACAGCCCCTTGTGGAAGTGTATGATGTCGTACTTCTCAAACGAGGGGAAGTCCGCCCAGTTGGGCTGCATGTTTATCTCAACGTCAAACTCGTCCCCGTAAAGCTCACGCAGCTTCTCGTGCGGGCGGCGGGACCTGTAGAGCCCAACGCCGAATTCGTCCGAGGGGACCACCAGCACCTTTATTTTCTTGTTCTCCGGCATATCCCTAAGCGTTATTCGTTATCTTTTTCCCGGTCTCGTTCTCGTAGGCCGTGTTCATATTGTCAATGGAGGCCTCGAGGCCCGACAACCACAGGCTGTTCCTCTCCTCGTAGGAGCCCTTCGCGCTGCGGTAACAGTTGAGCGCGGTGTTTATCGTGTCATAGGACTTCCCAAGGTTGTCCTTGGAGGAATACATCCTGTTCTCAAAGCCGTAACTCCTGGCGTAGGCGGCGTCGGTGATGTCGGCGCCGAGATACATGAACGTCCAGTTGTATTTCTCCTCCTGGTGCTTAATCATCTCCTTGACCTTCTTAAGACTGTACTCGGACGATGAGTTCTCCTCGCCGTCAGTCATTATGACCACGAGGTTCTTCTCCGGTCTCTCGGCCTCGTCCATATCGGAGAGCCATTTCCCGATTTTGTCAATGGCCGTCCCGATGGCGTCGTTCATGGCGGTGCACCCTCCGGGCCTGTATGTCTTATCGTCAAGGTAATCAATCTCGTTGACGTCCTTCCCGATATAAATCTCGCTCACCCGGTCGTTGAACTTGTAAAGCGAGACCGCGCACTTGCCGTCCTTGACCGCCTTCTGCTCGTCAACAACCTTCCTGAAACCCCCGATGATGTCACTCTCGGTTCCTGCCATGCTTCCGGACTCGTCAATCACGAAGCACACGTGGATAAAGTTCTCTTTCATATCGTCAAAATTGTTTTCTGATATAATATTATCGGTTTTCCGGCGAAAGTCAAGTGGGCGACGACGGGACAAAACTATTTTAGCGACTATTTATGTAAAAATAATATTCGGGATATAGGATATGGGCCGTAAGACTTTAATATTGAGACGAGACCAGCTTGACGAGATATGCGGGACGAACACAGCGTACCTTGACAACTCCAGCGATTACGCCGAGGATGGGTTGACGACCACCAAGGCTGGAGGCGCGGTGAGCGACAGCAACGGGGAGAAGGAGTATTCCGACCCCCTCACAACTGACGACTACGCGCACGAGCTCGCCCCCGAGACCCTTTTCGCCCTGTTGTTCAGGAACGGGGGACACGGGCTCTGGGGACACTGGGGCTCAGGCCTTCGCGCGAACACCCTTGACGGTTTTGATAACGAGTTTGAGTATCATGACGGTTGGGATGACGAGGACGAGGATGATTTCGGTAAAAAAAAACTCCGGGAGAGCAACGGGGAGCTTGAGGGAAGGACGTGGAGACTGGACCTTGACGGCGACGGGCTCAAAAAGACATATTCCTACACGAACCTGACCACCAAAAAGACCGAGCTCGAGCGGCTCCTGGCAAACCTGACCCGTCAGAACGCCCCGAGGCAGCAGTTAGAGAGAGTGAAGCACGCCATTAAGGTTATCTGCTCGGTCCTTAACAGGGAAACCGGGGCGATTAAGCAAAGGAAGACGAACAGGAAGAACCTGGGATTTGAGAACCAGTTCCAGAAAGCGGGCGGGACCAAGAACTCCGGAAACGGGAAGGCCCACTCAAAGAAAGTGAAGGACCCCAATGTGGGTACCGGTTTTATAACATACGCATAATGAATAGTTTATAATAAAAGATATGCAGACTTGTTTGGAAAAGAGAGGTATCCCCGCGAGAGCGAGCGCCTTGACAAGAAACGACTACACGATTCATGACGAGTACTCCGTGACCCATCCGGACGCCCTCTCAAACGGCGACCCCCAGGGTAAGGGTACGGGATACGGCGGCCACACGCACTCGGTGCCTGACTGCAACCTCCCGACGTCCATGATTAGTTACGCCAACTTCGATACCGAGGGCGGCGGAGGCCTTTATGACATCGAGGGCCGTAACGAAATCGGCGGTAGGAACAGGCTTATGGCGATAAGCATCTACAACAGGGAGAACGCCTACGGGCCCGCGCTCGTGGACACCTCACTCAACGTGGCTGACGGACAGATTGTGGTCTAAAATGGGCTTGCTGAGGGACATACTTGCTGAGTCTTTCCTTTTGAGGGAGGACGCCTCCGTCACCGCGGTCAACGACGCGGTAAGGAACATGCGTCCTGTCAGGATAACCTATAACGGGCCGTCCGGAACCGGGAAGGGCGAGAGGGAGATATACCCGGTCGCCTACGGGATATCAACGGCCGGCAATCCTGTCGTGCGGGCGTTTCAGCCCCAGGGCTCGACGTCAACAGAGGTGCCCTCATGGAAATTTTTCAGGCTTGACAGGGTCACGAGCTGGCGGAACGACAACTCACGCACCTTTGACCCCAAGGACCTTAACGGCTTCAATGACAAGGGTGACGAGCAGATTGAGACGCTCTACGCCGTCTCGCCCATAGGCGGCGCCACGGCGGAGAGGCAACCCGGGAGGGAGGAGAAACCGGAGAAGATTGTCACCGGCCATCCCGTGAGAAAAGGTGAGGTTGACAACGGCGGCGCAGACAAGAACACCGAGAAGACTTATTACACCGCCAATGACGCCGTCAATGACGTCCTGAGGACGGCTAACCCGATGGTGGGCATGACCAATGACAAAAACATACAGAAAAACATTGACAAAGTCGCCGGTCAGGACGATAATTCAATGGAGACACAGCCTGTCCGGGACGCCGTGCCGGTGTCCAAGACCGAGGTTGACCCTGACGCGGCGTATGAGCCGGAGAGGACGGACCAGAGCCTTAACAGGGACGACGGGCCGGTCATGAAGACGGACGTCGCGCCGGAGAGGGACACGACGCTGGCCGGGACCTTTAGGGACATGACAAACAGGATGGACAATCTCAATAAAGACGAAGAAGAGGAGGAGAATATATAATGGCGTTAAGCGAGGAGGTGCTCAGGAAACTCATAACCCCGAACGCGAAGGCTCTGAGCAGCCCTAAGGGGGACAAAATCATGGACGAGGGAAGGACGGGAACCGCTGACGATTTTGACGACAGCATGTTCCTGGCCGAGACTTATGAGGAGCCGGGAGGCGTGCCCTCAAACGGTGGGTATCTCAGTGAGTCCGCGGCCGCTAAGGCGCGGGCGCTCACCGATTACTCAAGCAACGATTTCAATCCCGAGAGGGTGCGGGGCTCCAGGATGAGCTCGGCCATTCTTGAGGATATGGTCAAGCACCCGATTGACACGACAGCCCTGAACACGCAGCTGATTGAGAGCGCCGGCAACGGTGACGCCGCGACGAACAACGCGAGGCTCAACAAGATGCTGTCCGGGGCGAGAAAGGTTGAGGAGCGTCTCGGGGAAAAGGGCGGAAAAAAGACCGCCATAAACGAGCGGGCGGGAGGCGCCAGCGTTGATTACGCGCTCATCAAGACGATAATCAACGAGTGCCTGGACGAGAAACTGGCGGAGATGAGCCAGAAAGGCATACTTAACGAGGGCGCGACCCTGAAAGGCATAGGGCTTAGCGGCGGGAAGATAAAACTTGTGGACAACAAGGGCAACGTCTTCTCGGCCAAACTTGAATACCAGGGGAACACGAAGGACAAGAAATAGGAGGGGGACTTGAAAATCTCCCTTTTTTTGTGATATGGAGAAGAAGTATTTGCTGGTCAACATAGAGGACGTGAAAAACGGCGCGACACTCAACCCTGACGGGGCTGAGGTTGTCTATGCCATTGACAACCCGTTCAAGGGATATCTTTTTGACACCGCCGTGAGGGAGAACAGGACCGAGATAACCGACAGGGAGGAGTTTGACTGGGACATTGAGATTTACAAGGTCCTGAAACAGGGTGTGTATCTCGGTTACGACAAGATAACGGTCTCAATCCTGTCCGGATGGACGGGGGAGTTCACGGCGGAACAGGCGAGAATGATTTGCGAGATGTACGAGAAGAAGGTGACGGACATTGACGAGCTGCTCGCCACTGTCAAGGAGAAGATTGAGACGATGCGGAGGAGACCCAGGGTTGTCGTTTACACCTGCATAACGGGAGGTTACGACAATATCCTTGAGCCGGGCTTCGTGACCCCGGGGGTAGATTACGTGTGCTTCACTGACGACAAGACCCTTAAAAGCAAGACCTGGAAGTTCAGGCCAATCCCCGAGGAGTTGCTCTCATATTCAAAGGTGAAACAACAGAGGGGGGTCAAAATATTGGCGCACAGGTATTTAAGTGATTATGATATTAGTATCTGGGTTGACGGGGCGGTTATCGTGAAAGGCGATGTCAATGAGTTTCTTAAAACGCTGGACACGACGGCTTACAGCGTCTTCATCCCTGAGCATCCCGCGAGGAAATGCATATACGCGGAGAAGGACGCGTGTGTCAGGATAGGGAAAATCAAGGGCGATGAGGTGGCTCTGGCCGACAGGCAGATGAAAAGGTATAAGGATGAGGGTTTCCCGGCGAATTACGGGCTCGTCCAGTCAAACGTGATGGCCAGGTGCCATAATGACCAGCGCTCGAGGGACCTGATGGAGAAATGGTGGTCCGAGCTTAAGGATTACTCCCACAGGGACCAGCTCTCGTTCAACTACGCGCTTTGGAAAATGGGGGGCAAAGGCTTCAAGTATCTCATAAAGACCACATGCAACTCAAAGACATTCAATTGGATAAAAGTTCATAGAAAAAAGTGATGGAACAGTTTAAAACATACCCAGAATACAAGGAAAAACTCATCGCCATCGGAAAGAGGGCTGGGCTTAATTTGGATTTGGATAACCCGAAAACAATCCAGGATAAGATTAATTGGCTAAAACTATATGACAGCACACCGCTTAAGACGAAGTGCGCGGACAAGATACTTGTGCATGATTATTGTAAGGAGAAAGTTGGCATTGATTTATGCATACCCATTTTGAGAATATACAACAATGTTAATGAGATTAATTGGGCAGAACTTCCGGACGCATTTGTAATAAAATGTAATCATGGGAGCGGAATGAACATCATAGTAAAAGATAAGTCAAAACTGGACATCAAAGACGCGGAAGCCAAATTAACCCGTTTTATGAAAGATGATTTTGCGTTTCATGTCGGTTACGAGATGCATTACCACGATATTCCCCATAAGATATTTGTTGAGGAGTATAAGGAAGATGAAAAACAGAAAAACTCATTGTTGGATTATAAGTTCTGGTGTTTTAATGGCGTTCCAAAGTTCATGACAGTCAATGACGGTCATGGACATGGCACGATGAGTTATTATGACACTGATTTCAACAAACTTGATATTGAGCGGACCGATTTCCGACCGATGAAAGATGAGCAACAAAAACCGGTTAATTTCGATAAAATGGTTGAATATTCAAAATTATTGTCAAAGGATTTTAAGTTTGTGAGGGTTGATTTTTATGAAGTGTCCGGAAAACTATATCTTGGAGAACTTACTTTTACTCCTGGCGCGGGATTTTTCAAATACAAGAAAGAAGAGTATAATAAGATTTTTGGCGATTGGATTGATTTAGGAAATGAATAAAAATGTTTGCATAATACATTATAATACGCCTGTTCTTACCGCACATTTGGTCAAGAGCATAAACAAACATACACCGGGGACGAAAATATACATATTTGACAATAGTGACAAGGCCCCTTTCATAAACTCATTCTACAACGTGACGGTTTTTGATAATACAAGGGGGCAAATAATTAATTTTGACCAGTGGTTGAAAAAATATCCAAATAGGGAAAAGTCAGGCGGAAAAGCGAATAACTGGGGAAGCGCGAAACACGCATACAGTGTTGAAAAGTGTATGGAACTAATCAAGGAACCGTTTGTTCTTTTTGATAGCGACGTTCTCGTCAAAAAAGACTTTAGTATTCTATTTGATGAGATTGTTTGCTATAAGGGAGAAGTGATATATCAACCTGGTACAAATAAGAGGATAAAAAGGGTTCTTCCATTTATTTGTTTTATCAATACACCAATGTGTAAAACAAAAGGAATACACTACTTTGATGAGAACTATATGCATGGTTTAAGGTTTAAGGGTAATAGTGATAACTATGATACCGGCGGGGCATTATACATTTTAACGGAGCAAAAAAAAGGGCTACATAGAGAAATAAAAGCCGCTGATTACATTGTGCATTATGGTAACGGCAGTTGGGTTAATGCCGCTGAGAAAATGAAAAGACCAAAGCATATGCCGGTCGTTGAATGGCTCAATAAATACAAAGAATATTGGTCTGATAATACTGGGGCCGGTGGTTTTGAAAATTCGAATTTTAGTGACGTCTTTGACCATATATATTGCCTGCATTACCTCCCGTCAAATGACAGGCTCCCGAAACTGAGGGAAGAATTCAAGCGGGTGGGGATTGATGAGGACGCCGATTATTTCTCATGGGTCTATGATTATCCCTCCCCGTTGAACGACCTTGTTTTCAAGGACCCTAAGCTGAAAATGGACACCGCGCTCAAGGCGTCAAGCAGGGAATATGTCAAACGTGTCTCACTTAAGCACTACGAGATTATAAAGGAGGCTTACTCGCTTGGCTACAAGAGGATATTAATCATGGAGGACGACGTCAGGTTCCACAGGGACATGTGGCATGTCAGGGAGCTCCTCTCGAGCATGCCCGACACCAATGTGGTCATGTTTGACAAGATGGTCTGCTCGGCCGGAGGCGAGGGGTCACGATACAAGCAATATATCAACTCATTGCCCGCGGGCGCCCTTTATGGCGACATGGCGGCGCCCAAGGTCTTTTTCATTTTCTGCTCATGCTACTCACTGGACAGGAAGGCTATGGAGAGGATAATCGGTGCCCAGGAGCAAAGGCTGCTGCCCCCGGACACCCCGCTCAATGACAAGGGCCTGACAGGGTCGTTTGCCATCGTGAATCTCGCGATACAGGACCCCAAACTGAAGACCAGGAAAAACGAGGGTTATGACAAGATAGGGCTTGACACACACCCGTACGGGAAAATCGAGCCCGAGCCCAAACCTCACACGACGGAGACACCGGTCACACCGAGAAAACCCGCGCCGAAGATAACGCGGGTGGGGGAAAAAAAGGATGACGGCCCTACAGAAGGAGAGGTTGCTGGAATCCCTCAAAAAAACAAAATCAAGGAGAGCCCGGGACCGGTAAGGAGAACAGTGGAGAAGCCGGTCAGGTTCACAAGGCCTGAGCATCTGAAGCCCATGGTCACGAGAAGGCTTGAGCCCCAGGTGAAGACGGTCATGAAAAAGGAGAAACCTCCCGTACCTGTCGTGACGAGAAGGGTCGCGACCCGCGAGAAGGCGAGGGAGATGAGCGTCAGGAACAACACCGGAAAAAAAGTGACCGGTTTCAACAGGTTATATGATGTTTGAAAGCCTTGACAATCACCTGTCAAGGTTTTATTTTTACTGTAAATGATGCGTTATGAAGAACAGGACAGTTTATGAGGTGTTGGATAAGGTCATGGAGAACTATACCTACACGATTGAGCAGACCGGGAAAAAGGTACATTTGTTCGGGAAAGTTTACATTGAGCGGGTTGACGTGACAGTCACACACGAGAAGACTTTTTACAAGACAGACGATGCGAATTCCGGGTATAAACTTGAGAATGGAATCAAATCTTTCAAGGAAGAGCTTAAGTCAAAGGTCGCGGAGGTGATAAAGAGTCACGCGGAGGAGCTCACCGACGACGAGGCGATGATTGACAAGCTGCTGTACGAGGTGAAATCCTTACGTAAAACGGTAAAGGAACTTGAGGAGGAATTGAACGAGGCAAAATCGAAAATAAACGGGCTTGAATTTGAGAAACTGACAAGGGAGCCCATTATAAACCCGGCGACGCCATACCCCAATCCGTGGTCCACGGGAACAACACCCTGGATAACGTATGAGCACACCATCGGCGACCAGCCGGATTGGATGGATAAAAACAACATAACCTGTTCATCCGGCGATAGCGTTATGAACACGAGTGTCAGTTATAATGACTATAATGACTGGAAAAACTACACGGCCGCGCTTGACTCGGATTTACGGGACAGGCTTAAGGGTACCAGCGAGAGATACGGATAAAAAAAATGGAGAGGTCAAGCTTCGGCTTCCTCTCCATTCTCGTTTTCCCTGGCGTATCTCGCGTCGAGGAGGTCGTAAATCGTCATGATGATGATGTCCGGGTATGTCTTGTCCACGAAATTGCTCGTGACCGGGTCAAAATCAACCAGCCTTTTCAGTGAGGCCGGTATCTCACCCTCCTCCTCAAACTTGTCAAACTCCTCGGCCGTCATCTTGCCGATTGCCTTCTCAACCTCCTCGCGCACGAAGCTTATACCGAGCTCCTTCTCCCTGGCCATCCTGCCGTCATAGTCCTTAAGGATGGCGTCCCAGTCCATGCCGCACTCGTCAAGGAAGGGGATTTTGAACTCCGGATGTGATTTCCAGAACCTTATCTCCTTGTCCTCCATAGTCATGAGCTGCTCAAAAGTGTCCTGGTCACCCGGGTTGTTGGGCTCGCCGCTTGAGAGCCTTGACTCCTCCTCGGTGAAATAGGGCCTCTCGGACGGGTTGTTAATCAATATCCTGTCCCTTATATCCTTTGAGAAGCAGACGAGGAGCGGCTTGATTCGGCTGTTGAACTGGCTGATGTACTTGGGGACGTTGTACTCCATTCCCGGCATGTCCTTGCAGTAAATGTCCTTCTCCGACTCGACCATGTCCCTGGGGAGCAGCGACGCGTTGAGGATAATCTCGTCCTCCACGGTGACCTCGGGGTGGTATCTCTTGACGTACTCGGCCAGGCTCAGCGGGATGCCGTCAATGACTGTCCTCGTCTTGGGGGCCGCCTTCCACTCCTTCTCAAGGGCCACCCTCATGTCCATCTTGTCGCCGAAAAGCCCTCCCACCTCATAATAGTGGGTCACCTTCTTCACGTCGCTCTGGGACTTTGACTTGCCGGTGTTGATGTAGAACAGCGTCTCGCCGAGGTTGACCTCAAGCCCGTCCCTCATCGCGAGCTCCATCCACGCCTGCCTTGACTTCGGCCTCCCGGCCTTGGTTATGGTCTTGCAGTCATCAACATACTCCCGCAGGCTCTTCTTAACCTTGCCCCTGGACGCGATTTCCCTCAGGGGGATGCGGTAGCTGTAAATCTTGTCAATATAGTCGTAATACTCGTTCAGGAAGGACTGCCCGTCATTTTTCAATAGCAGGCGGATTCCCTTGTCAAGGAACTTCTCAATGTACTCCGGCATCTTCTTTGACTTGATGGTGTTTCCCACCATCTTCACGTCCTCCGGGTACGGCTTGTCGGGAAAATGGTCCGCGTAGTTCTTCCTGGAGAAGTTGATGGTCGCGGAAACGATTTCGTCTATTCCGAGACCCATTTTGTTAACCGCATTGTCAGCATAATGTTTGTCGGACATAAACTGGTCGTTGAACTCCGCAACATCAGCCTCATAACCTGTATAAGCCTTCCCTTTCTTTGTTTCCCTTGATAATCCTGGACTTACATATGGGTTGTCTTCCGTATATCTGAACGTGTCCGGGAGCTTGAAGTTGAAACCGTCGGTATTTGAAACAACATTCAGTCCTAACGCGTTAACAACCGTTCCGTCAAGCGAAATGTCATAAACATATTCGTTTGATTTCCCTTTGTTTTTAACTTTTAACATAAAAATATCATTAAAATCATTAACACCTGTATAATACAAAAATATTTTCTCACTTCAAAAACTTGTCAAAATAGGTGGTGAGCCAGTAATCTTTCCCAGGCGTATAACTTTCTTCAAGTTTCCCAGGCTCAAGTCTTACCCCGTCTCTTAGTTGCGCGTCTTTTATGAGTTTGAATGTTGTCCTCGCAAGTTTTTTCTCAAAACGTTTTATCGCCTTTGTAGCAATTTTGAAAAACTGTTCATGGCTTTTGCCATATTTTTCAAGTTCAGCATTTAAAGCGTCCCTGTCCGTCTTTTTTAACAGATTATAATCCTCGTAAAGTTTTTTGCACCATACTGCCGCCTCACTTTCCATTATTTTCTTATGTACTTCAACATACGAATATTTTTTGAGTGAACCATACATTCCGTTGACCATCGCGTCCTGTTCGCTTGGAAAAGACATGTAAAATATCTCGGCGATAGCCCTGGTTGTTTCGTTCCGTGATTTTATATTGCTTTTTGCTTTTGCATATAATTCAGCGGACCCGAAATTATGACCCATCTTAGACGTTTGAAAGAAGTGCTCTATTTCGTGATAGATAGTGTCCGTCGCGTCGTCAACATCAAATGACGCATCACCGACACTATACAACGGAATGAATATCATATTCACCTCATATACGTAACCGAGTGGCACAATCGCGGATTTCAAAAAGCTGTCACGCTCACCAACAGTTTTAAACCAATAGTTTGTGACATATATTTTAACGCTCTTTTCTCCTAAGGTGACTTTCTCCGTGTGATATCGTTTATATACCCCACTTTCATCGTCCCATTTGAAATCTTTTCCGTTGATGTTCATAATGATTGACGTCGCGGCTCTGGTTGCCTCCTTGTCCAACGCATCGTTAATGCCGAACTCTTCCGTTATGATTTTGTTTATCCTTTTTATAAATGTCTCGTTTAGCTTATCCATGACTATTTAATTTGACTTTTTATATATTGCAAACCAGCGAGACAAGTTTTTGAGTAGTCAACATCATCGTGGGAGTTTTCCATAAATGTTTCATAAAAAGCTTTTTGATAAACAGGAGGATAGTTCAAAACCTCAACCGGGACCCTATCAAGGCTTCCTTCTGCTACTTTTTCTGCCCATTGTTTAGCAAAAGGTGTCATGTTTGCAAAATATCTATGATAACCGTCGGGCCTTATCTTACCATTATAATATTCAAGTTCGGTTTCCCCACTTAATTCACTCGGCTTTATCTTTTCCTGCTCAGCGTTAAAAAGCGAGTGGTCTTCCGTCACGTCAATCCTCATATCACCATCGTTGACCTCGTAGATATCCTTGTCTGTCTTGTGTCGGTAAATATATGACGGCTCAACCCAACCTGAACGGCAGAGTACCTTGTAGTCCTTCTTGGAATAATCATACTCCCTTCCAAGTTCATCAGTTTTTATTTCTTCTTCATTTATCAACTCACAAATCGGTTTAATGTTAATCAGTCCGGTTTCGTTGTATTTTATGAAGACCGGGGTGTCTGGCGTGAATGAGTCACCAACGATAGGTATATATCCAAGTTTTGCAAAATGGCTAATCATAAGACGGAGTGACTGACGGCCGGTGCAGGTAGTCCTTTCGGCACAAACAATTGACTTCCAAGGGAACAGCGAGCCAATGTTAGAACCATAGGAACCAAAGAACGAGTTTCCAAGGACCTTCTGCTGCATCTGCTTTCCGTCATTGAACGCGTAATCCCTCTGCGCGTCCTGGTACTCCTGCTGTTCCTCGGGAGTGAGCGTCTGTCCCTTGGCTATCCTTTTCTCATACTTCTCAACGACCTCGCCGGCCTTCTTCTTCAACGCCTTTGACTGCTCTCGGGTGGTGAGGACATACTCCAGGAACTTCAGCATCGTTCCCATGAGGTCCTTCTCGTCCTCTATACCCCAGGTGAGGATGATGGAGGGATACAGGGAGTTGTAGTCAAGCTTGATGACATTGTCGACATAGCCGACCCTCAAAAGTCTTGACAGCCCGCCGGTGAACTTGCCGGTGTTCGGGGCGTCGGGAATCGCGAGCCCGTTCTCGTAGCTCCACGCCATGAGGAGCGCCTTCCACTGTCCGGCGGTGCCCATCGTGGTGCACTTCTGGTAGGGAAGCGGAAGAATCTTGCAGATGAGGAAGTTCGTGGCGTTGTATTTCAGCTCCACCTTGTCGCACTCCCAAAGGTCGTCCAGCAGGTACCTCTCAACGATGTACCTTCCGGTGACAGCCTCATAACCATCCCTCAACGGCTTCTTGTCCGTTATCTCGTACCATTTGCCGTCCTCATCATTGAAAGCGTAATGTGCCTCGTTGTCGTTCCATACGGTTGAGATTTTGTCGCCGGGAACATACACACGGTTCTTCTTGACGAGCTTGGCGTACTTGGTCGCGTACTTAAGGTCGGCCTTCTTCATATTCGAGTCCATGGCCTGGGCCCTTCTCACGGCATGCAGGCTGTCCGTGATGACGGTGTGCGGGACGACGGTGGGACGGTACTTCTCAACCTCGCCTCCGAGCTTCAGGACGTTCTCCTTCTGGCTCTTGTAAATCGGCTCGCCGTTGAGGAACTCCTTTGACAGCTCGTACATTGACGTGCCGAGCCTCTCACACGCACCTATGAGCATGTTCCAGTCAAAGTTCTCCCCGTTGTGGGCCGTGATGACATCCGGCTTGAAAAGCGACACGCACAGGAGGAAGTTCCTGATGGCCTCCAGCTCGCTCGCGTCCCTCTCACTGTCGGTCGCGCCCTCAACCGCGAAAACCCTCTCAAAATTATATGTCTTGCCCTTGTACTTGACGGGCCTGTTGAACCGGACACCAATCTGCTCAATCCGGTCCCTCCTCGTGTCAAGGCCGGTGGTCTCAAGGTCAAAAATCATGCGCAGGGTCTCGTCGTAATCGTTGTAGCCCTTGAAATACCTCTTTCCGGTGGAGATGAGGTACTGCTCCTCGGGCGTCGCGGTCAGGTAATACCTGGTCTTGTTTCTCGCGAGCTCCTCCTGCCCGTCTTTCCTGTCCTTGTACACCGGATATCCGGCCTCCTTGAAGAACTTAAGGAAATCACTGTATGACATGGCCCTGGTGGCGTAGAAGATATAGGTGTAGCCGTCCTCCATTGACTCCACGACCTGGCCCTCGTTGTTTCTCGTTGAGAGCTCCTTGACGAAGATTCCGTGCTTCCCCATCAGCTTGGCCATGCTGCCGCCGCAGATGCCGTTGTCCATGACATACCTCTTCATGAGCACGCAGACCTCCCTTTTGGCCCACACGAACGGATAAAAAGGACGCTCCGAAACACACTTGTTATCGTCCTCATCCCTGTAATAGACCTTGACGAAGGGGTCCCTGAAACTTGCCGTGATATTGACTATCCTCTCCTCCGGGTCGTGCCCTTCCATAAAGGTGCGCACGGCCTCCATCGTAATCTCTTGTCTCTTAAATTCTTCCATAACTTTACTGTTTATCAGGCCATATCCTCTGACCGTTTCCAACCCTATAGTACGGAAAAAATCCGTGGAAAACAAATTGACTCTTTTTATTGCCAGAGAGATATTTATAGCAAATAAGTGCCTCTTGTGGCGTTTTATGGCATATGAAAATTACGGAAGTTAGAAATAATTTGTTCGGTTTGTCGGACCTGAAGGGTTTGATAAAGGAAAATGCATTTAATGAAAAGAGTATATTCGGTGGAAGGGGAAGAGCTGGTATATCATGGGCTAACTTTTTTAAAGAATACTCTCCGGATTTAGATTTTTTGAAAGCCCTAAATTTACCCGCAGTACCAAATTATCCACTATCCCCGGAAGATTATGAGGAGGCTAAAAATTTAATTGCTAACAGCCCTTTTGCAAAGTTTAGGGAATTTACTGATGCTGACATAGACGAGATTTTAAATAACATACCACGAGTATTTAATCGAGAGTCTGGTCCATGGTACAACTACGATACGGCGAGAGGAAACTTTTTGCGTGCAATAAAAGTGAGTAATAATGGAATTGATATAGTAAAAACTATATATGACAACGGTTGTAAATCTCTACTATCTCCAGAAATATTAAAGAGCGGAAATGAAAACGACATAAGAAGGTATTTTCAGAAAATATCTGATTTGTCGTATAATGCCATAAAATATATGCAGGAAAACCAAACTATACTGGGAGACATTAGAAAAATATCTTCTCTTAATATTGGTAATGTCTATGACCCTTATTCTATGTTTTTGTATTTTATATATTTCTCTTTTGTTGCAAAATCAGGATTACATGGAATAAACGTTTTAAAAAATTCAATACCACCTGACTTTAGGGAATATGTAAAAAATGAGGAAGAAAGACTGCATAGTTTACTCTATGGAAAAGAATATAGTTTGGTTGATGACAATGAAACAGATAGCCTCAAAAAAGCAAAAAAAACCGATTATTTACAATATTCAGTCCTTGATGACATTGCAATGAACTATGGTGATTTAATAACGTCGGAAAATTTGGAAATTCTTAAGAATAGTTATTTTGATTCGGAGGATAAGGTTAATGAGTTTTTCCAAAAAATTAACAACGGGCAAATTGATTGGGGTGATATAAAGAACAGCTATATAGGAACCGTCGGAGGAGTGCTGATGACGGCTGCTTATATTCTTTCTTTTGATATTAGTAAAAATATAGAAGAATTAACTAACACGATTCGTCCTTTTATCGCGGCTACTCCGTCAATCAAACCAATATACCAAATGGTATATTATGTTAAATATAAAAGAGATTTTGCTGGAGGTAATTTTAATAACATAATTAAAAATTGGGGTGATAGGCTGATTAAAGAATTTAATGCAGCTGCATATAGCGTATCTTCAATTATTGGATTGTTTGATTTGTTTACCGAAGTAAACACAAACACAATTACATATGTAGTGAAAAACATATTGGGGCTAAATGAAAGTGAAAAACCATTATACGAAAGAAAGTTTAAGTTTGATGTTGGGAAAAAATCTACGGTTAAGACCATTTTAACAGAATTTGCAAGCCTTGGGTTGGCGGAGCACAGTACTTTTTATTCACTTACTCCATTTGAACGATTTATAGATATGATGAATAGTGCTAACAAATTAATTGATAAAAACTTATCTAGTGGATTATATGGGGGTGATGATTATCTTGTTATAAGCAATATGTTTAGGCCATTAAGTGAAATATACAAAGAAGATACTGACTCAGACCAGAAGATTAAGTCCTATAAAAAAAATGCAGGAAAAGTATATGGAGAAGATTTAATTTTTGGACAGTTAGTTTCTTATGTTGAAGACTCACGCGATAGAACGCAGAACGAGATATATAGTTTTTTGCTGGCAAACCTACCAAATGGATACAATAATACATGGGAATATAACAGAGCAAAAAAAATAGATGCTGCATTTGGAGACCAGTCTATTGATATTTTATATACAACATATAATGGCGACCTTGAGAATCCTAACTGGTTTGAATTAGCGAAGGAGCAGAATGATAAAGTTCTTTCAATTGAATATCAAGGAGAGGGCCACTGCAGACCATCCTTTGTAAAACCGTCGGACGAAAGTGTGAACAAAAAAGATGGTGTAATTTACTGGTGGACTAAAATTAAACTTGAATTTTTGAAAAAATTTAATGATGAAATGACTAAATATCAGGAAAAATCGATAAGGAGAAAAGATTTGGTCTCAGACGAACTCGTAAGTACGAATCTAAAAGAGGCGTATGAGAGTATTTTCGAAATGCTTGTAGGTGAACCATTTTTAGAGGTATATGACATTTTTAATCCATTTAAAATCACGCTTGATGAGTTTAAAAGAAAAACGCATTTAAATGAAATAGCTGATGTTTTACCGGATGAATATATTAAAGCTACAAGTCCGGAGCATGAAGTTGTTCAAACAATTTACGCTCTACTACTTCAATATAACGGCATACAGTACACTAAAAATACGGGAATTCCGAACGGTTTTAAGTTTGTTAAATCTTATGATGAGGTCATGAAACAGCAAACAATAAGTTTATTGAAAATGTACCCGAAAAAGGAACTTGGATATGAAATATCATTTCTTGGCTCTCCAAACCGTTTTTATGAAGAGATTAATGCTCAGATTAGAAAAATTACGGACGAAAGAAAGAGCAGTGTTATTAAGAAAAGGGGTTGGGCCGGACTATACATTTTACCATCTTTTAAGAATAATACGGTTTCTAATGAGGATGTTGAGTTTACACAACAATTGGCTAACCCATCGTCTTTCGTTTTTCAGTGGGATGAATCTGAAAAAAATAATATATTAGCCAGTATAATGGGTTATCTTGGTGAACCAAAAGTAAATAAAGAAACTGGTGAAGAAAGTTTATTTGAAAGTATTATCCGAGAGTTATTTTCCGATAATAATTTTCAATTGAATTAATGCAATTCTCTATACTGTCTCCAATGCATTCCGAAAGATTGAAAAACAAACCGGTAAACATATTTTCTACCATAATTTTTCCATCAGATGTTAAAATCATGGCTGAGCTTGGAACTGGCATACTTACATCATTGTCTTCGGAAAATGGTGGGTTAAACCAGAATTGCATTGCAACCGGATGTCTCTCTGGCCTATATACATTTTTATACCCGCTTTCACGGTCGGCGGCGGTAAAGTCCTCGAATTGACTAAGAAATTCGTATATGATTGTCCTATCGTCTTCCATAAAGTACCATTTTTAGATAAATATATGAAATCAAACCATAAAAAACAAATATTTATAAGAAAAAAATAACCGTATGGAAAGGAAAAGAAACATAATAAGAATAAATGAGGCACAGCTTCACAAGATGATTAGCGAGAGTGTCAGGCGTGTATTTAATACTATTAATGAAGCAAAGCAAGAATGGCCACATGCTTTTATACGTATAGACGATGACAAATTTCCAAAGATATTCCCAAATGACATGCTTATTTCGGTTTGTGAACTCGTAAGTGACTATATGTGTCTTGAAGCTAGTTTTGATGCTGGTGGTGATGTTAACTGGGGTGACATCTCGAACAGGGATGAAATTATGAATGTTTTACAGAGCCCAAGATATTGTGAAAATTACGGTATTAAGCCATTATCAAACGAAGAAGTCAGTTTATTTATGAAAGCTCTTGACAAATATCTAAATAATTTGAATTGGAATGATTTTGATTGGGAATTCCCATATGACGACCCGGATACTGATGGATGGGGGTATGATGACAGTGACCCTGAACGTGCCGAGAGAGATTATGATTGGTAGCGATAAATAAAAATCAGGCTTAACCTGATTTTTTTTATTTTATATATACATCAAACTCACTCAAAACCCCTTGTACATGTTCAAAGGTATCCCCGAAATAGAGAACCATTCTTCCTTTTTCGGGGTATTCTTCCATATTCTCTATATCAATCCATGAAAGTGCTATAATCCTCGCGATAGCATATTCCATTGAGTAGCAATATGTCTCCTGTACGGTCTTCAACGGGTACGGCACCTTAATCCTGACGACCTTGTTATAAGTGGTCGGGTCCGGGGTTATCTCATCGGTGGAGACAAGCCCGGGCGTGTTGACCTCCCAGTCAACGCCCCAGACAATGTCCGGCGTGTCGCTGAAGAACAAATCATACTCGTATGTCTGGTCCGTGTTCCTGCATATCGGCTTGACGAATATCAGGACCTCATCTTTAGAACTCATCGGGGTCTAAATCATCATCGCTATTATTATTAAGGTTGTTAATCAAATCGTTAACAAGGTTCTCATCATCCCTCTTAATCTCCTCGTAACCGAGATTCTCGAGACCGCACGCGGACAGTTTCATCTCAACCGTCTCCCTCTTCTCACCGAACCTGAACTTCAGGGGCTTGCCCTTGAACTCAATCGTGTTCTCGTCTATCTCACTGAAACATAAGGGGATAATCCCGTCTATGCAATCCTGCATTGAGAAGCAGGCGTTTTCCTTCGCGGTCATCAACTTCACCGGGGAAACGATTTTTGCCGTGTGTGAGAGACAGTTCGGGTCCGGCGCGAGGTCCGGTATGATGCACGCGGGCGGGATATTGAAAAACTCGCCCCAGAGACTGTCCGGGTCATACGTGAAGTCAAAACGGTACATATATTTCCTGTCCGTCGTCCTCCCTATCTCAGCCACGAATCCCAAAAACTCCTCGTTCATTTTTAATAGTACCCGTTATATTTAGGGTTCCTTGCCTGATACATGTTTATTGCGTAATATCCGTCCTTTTCGTACTTTGATAGATACATTGCGCCACACTTCTTCCCGTGATTTCTTGAATGGTCACAGAAATAATCGTACTTCTTTGTCTTTACGGTTAGGAGGAAACTTTCAAAATCCTTCCTCGTATATTCGTCCTTTACCGGGAGATAGCAATTGAAAATCGGGTCATAGCAACTGAAATACTTCTCATCAACAAACTTATCCCCAAGTATGTCCCTTATTTCTTGCTCAAGCCACGAGTCGGTCTTTAAGAAAAAAAGTTGCTTGTTTCCGTCGCATTGCTCAAATATATCTTCCAATTTGAATGTCCCTTTCTCCCTTGTCTTCGCGATACCAGGAACAGTGGCCAACGCGGCCGCCCCGACACCCGCGCCGAATAAACGCTTTAAAAATCCTCTTCTTTCCATAATTAAATTCCCTCTTCTTCCACTGTTATTGCTTCTGGCGGCACATTGTTAAAAGTCCATACCCCTCTAATCATGTTCGGGTCGCCATATATTTTAAAATCATTCCGGCATTTTTCAGTATCTATCTTAAGTAATGAGTATTTGATGTCCCGCCTCGTGTCTTTGTGCGCGCTTGCCCAAAAATCATCGGCATAAGATTTATAATTCAATGTTAAATCTTTTTGCGAGAAAAAATATATTCTATCCGGATGCTCCCCCAATTTGTTTTGCGCTTTTGGCGCTAATCCGTTTTTCAAAATCTTACCAACCTTGTTTTCCGGTGTCAGATGATATAAAAATTTTGGTACGGGTAATTCATCTTCCTGTCTCCTCTTTTCAAACGTTACAACTACTGACGTTTTATCCGTTTCATGGTTGTGCTCTTCCGCCGTTGGCCATCCGCAGGTGTTGAAAAAACGCTTCAGTTTTTTTTCTTCCGTTCCTCTTTTTACGATGATTGTTATGACACTCGCTTCTTCCGTGCCATATGTCATCGGGGTATCTTTATATGCGTCAAACTCTATAGTGATTTCCGATTCTGTTTTTGGCGCCTGATTATCACGATGTATAATATAATGATGTTTCAGGACCTCAAGTATTTTTTCCGCATCGTAAGACCTGAATATGCCTTCCTCTATTATTCCGTCAATGGTTTCGTGACATCCAAAAACGTTTCTCCTTAATTTTTTATCGGGGGGAAGCATCCCCATTCTTTCCATTAAGCTTATGCTGTTTTCTATACTCACTTTTCGTCTTCTTTCTTTACTATTTGATTTATAACCAATGATTTACGAAGAACAATATTCCACATCTTCTCATATTGTGTGTCCCTGAAAATCTGGTAGTAAATATCCACGTCTTTTGTCTGCCCAATCCTGTAAATCCTGTCCTGCATCTGGAGATTATCGCCCGGCACAAAACTTATATTATTGAAAATCAGCACGTGGGAAGCCAATAGGGTAATCCCAACGCCCGCCGCCTGAATATTCCCGATAAAAACCATAATGTTCGGGTCGTTGGTGAACCTCTCAATGTTCCTGTCCTTGTCTTTGGCGGACACTTTCCCGTTGTAGATTACGCATCTGTCCCCATAGTAATCTCTCAACGTATACAGTTCCTCGTCATAACAGCACGCGATGACGACCTTCTCACCCTTCCCGATGAATGAGTCGGCGAGTTTGATTGTGTTAGGCACCATCTGGTTTGAAAGGTACTTGCGGTAAATCGCGCCCTCCAAAAGTTCCTTGTTCAGGTCCTTCGTCGGGTCAGCCTCCAGTTGCGCCGCCTCGTATTCTTCCCAGAGCCGGTTGTATTCCATTATCTGACCCATATCAAGGTCATAGAACACCTCGTGAACGGTCTTGTTCGGCAAATCAAGCAGGTCTTCCTTCACCCGGCGGAGATAAATGTGCGCGGTGCGGTCCTTAAGTTCCTCCAGGTTGCTCTCGCCGTTTGGAATGGTCAGCATACGCACGCTTTTCTTCACGATTTCACGCAACTCGTCCTTTTCGCCGTCCGTAAGCTCGTACCAGTTTGACTTGCCCCTGTTCGCGATGAATTTCCTGCTTATCGCGTCGCGCTTGGCCTTTTCCTTCGCGTTTCTCGGTATCTCTATCGCCGCGCAGTAACGCTTCATATAATATTCCCTGTCATCAGCCACAGGGTCGCCGATGAGCTGGAGCAGATTAAAATAGTTTTGGGGGTTGTTCGTGATTGGTGTTCCGGTCGCCAGGTAAACGCTGTCCGGGTTTCCCCTCTTTATGAGGTCCTTTATGATTTTATATCTGTCAGCCGTCGTATTTGACAGTCTGTGGGCCTCGTCAACGATTACCAACGCCTTCTTGTTTGCTATATATTGGAGCATCGGGCTGTTTTGGTATGCTTTTTCTATGTTTTCCCGGCTTCTCGTGGCCGGTATTTCATAAAACTCGTTGATGATATCGTAATTGACAATGACAAAACGGTTTTCACCCCATTTACCGGCCTCTTTGGCCTCATTCTGAAGCTCCGGGACACTTAAACCGGACTTTCCTTCCTTGTAACCGAGATATTTTTCCAGCTCTCCCTTATTTTTGTCAAGATATGACTCGATTATGGTGATATCCCTCTCCGGGACATACCACATGAGCTCTTTTTTCCAGTTTGTCTTGATTGAGGCGGGACAGATGATGAGCACGGCGTCAAAATTACCCTCAATGGCGGCTACGGCGAGCTCACAGGTCTTCCCGTAACCCATATCATCGGCGAGGACGCACTTTTTTCTCGCGAGAAGGAACCTCACGCCGTCCTTCTGGTGAAGTTTCAGCCTCCTGTTCGGGTCTTTTGACATTGACAGTTTATCATATCGGTCAAAATCAACCGGATAATCGTGCCAGTCCGGTAAAGTGAAGTTGGTAAGTACCGCTTTTTTGGGGAGGAACGCCATAACCGGGTCCACGCTCTGCCTGTATTGGACATAGCAATGGTAAGTCGTGCTCGTTTCCCCGAGAAGACTGACCACACGAAGTTTTTGGGGGACGAATTCCGTGCCCCAGTCCTGCTGTTTCTTGAGTCCGTACCAGTCGGCGATTTTAACCGTCTTACCGATTTGTCTCGGTATGAAGTTTTGGTTTTCAATGATATATTCCACATTGAAGGCATTAAGCTTCTTGACGTCACCATTGAGGATGACATCCCTTTTTAGCATGAGATAGTAAGGGTTAGTACCTGAATACCCCCTTAATATCTCAATCGCCTCGTTTTGTGCCTTCGCGCTCGTAAAAACCATTAATCTTATTATCTGTCAATATTATGATACTAAAAAAAACCTAATAAAGCAAGTTAATAATGTTATTCTCATTACTTACTGATAAATCTTAAGATATATTATATATAATATTATATATTATCTATAGCTATTTTATCTATTTTTACGGTACGAGTACATTTTGTCTCTTTATCAAGTAAAGAGATATTTATCTATATAACAAAATAGGCTTTATTTATGGCTGACTTACGATTTGAGAACACGACCATGCACAGGAAAACCCCGGTCAAGAGGAACCACAAGTTCTTCGGAAGGGACGACTATAATCTCGAGATGGAATTCGCCATGGAATATATGGAGCAGGACGCGAACCAGACTGTTATACTGTACCAAGTGGACCTCTCAAAGACTAAGGTCAACGACATTTACAAGGAGGCCGACAAGGACGCCATTCGTTACCTTCCGCCGGTTGAGGTCCCGTGTGTCTATGAGATTCAGGAGGCTGAGCTTCAATCATACGAGAAGAGTAAGATGAAAGGAATGTACGCCAAGCCCGGAAAGCTGATTTTCAGCGTGTTGCTGAAAACCTTTGACGAGCTTGACATAGACATCAAGAGAGGGGATTACGTGGGTGTCCAAATCACTCCCCAGAGGATGGAGTTCTTCACCGTCACGAACGACGGGAGGGTCGGGATGACGGCGAACAAGAACACCATATACGGCGTCGCCCCGTACTACAGGACGATAGAGTGCGCCCCCGCGGATAACATTGAGTTCAACGGATAAGAGATGGGAAGCAGGGATTTCAAGAACTTTATGGGTTACGACAACAGGCCCGACCCGAAAGAGTTGAGGCTGAACTTTGACAAGGAGGAGCTCAAGAACGGCACCCCCTTTCCCAATCCCTTGACCTATGAGGATATAGACAGGGAGTTCAGGAAATGGGTTGAGGAGAGCCTTGAGATGTCCTACGAGGGCAAGAGGCTGCCCACCATGACCCTCTTCTCAAACCAGAGGTTCAGCGAGTACATGCAGTCCTGGAAGTTCACGGACGAGAATCAGAACCCGATACTCAACTTCAAGGCGATAACAAGGGAGAACAACCCCAAGACGGGGACGATAAACGGCGAGACCAAGAACATACCCGGGGAGCACACCTGGCTTATGAGGAGGGTGCCCGCCCGCGACAAGAACAACCGCGAGTATTTCATTGAGTACAGGATGAAACAGCCCTTCTCGGTTGACCTCATATACAAGGTCAGCCTTTTCACCAACAAGTTTGAGCTCCTGAACGAGTTCAACACCCTCGTCAATGACCGTTTCAAGGCGATAACCGCGTACATACGGCCGAACGGGCACTACGTGTCAATGAAACTCAACGACATAAGCGACGACAGCGAGTACAGCATCAACGACAGGCAGTACTATTCCCAGTCCTACAACATAACGGTGAGGGCTTACATAATAACGGAGGACAGTTTCATAGTGCGTGAGGTCCCGAGGCTCGCCTTCATAGGTTTTGACGTTGAGGGTGAGGGGAGTTACGCCGACATTGAGGTCGGGGGGAGGCTCGGGCCCGCCGCGTTGCAGTCAATCCTCACCGAGACCGATGACTGCGTCAACGACCAGCCGTACAGGTACCGGGAGGCCGCCCTGGACATTAACATGGACCCGTGCGAGAGGAACATCTCCTTCACGATGGACATGGACATGAGGGTCAAGGCTGAGTGGTCCTTCTCGGTCAATGTCAGGTTTTACAAGGTCAAGGTCAACGGGGAGACCGTCGCCGAGGCTTACGAGGGGGTCCTCCCTTGTGACATTGAGCTCCGCCGCGGAGACCAGGTCAAGATAACGAAGGTGACGAGATTCGCCGAGAGCAAGCGCTCCGTGGTCACGCTCAAGGGTTTCACGTGGGACGAGACAGTCTCCGATTACGACCCCGCTGACGAGAGTGGTGAGGGGGAGGTGATAATCAGTGAATAAAAAACAAGGGTCGCCCGTTTTTCGGGTCTTCCCCACTATTTATAGAAAAATAATAAGTTAAAAAGATTAGTTTAAGATGATAAGCGATGCAAGAGGCGGTCATGTCTCCCCCGGCGTGTACACCGAGGTGAGGGACGTAACCTATTCCACAAGAAGTCTGGGTATCACCACACTCGGCCTGGCCGGCGAGACCCTCAAGGGCCCCGCGTTTCAGCCGATTTCAATCGCGAGCTGGACGGATTTCACCGATTATTTCGGGGGAACCTCTCCCATAAAGTTCAAGGGCACGAATTACCCCAAATACGAGCTTCCCTATGTGGCGAAGGCGTACCTTGAGGAGTCAAAACAGCTCCAGGTCGTCCGCGTCCTCGGTCTCTCGGGATATTGGGCCGGCGCGGCATGGGTCATCTCGGCCGACGATAAACTACCCGCCGTTATCCTCCGTTCAAAGAAGACTTATTCAGGAGATACAACCCAGCAGGGTATTTGTGTGGAATCTTCGGAATTTCCCGAGGATATAGTTACCAATATTGACATTCTTCCTTACAGCGGGAATGTATATGGAGCTAATTGTGAGATAACCGGAAGTGGTTACACACAGGACCCTAAGGCTGTGGCTGGTTATGACTGTAATAATAATATCAACGTGGATTTGGGTAAGTTCGCGCTTGAAATCACTTATTGTGACGCCACGGTCACGGGTGACAGTGCTAATAAGGTTGTTTATAACGTGTCCATGAACCCGTCTGACCCGGATTACATTTACAAGATGTTTTCCGAGGACCCGCTCGTAGGTTCGGCGCCCGTCTATATTGAGGCGGCGTATGATATGGCTCTTTACAAGGAGCTTTATGATACGATTTACGCGAAGATGACGGCGAATACCGAGACGGCAAGGACCGCTGACGTAGAGACTGGATATGTTGAGGAGTATGAACTTCCTTATAAGATTCACGGTCTCGGCCCCATTCCAAAGGGTTGTGGGAAGGAGAGCGGAACCACCGGCGACACCGGTACCACCTCCGGAGAGACATCCGGTGAAACCCGGGTCCCTTGTGATTATTTCCCGGAATCCGAGACTACCGATAGGGAGTTCAGGTATTGGAACTACATATCAACTTACCGTTGCGCGGTAACCCCTTGGCTTGTTTCCGAGGTTAAGGCGGCCTCAACCCAGACCATTGACCTCAAGAAACTTTTCAAGGTGTATACAATCAGTGACGGTAACGCGGCCAACTATCAGGTCAAGATATCAATCCAGAGAATCCGTCCGGTTGAGGGTCTGTTCGATGTTGTGGTACGTGATTTCTATGACAGCGACATGTCCCAGGTTGTCCTTGAGAAGTTCACCAACTGCTCAATGGTTGAGGGTGAGTCTAACTTCGTAGGTCTTAAGATAGGTACCATTGACGGTAGTTATCCCAACAAGTCAAAATATGTGGCAATTGAGCTTAGCGGGGAAGAGGGTATAGATGATTGTGTCCCTTGCGGATTCCTTGGTTATCCCGTTCCTAAATACGGTACCGTTTGTGGTCTGACCATGAATTACAATACGGTTTATGATAACACCGTCAAACCCAAGAGGCAGTATTTCGGACTCAATGACGAGGTTCTTGATTACGATATCCTTAACTATAAGGGTGTTGACGCTTATGCGGACGGAGTAGGTGATGCTGAGCCTGAGATTCTGACCAACGGTTTCCACCTTGACTCCATTATCACGGCCTCACAGGACGTCCCCAGTGGGGAGACCGCCCCGGTTGTGCAGGTTGACGGACAGTCAGGTTTCACTTTCACCACCGTGGACCCCATCCAGATGAACAAGTACAACCGAATCCCGCGTATCCTGCCCACCGCGTATCTTGAGGATTGCCTTTACAAGGACATCAATCTCCGCAAGTTCACCGTGTATCCTTACGGTGGTTTTGACGGCTGGGACATCAACCGCGACCACAGGACCAACACCAACAACTATAGGGGTAACAAGTACACTCTAAAGAAAGAGGGTTCCGGATATTATGAGAAGGAGATTTTCCGTCCCATCGGAGGTGATTTTGAGCTCGAGCTTGACCCCATGGTAAGCCTTAAGCTCCCGAACATCGCGATAACCACCGACTACTACGCGTATCTCGCCGGTTACATGCAGTTCGCGAACCCTGAGGATGTTGACATCAACCTCTTCGCGACCCCCGGTATCAACTGGTACGACCAGAGCCTGCTCACCGAGGACGCTCTTGACATCATTGAGGACAGCGAGGACGGCCGCGGCGGTGACGCGCTCTACATCATGGCGGCGCCGCAGTATGACAAGGACATGACGGCTTACGGACCGGACGATGTCGCGTCATTCATTGAGGACACCGAGATTGACAGTCCTTACGCCTGCACCTACTATCCTTGGGTCAAGTACTATGACGGTGACAGCAAGAGGTATATAGACCTTCCTCCCACAAAGGATGTCGTGAGGGATATGGCGGCGACAGACAATGTCTCGTTCCCTTGGTTCTCACCCGCCGGTCTGACCAGAGGTGAGGTGGATTGCGCCAGGGCGTATTTCAAGACCACGCTTCTTGACGAGGACACCCTCTACGAGAACATGATTAACCCCATCAAGACCTTCGCGGTTGACGGTGTCAAGGTCTGGGGTAACAAGACCCTCTACCACCAGGAGACGCCACGCAACCGAATCAATGTCTCAAGACTCATGATTCGTGTGAAGAAGCTTGTCTCCCAGGCCGCGAGGAACCTCATCTTTGAGCAGTACGACGCCACCCTTGAGAAGCAGTTCCGCTCCATCGTTGAGCCCATTCTCCAGGATGTCAAGGCCAACAGGGGTATCTACGATTACCGCGTGGTTACGGAAAGCACCGAGGAGACCCGCGACCAGCACATACTGCCCGCGAAGATTCTCATCAAGCCCACACCCGCGTTGGAGTACATCAGCATCAGCTTCGTTGTATATCCGGAGAGCGTTCAATTTGACGAGAGCCTTTAATGGTTGATTAATAACGAATTATGGGAAGCCTCCAAGGTTTCCCATTTTTTTATGTCCGGAGCTGACTATTTATGGGAAAAACAGATTGAATCATGAGAAACATTTTATTAAGGGTGACCGTCGCGGTCCTTCTCGGGCTGTCGGTCACGGGTTGCGGTCTTCTCCGCGGCATTTTCCACAAGGGCAAGCCTGATGTGGAGGTTGTCGCCGGGACCGTCCAGAACATGTACCAGGTAAGGCATGAGTATGACGCCCGCCAGCTTGACTCCATGTGCGTCGCCGACAACCTTCCCCCGAAACTGTGGGAATGGACAATGAGGTCTTATATTGATTACGAGACGGGCAATGTCGTGGACAGGTACATGTTTATCAAGGAGTTGAATGATAACGGAGAGATGGTTTACATAGTGACCCCCAAGGGTGACGTGTTCGCCGTCTCAAAGAGGAAAGTCGTCACGGAGGAGGAATAAGCCATGTTAAGTGAGAACGTCAACTTCGGTTTCATAAAGTCCGAGATGGACGGTACCGAGCATGTGTTCGGGGCCCCCGAGTCCCAGCGTCTTCCGGAGTCATACTCTTACAGGATGTTCCTTCCGCGCGTCCTGAACCAGGGCTCCGAGCCGATTTGCGTGCCCTGTTCCGTCTCGGCCTGGCTCAACTGGCGCGAGAATCTGGAGACCGGGTCCAGGAGGGACAACAAGATTGATTACCATGAGATTTATAAAATCAGGACCAATGACGGTGAGGGCATGACATACAAGGAGGCCCTGCATTATCTCAGGCACCACGGTGTCAAGTCCGACGTTGGGAACCTTAAGATAGGCGAGTACGCCATGGTGCGCAACTATGACAGCCTCCGCGCCGCCATAGTGATGAACGGGCCGTGCCTCGCCGCCCTTCCCGTTTACGGTGACCGCCCCGCGTTCTGGGACAAGTTGCCCCGTGACGGGTTCTACGGTTTCCACGCGATATCAATAGTCGGTTACGACAAGAGGGGTTTCATTATAAGGAACTCCTGGGGGACCGGTTTCGGCGACGGCGGATACACGGTCCTGCCTTACGAGGATTTCAACAGGTTCCTTGAAATCTGGACAATCATCAGCTAAAAAATAAGGGCACCCCTAAGGTGTCCTTATTTGTTTTTGCTTTATGTCTTAAAAAGGTTGATTAGTAAGCGAGTATGCAATAGTCGGGACGGATGGTCGCGTCAATGGTGGCGAGACCGTCGTCGCTGTATTTGAGCTGGCCGAAGTCAACGTCCGTGAGGAAGCAGTTCTTGAGAATCCACTTCTGCACGACGGCCCCGGTAGGGTCAAGCATCTCAAGTTCAAGGTCCCTCTTATAGCCGATGGCGTATCCCTGACGTCCGGTGACGGACTCTGAGGTCAGACGGACCCATTCCATTATAGCCTGGGAGGTTGACGGGCCGATAGGGTCGCGGAATGTCACCTTGACGGTATCCCACGTGTATCTTCCGACCACCCAGGTTGAGGTGTTGAGAAATTCAATCTCAGTAGCTTTCTGGTTGATTGTGGGCCTTGCGGCTGACTCTAACGTCCACTCCTGTATTCCGAGGTCCGCCGGGAAACGAAGTATCCACCTATTATTCCTTAACGGTTCATAGGTCAATGGCATTTTGGTAAGAAGGTCACTCATTGTATCACTAATCTTGTTCTCTTATTTTTCCAATAAATAGTGCCGTGAATATTTTTTTATCTCTGAATGACGCCGGCTTGTCCCTGTACCGGGGCGTTCTGGTTCTGTTGCTGCTGCTCAGGCTTCCTGTCGGTCATCTGCCAGACTTTCTTAAGCATGATATAGTTCTCATCCTCGGGGGTGTCCGCGAGGTCAGCCATGGCCCTCAGCGCCTTTTTCCTGATATCGTCAATAAGCTGTGCCGCGTGCTCGCTCGCCGTCGCCTGGTCAGGCTCGTCCTCAATCCCAACAGGTTCTTCCTCAGGCGTTTCCTCCTCCTCATACATGTCACCCTCGCCGCTAAAGTCAAGCGACTCGTTTATGGTTTTAGGCATGCTCTTGACAAGGTCACGCATCTCGTTGATATTTTTCTTCACTGTCTTTTTCATAACTCGGTACATTTACTACATTATAAATAGTCATTCAAACCATTTTTATTGACTTCCCGCTTTTTTATCCTTATCTTTAAAACGGATAAAAAAAATAAAAAAATGAACATTATTGACGAAATAACGGAAAGTTACACCTATAACGGCGTCGTCAGTCTTAAGGCGCTTGAAGACGATATCATTACTCTTGAGAACCAGATTGAGAGCCAGGAGGACACCCTGAGGGAGATACGGCTCAGGGGGAAGAACGAGAGGCCGCTTCTCGCCAAGATACGGGACTCCAAGATAAAACTCTCCTTTCTTAAGACAATATACAGGAGGGAGAGCGAGAAACCCGCTAAAGACCAGGCCATAGACAGCGTGCTCGGGGAATCCGCGAAAGCCGCGGAGAGCGTGGAGAGCCCCGACACGGCGGCCGGGGGCAAGCGGCCCGTCCCGCAGGATTTCGCCATGGCCGAGGCCGGGGATATCCCTGACGGGGTGGCGCACACCTCCGCCATAACCATGGAGCCCGAGGAGACGGGCGCCGAATCCGCGGCTCCTGAGGCCGGGTTGACGGCAAAGCCCGAGGCTGAGAGCGTCATACTGGACAAATACAGGGCGGGCGAGAACGAGTATGACCTCACCTCCGCGCCGGATGACGAGCTTCCGGGGATATATGACCTCTTAAAGCGGGAGGACGATGTTTTCGTGACAAACGCCCGGCCCGTCCCGCCCGACCCGGAAAAAACGCCTGACGTCGCTGTCGCGCCGAGGGAGGATAAACCCGTATACAGCAATCCCCTCAACGCCGACCTCGAACCTGTCACTGACGGGGAGGATATCCAGGCGGAACCGGCCGCGCCGGACCCCGTGTTCACCGACGAGGGCGCCTGGTACGCGTTAAACAGGGATGACAAGCCGGAGCCGGTATTTGAGAAGGCTGTCGTCACGGACCCGCATCCCGAGGCGCAGGACGGGCCTAAGCCTGCCGTGGAAAAGGGTGAGGAGATTGGTTCCGATTATCCCGTAACCGTGGTTCCCGCCGAGGGTCCGGGGACTGATGGGACCCAGTCCGCCATCGGGACCGAGGATACCGGACAGCGAAACGATTTTCCCGTATATCACGCGTTCCGGGACAAGATGAGAATGATAAAGATGTTCATTGACCTGTCCGCCCCGGAAGGGCTTACCGGGCCCCTTTATGTCTGCGGGAGGATAGACCCGGTCAAGAGGTTGCTGGACGTCAGGTTTGTCGATGTGGAGGATTACGACATCTTCCTGTCTTTCCTTAAGGAGTGGGAGAACAACCGCCGCAAAATTTTCGGAAAAAAACGCCGCACAATATTTATGGATATCCACACACAGGCCGGCAAGAAGGAAAGGTATCACCGCCTCACGTTTGAGGGATGCGGGATTGTCGGGTTTGATGACACAATGTACGCGACAGAGTCTGTCATGGATGAGGGGTATGTCCCTACGGATACTCTCACGTCGCACCATTGCGGGATTACTTTTAAATATAAGAAGTTGACAATAAAATAGTTGATATGCCACAGCCGATACCCAGGGGAAAAGGGGGACGGGCGAGACCCGCGAGAAAACCGTCAGGAAAGAGACCGCACCCGAGATACGGGACGTCAAAGCTTGAGGACTTCTTCGCGGAGAACTTCCTGGACAGGCTCGGGGTCAAGTACGTCAGGCAATACGAGGCCAGGGACATAAAACGTTTTTACGATTTTAAAATCGAAAATGGGCCGATTCTGGAAATAAATGGTTCTTATTGGCATGGAGATAAAAGAATCTATGAGGAGAAAAATTTGAATAGAGTCCAGAAGAAAAACATATACATTGATAATATTAAGCGAAGATGGGCGGAAAATAATGGCATAGAAATTTATTATTTTTGGGAAAAGGATATCCATGAAAATCCAGAGAAGATAATGTCAACGTTAAAAGAGATTTTAAAGAAATACCAAACAAAAAACAAGAAAAACCAGCGTCATTAATGCATCTTTTTCTATTACTAAATATTTATATAGAAAAAGGAAGTCATAATGAAAAAAGTGAATTCAATTTATAAAGAATATTTTAAGAATAATTATTTACTTGAAAGTGAACCGCTTATTGGTGAAGATAACAAGTATTATGTAATCTATAAAATATTATTTCCGGATGGTAAATATTATATTGGTGAACATGTAACTAAAAATTTAAAAGATGGATACGCTGGTTCCGGGTCTTTATTACCGGGAAAATATGGAAAGGCGGTCATGACGTCTGTTAAAAAGATATATATGCTTTTTCTTCGGAATAAAGAAGAAATGCAAGAAAAGGAAAAGGCTATTATAGGTGAAAATTATAGATTGGATGAAAAGTGTTTGAATTTAATTCCAGGCGGTAGCGATGGGTACTCAAGTAAAATGATAAAAAACTCAGCAAAAGTACGCACTGGAAAAAAGAGGACAAAAGAATCTATTGAAAAACAAAGAATAACGTGTATAGGAAAAAAACATACTGACGAAGAAAAAAGAAAAATCTCAGAATGGCATAAAACCTTTTTTAAAACCGACGCGGGAAAAAAGAAAAAAGATATGCTGGCAAAAATTATGAAAAAAAGGACGATAAGCCAGGAAGAGAGGAAAAAAATGTCTGACAGTCAAAAAAATAGATTTTTAAAAATTTTTTTACAAAACATTGAAGATAAAAATTTTAGTTCCGCCTTTAGTTATGCGCGTACCCATAAAAATAACGATTTAGTGAAAAAAATATTTTTAGAGAACGAGGAGTTTAGAGAGTTTTTTTATCAGAAAACGCATAAGTCCGGCCCTAGGAAAAAATTTAAAATGCCACCGCGGACAAGTGAGCATTGTCTAAAAATTTCTATGAGTAAAAGAGGGAAGAAGGCGAGTGAGGAAACACGAAGAAAGTTCTCAGAACAAAGACGAGGGAGGAATAACGCAAATTATTGCGAGAAAAAAGTTAATATGTATGACGAAAATTGGGTTTTGAAAGAGGCCTTTTCCGATGGTATCAGCGCTTGTGAATATATTAAAAAAACGCTAAACCCGAAAGCGAATACCAGGGAAATATTTGTTGCATGTAGAACCGGGAAAACCAGATATAAACACAAATGGAAATTTTGTGAGATAAGATAAAAGACAAGAACAGAAGACATTAAGATGGCGAGCATTGAGATTAAGGACCTTGACAAACAGAAGAGACAACTTAAGGCCTCCTTTGACATGTGGGAGAAAACCATCAAGGAGACGGAGAAAAGGATGTCCGAGGCGAAAAATGAGGACAAGTCGCCCAAATACACCGAGAGCCAGATTAACGACCGCCTCGCCCTCCTGAAGGACGGCGAGCAGGACATAATAGACAAGTGGTTCTTCCTCGGCGGCACGATGGACGAGCTCAGGGGAGAGACAAAAAAGGAATCCGCTAAACCGGGCAGGAAACCGTCCGGCAAGACGGTCCTTGAACGTATAGCCGAGGCCGAGGAGGTCAGCGAGAAACCAAAGGTGAGGAAGAAGAAAGCCGTGTCGGAGCCGGTGTCCGTGCGGGATATCGCCGAGACATCCCCCGCGAAGGTGATAACGAAGATGGAGGACACGAACCCGATGGCGTCCTATGACATTATCCCCCTCCCCTCAAAAGGCGAGTGCTACAAGAGCAAGCAGGGGAGAATCGCGGTGTCCTACCTCACGGCCATGGACGAGAACATCATAGTCTCCCCCAACCTTTACAGGGACAACCTGGTGCTTGACATCCTCCTGAAGGAGAAGATTCGTGACCAGGAGATTGACCCGGACGGCCTTCTTGACGGCGACAGGGACGCGATAATACTTTTCCTCAGGTCATCGGCCTACGGTAACATGTACAGCGTGACCGCCACGGACCCCGTCAGCAAGAAGAGTTTTGACACGAAGATTGACCTGTCAAAGATAAAATACAAGGATTTCACGCTCACCGGTGACGAGAACGGATGGTTCGACTACGGGCTGCCTGTCTCGGGGGACAAGGTCAAGTTCAGGTTCCTCACCCACGGCGACTACGCGGGTCTGGCCAAGATTGACAAGCTTGAGGTGCCCGACCTCCGTAAGGCGGAGATAGACGATTTCAAGGAGAGGGTTGAGTTCTATCTCGGCAAGGACGGGACGCTGAGCGCGTCAGAGACCGCCGATATCAGGGACGCGGTTGAGACGCTCGTGAAATGGTCGGAGAAGGGTGACCCCGAGGCGTCAAGGTTCTCCCACAGGGCGTCAAACGAGCTCGAGATGGAGATTATGTCCGTCAACGGGAACACCGACAGGAAATTCATCCATGATTACGTGCGGATGATGCCTATCCGGGACGCCTCCTCGTTGAGAAGATACATAGCCAAGAACACCCCAGGCGTGGATTATAATTTTGAGATAGAGAAACCTGAGAGTCTCGGAGGTGGCTCCATGCCCGTGTTTCTACAATTTGACCAGTTTATTTTTCTCGTTGATTCCGAGTGAGTATGAGAAGATGCTTAAGGATGAGATATGGGGCTGCACGCATTACATGAAACTCCCGATGGAGACCGTGATGAGGCTCCCGGTCCAGGACCGAAGGTATTACATCCAGAAGCACAACGAGGAGCAGCAGGGCATAAAGAGAGACATTGACATGAGAAACGGGAGGAGCAAGGTTGACGGCGACTCAATCAACGAGTACGCCCGTCTTGAGCAGGAGAACAAGAAAAACAGGGAAAGGGGCTGATGTCGGTCCCTTTTTTTCCGTTTAAGAAAAAGAGTGTGGGATATTTATACTTAGAAAAGAAGTGAACCATGAGTGACCAGAACAAAGACGCGATAGGCAGGGTGCTTGGTAGAGTAAGTGATGCCGAGCAGTCAGTGAAAAACACGCTGACTTCCCTGTCCTCAGGCGTTGCTAAAATGTTAAACGGAATCCTGGACGACGCGTTGGGTTTGATAGAGCCCTTTAGTACCGTGCAGTCTTCTGTCGCGGAAATGGTCAGGTCTCTGGGTCTGGGTAATTCCAATATCATCCAGATGTCCAAGAACCTTGTTGAGACCAACCATCAACTGGAGTTGTCCAAGAAATATGGCTTTAGCAACAAGCAGATGTTGGAGGCACAAGCCAGGATTACGGGTGAGCTCGGAAGGAACGCGCTCATGGATATGAAGGGTCCCGACTCCACGCTCGAGAATATCATGGCCGGCACAAGGCTTGTCGGGTCCGAGATGATGTCCCAGATTACCACCGGTTATGACAAACTCGGTATATCCATGAAAACCGCCGGCAAGGCTGTCGGTAAACTTTTCAAGGAGGCCGGTGAATATGGGATAAATTTCCAGCTTTATTCCAAGAATTTCGCGAGCAATCTCGCCATGGCCCAGAAATACACCTTCCGTAATGGTGTTGACGGGCTTAAGGAGATGGCCAGGAAAGCCACGGAGATTAGGCAGGACATGCAACAGGTCGCCAATTTTGCCAATAAGGTAGGGACCGTGACTGGGGCCGTTGAGACCGCCGCGAGATTACAGGTGCTCGGAGGCTCGTTCACCGCGATGGCGAATCCCCTCGCGATGCTTAACGAGAGTCTGACCGACATGAATGGGCTTCAGGACCGGTTGACGGAGATGACCAAGGGAGCCGCGACATACAACTCCAGGACACACCAGATTGAGATAGACCCCCTCACGAGGATGCGGATAAAGGCGGCCGCGGAAGCCGCGGGTCTCAATGCCGACAATCTCTTTGACCAGGCGACAGCCCAGGCGAGGAGGGGTGAGATTAAGAACCAGATACAGGGAATGGGTGTTGATGACAGGCTTGAGAAGATTCTCCTCAACTCCGGACAGATTGATGAGAATGGCGTCGCGGGTCTCACGGTAGGTGATGAGTTTTTGTCAGTCGCGGAATTAATGAATAAGCCGGACAAGGTGGATGAGTTCATAAGGCAGAACACTACCCAGGAGGAGGACGTCAAGCAGATAGCGGCGAATGTCCTCTCCATAGCTGAGGTTGTGACCGGAAGACAGCAACAGATGGTCAATGAGAAAGCCTACCAGTCGGTACAGCCTGGTATTATAGGGGGACTTTCAACCGTTGATTTAGCAACCGCCTCCATCCTCCGGGTTGGGACGCCGGAAATGCAGGCTATGGCGAAAATTGATGAGTATGCAAACAATTTACAGGGCCATATGGTGAATTTCGGGAGCTCAATCATGACGTCATTTCTCAAGGCCGGCAACGCGACAACCCCAGAGGAGTTTGGGGAGAAGATAGGTAAGGCATTCGGGGATATATTAGGCCCCAGTGTTGAAGGAACCATGCAGAATGTTGGGACTGATGTCGGTAAATGGCTCCACGACGTGGCTGAGAAACTTGAGCAAGAGTACGGCTTTAACCCTTTGGCGTATAATGAACCCAAAAAAGCCCCGGCTACAAGTCCGGTGACATCTTCCGCCGCCAGGGGAACGACAGTCGCTCCCTCAACGGGCGGCTCAACAACCACCGCGGGCGCAGGCACAACTTCATCCTCAACCGGCGCCGTCATCACCGGAGGGGGGAGTGCCCCCGGATATACGTTCAGTCAGAACAGCTCAACAATCCCGACAGCCAGTGTTGAGACGGGAAAGAACAACACTACCCAAACAGGAGGGCAAAACCCGTCATCTAGGCGAGAGGATTCGGGGCCGCTGGTTATCAGGCTTGACGGTCATGTCGCGGTGGACGTGGTTGGTGACAACGGCAAGATAGGAACCGAGGATTTAATGAAAATTCTCAGGGAAAACCCGACCTTTATGCAGGAGTTGGCAAACATGATTGCCTCTCAGTGCGGAACTGAGGTGAAATATCACGGTACGGGTAAATAAAAAAAATAAGTTTTAAACAGGAAATCTCATGAGAAACGGTAAACCTGGCATAAGCAGTTTTGACATGTTCGCCACGGCCCACGCGATAAGGAGTGAGCTGAGGACGATGGGCGGGAACCTCCTCGGCCTCAACTCAACCATCATGAAACTCGCGAACGGGGATGACGACAGCAGGGCCTCGCTGGACGGGAGGATAGGCTCGCGTGAGGTGGGCAAGGTGTCGTCACGTCAGATAGGCAAGACCGTGAGCAGCAGGCAGGGAGGCGTGGGACCCAAGAGCACCCCGGCCAGGACCGCCAACCTCCTCGGCAACCCCTACATGAGGAGATATGAGGGGCCTGACGCGAACGGGAGATATAATTTCGGTCTGGACGGCAGTCCCGCCATCGGGGAGTACTACGATGTCTATGAGAGTGAGTCCAACCGTCTCCGTTTCCTTGACGACACGGTCGGCAGGGACCTTCTCGGATACACGCACCTTGAGAACGCGGCGATAGAGAGGAGCGGTGAAGCCCAGGATGACAAGGTATATTTAAGAAGCACCTACGGTGTTTTCAACGATTTGGAATATCCTTTTGATTATCAAGATATTGAGGTATACAAGTGGGGCCCGAAACGATATAACCCCTCCGCGCCTTATGTCCTTAAACCCTTGGAAGAGAATCTCGTGCGCAAGACGATGAACGGGCACGTCCAGGGTTTCAGGGACAGGTTTGAGGCAGTGGTGCAGGACAGGGAGCTTTTCCACGGGCCGCTGCTTGACTACTGGGACTACATGGGGTCACACTATTACCTGAATCTTCTCAACGGTGTCGCGGAGCACGGGCTCTACGTGGAGAATTACGACGGCGAGCCGAGGAACAGGGTCATGGTGCACGACCGTGACGCCGTGCCCCAGTCCGATTACGCGTATTTCCTTGACGTTGACACTATCTCACCCGACAAGGAGATTAAGGGCCTGCTCGGGAAAACCAACAGGATGTTCTATGAGGGTAAGATAAGGTCGCTGGCCAACAGGTTCGCGACACTCAACGGGCATAACGAGGGAATGCCGGGTTTCCTGAACACGGCGACAGACCATCTTTACGGTCTCTCAAGGGGAAGGAACCTCCGCAAGCTGGACCTGACGAACGAGAACGGCTACCCGAATCCCTACTGCCGAGTATGGACGACCCATTACCAGTACTCAAAGTACAAGCACCTTATAAGGGGAAAATGGGCTGATGACTCAATGAACGCCGGCGTGAGCCATTACACGCTTCATAACGGTGACCAGCTCATGCGGCCGAACAAGGGTTATGACAGGCTTAAGAAATTCACGTCCCTTGACCCCGAGAACGGCAGGCCGATTATCACACCGTACTATGTCAATGACAGGAACAAGATGGAGGAGGACTCAATCAAGAGGTGCATGTTCTCCATTGAGAACCTGGCGTGGAAGGATATAGTACCCGACGCGGTGAATGTAAACGTCAGACGCGAGGACGCCAAATTCAATCGGGACAAATCCTCAATTTCCGCGGAATTCGAGTTTGACAAGCGCTCAACCTCAACCACGGTCAACACCGTTAATGCGAGGAGCGGCGTGGCCACCGGTTTCGGAATGACCCTGACCGAGGAGCAGAGAGGACCGAACGGGGGACGCATCATGTGGTTCCCTCCATATAACCTTAAGTTCAGCGAGCAGGCCAGGGCGAACTGGAACGACAACCAGTTCATAGGCCGCGGCGAGAAGATTTACACCTATATCAACTCCGAGAGACACGGGAGCCTCTCGTTCACGCTCCTTATAGACCACCCGTCAATCATCAACGAGTGGGCCAGGGGAGGCAAGATGGGAAAGACCGCGAACAAGGTTGACCCGTTGAGTAAGGACGAGATGATTCTCAGGTATTTCGCCGGGTGCGACGCTATGGAGTTCAATCCCCGTGAGGCTTATGACGTGCCTTATGACCTCATAGACTCCCGTAATGTCAATGTCAATGAGGAACTTAAGGACAGGGTGGTGTCTCCGGGTAAGGAAGCCAAGACCATCCAGAAGGAGGAGGAAAATCCCGATAAGGATGGCATGACCTTTTACAGCGTATTCTATTATCCCAACAACTATGCCGCGCAGGATTTCAACGAGTCCCAAAACTATACCGCCGGTATTGAGGAGATGTTTGAGAAAGGACTGAGGGATGGTGGCGGAATCGGGTACGAGCTCGGACAAGGCTCGGGAAAAACAGGCATGACATATAACGGGAAGGGGTTTCCCGACGGCTACTATTACCGCGGGCCTGACAAGAACGGGACCGTCAAAAGCTGGTATTACCCGGTTGATTCCAGGGTCAAAAACGAGACCTTGGGTGTGCGTTCCAACAATGTCAACCGTGACAAGATAAAGGCGTATAAGGATTTGAATGATTACGGGCTTAACGGCTCCAGGTCAAATAACCCCGACGCGTCATTATATGGCACGTTCTGGTCAGGGGTACCTTCTGAGGATAAGATTGTTGAGTATCTCAACACCGGCAATGTTGACATCAGTGAGTCGGATAGTAATCTGAAGGACGCCATGTCACTTCTCAGTATGGACGCCGAGCAGAAAAAATATCTCGTGCCCGCGTATAATTTTTTCCGTAACCTCAAACAGATGGTGACGGTTTTCAACGCCGCAACAAAGAATAATTATACGTATAGTATAGATATACAGGGTTACGCCTCATCGGACGGTTATGTGGCCTCCAACAAGATTCTCGCGGAGAATCGCGCGCGCGTGCTGGAGGGGTGGATAAGGAGTCTCGGTTGCTTTGATTTCTCAGAGGGTAAAGACAAGATATCCTCCAACGGCAACGGGCAGATAGTCGGCACCACGGTGGCGTCCGAGTCTGATTTTAGGCCTAAGGCCGCGAGAGCGGCGAAAATCACCTTTAGAATAGTGCCGAAGGAGACGATAATAACCGAGGTTCAGGAGTTAGCGGAGGCGGAAGTGGTTGAGACCAGGCTTGTGCAGAACACCAAGGTCGAGACCGGTTACACGGAGGAATTTGACACGAGTAAGGCTGACGATTACGAGAACCAGACCTATGACGACGAGTATACCTATTTCAAGCAGATTAACGAGAATGACGACATGGTCAAGCGTTACATCTCCGATAAGGTGGATTACTTTGACCCGGCGTTCCACTCAATCACGCCCGAGGGTTTCAACGCGCGTCTGACCTTCCTCCAGCAATGCCTGAGGCAAGGGCCGACAATCTCCGCGTCGGACACTTTCGGCGGGGGCTCCTACGGCGCGGGTAACCTCTCGTTCGGCAGGGCGCCGTTCTGTGTCCTGCGCATAGGCGACTTCTTCAACACGAAGATATGCATTGAGAGCATAAACATAGAGTATGACACGGGCGGCGGGGTTCAGTGGGACCTCAACCCTGAGGGGGTCGGCCTCCAGCCGATGATGGCGAATGTCAACATGACGTTCACGTTCCTCGGCGGCAGTGACCTCTCCGGCCCTATATCAAGGCTTCAGAACGCGGTGTCCTACAACTACTACGCCAACACGTCGGTCTACGACAGGCGCGCCGATTACCGCGACAACTTCATAAGCGAGTCCGATGACACCGCGATGTCCTGGTCACCGGTCATAAAGGACAAGGACAAGCAGAAGAACATCACCGAGCATTTCAAGTTCTCCTCAAAAATACAGGAGAGACCCAAGAATAAAGAGGGGGAAAACAGTTAGGATATGGCGACATACGACAGATATTCACAATTCAGGCAGGACGGCGCCATAGCGGTCGTCCCGTTCGGTGAGGTGCCGGCCAAGAGCACCGATTTCTTTGAGGTTTACGAGAGGGGGAAGACAAGGCTTGATATTTTATCCTACCGCTATTATAATGATAGCAGTTACGGGTGGCTTATAATGCAGGCCAACCCGCAGTACGGCTCCGTTGAGTTTGAGATACCTGACAGGGTGACTCTCAGGATTCCGTATCCTTTGAGCCAGTCTATCCAGGATTACCAGGCGTCAATAGATGAGCATAAGAGGTTATACAAATAATATCAGCGAATGGCGGACAAGGTACAGAGGTCGGGCAGGATAGAGTATATCGAGCCGAACAGTCTTTTCACGGACGGCCCGATACAGAACGGCATACCACAACCCTATGAGAACTACTCGTTCTCGGTTAACCTGAGGGTTGTCAACGGCAACCGTTACGATTGCGGCTTGCCCGGGAGCGGCAGGGACATTCTCGGGAAGGCCCTGGAGTTCTCGTCCGACAACGGCACGCTGTCTTTCATAGACGGTACCGCGAACGGGGACGAGCAGGGTTATCTCACGACGAACTTCACGGACATAAGTATGAACGACCCGGACACGAACACGAGGGAGTGCCTGGGAATTGAGTCAATTAACATAAAGTACACCAGCTGGTACACCCCAAGCGTTGACATCAAGTTCATTGACGTCCGCGGGGCCTCCCTCATGCAGCCCTCCGAGTACGAGTACTATAACAACGGCAGGGCCTCCACCGGCAAGAGTGACTCAAACCTGACGAACAGCGACTTCTTCAAGGCGTTCTTCAGTTTCCCGTACCCGCTTTTCAAACTCAGTGTCAAGGGGTTCTACGGAAAGGAGGTGACCTATGACCTGAGTGTCGTGAGCACCAACATTGAGTTCAACTCCCAGACCGGCAATTTTGAGGTTTCCGCGAACTTCATCGGCTATATGTACGGCATGTACGCCGACCTCCCTTTCCCGTTCGTTTATCTCGCGCCATATATTGACCTTTACGGAAAGAACACCTGGGAGGAGAAGAAGGCGAGTGATGATTTCTGCTATCTCGAGTCCTCATCCGGGGCGCCGGGCGCGCAGTCCCTGTCGCACACGATGTATACTTTTCCCGAGTTGAGGACATTGGTCAAAAGCCTTACTGAGAACGCTGAGAAGGTGCACGCCAACTCCAAGGAGGAGCTTGAGCGGAAGCAGCTGGTGATTCTCTATGACAAAATCAAGAATGAGGTCAAGCCTTATTATCCCCCCATACACAAAGACCTGAAATGGTGGTCATGGTCAAAGACGTCCCTTGACAAGGAAGGCAAGGGTTATTTCTTCGTGCCCCTTGACGAGTCCCCGGAGAACAACCGTCTCATATTGACCAATTTCCTCAGGTTCTCAAAAGCGTTGGAGGAGTATAACGAGCTGGCCAAGAACCCCAGCAGCTCCGCGGTGTCGACAGAGGACAGGATGATTAAGGAGCAGTCCGTGTTCAGCGACATTTACAAGGCCAGCAAGGAGTTGAGCGAGAAGAAGGCCGCGGCCACCAAATCCACGACCCAGAGTGTCCTCCTGACGGACTACACGGACGAGGAGGTCCATAAGCTCCTTGACGGACATGTGGTCTCCCTCCGTTTCCGTATCAACGACTCCAATAAGGAGAAGTACACGCTGGACTATATCTCCATGCCGGCCACCGGGACGTCAAGCTCCGCGGGCAACCCGACATACAGCCTGTCCAACCCCTCGGTGGAGCCCTATTACGCTGACCTTGTCAAGGAGGTTAAGAGGCGTTTTGACAATTGGACGTCCGATTCCCCCATATCCCCGAAATCCGACAAGAAAGAGCAGACGCTGATTGCTTTCTCTATTGATAATATCAGGTATTTCACCCATATAGAGGACACCATGCAGGGACTCAAGAAGAGCGCCGACGCCTTAAAGGCCGAATGGGAGAAGACCAGGGATATAGAAGTCATGCATATGATAGGCCTGAAACCCACGATAAAGAACATGTTCAACATGGTTTTCGCCCATATTGACACGTTCATGTCGATTTTTTACAACACCCTTGACAGGATACGCTGGAGTCTCCTGTCAAGCACGGATAACTCCAGAAAGGCCGAGAACTTCGTGGGTGGCGGCATCACGATAGATGTCAACGAGAACACCTTAAAAAGTCCCTCATCGCACGGCGGCAAGATTCCCCCGTTCACGATGTTTTACAAGGAGGAGCAGGTCAAGGATTCCGAGGACACGAAAGTGGTCATGGTCTGGCCCGGCTCGTTGGAGGCGGGGAAAAATCTTGAGGAGGTGAGGCTGGTTGAGGCTATCATAAACGCCACGGCCCTTGACGAGAAGACTTACCAGCCCGTGAGACCGAGGGACAACAAGATTCCGCTTGACGGCAACCTTGTCCCGACGAATTATTATGACATAGCGACCGGCATGAGGAACAACCCGTACACTGACGTGTTGAACGAGTACTCGATAAACGTTCCGGGCACATTGCGGAAAGTCGCCGAGGTTTTCATCCTCAGGTGTTACTTCGCGTTTTTCATGGGTCACGACATGCCCCCGCTCAAGAAGGCCCGTCTCATAGCCGAGCTTGAGGCGGAGAACGTCAAGAGGGCTTTCAACCTCATAGGAATGAACCCGACACAGGAGTTCATCACGGAGCTCCACATGTACGGGTCAAACCCCGGTGAGTTCGTCAAGAAAATCTTTTCCGGCGACACACCCCTCTTCACGACTCTCAGCACATACAACGAGTTGTCATACCGTTGGATAAAGGATGAGGACTCCGGGACATATCTTTATCCCCTGGGGACGTTCAACCCTGAGATTCTGGAGAGCGCCAAGCTGTCCGCGTGGCCCGGAGGTTTTGAGAACACCGGCAAGTTCCTGCGTATCTCGGGCAGGGACACCCGTTCCAATGAGTACACCTGCTCTTTATATAACGGTGGCGGTTTTATTGAGAGGGAGTTCGCGAAACACCCCACCGGTGACTTTGTCAAGGCGTCGTCCCTTTTCACCAACTATGGGAAATGTCCCAAGTCCATAGCCGGCCTGTATTTTGGCATCGGGGCGTTCGGAAAGGCGTCAAGCGTCGGGGATATTTACAAAAACTCCTCCACGGGCGGGAGGGTTTTCATGATGCCGTCCTTCCGCAAGAGCCAGGCCGGTGTGACCAACATTTTCATGGACCCCCTCTATTACGCCCAGGAGTCGCAGGTCGCGAGGGCGTATCTTTTCCTTTTCGGAATACCGTATATGGCAGGCACTGATGGGAACTTTTTCCTGCCGGGAAAGGTTGAGAACGGTGATTATCCCACCACACTCCTTCTGAGGGAGGGCGCGGCATATTGGAGGGAGGCGTTTCTTAATAGAGGCGTTGACCCAATCAATTACGTGTACAATGTCAAGGGCTCGAGAGTTGATGCCCTGGAGGACGTGGAGCGGTATGACCCACGCCTCGGGAAGAAGTTCCTCACCGGAAGCACATCCATGTTACCGGCTAACGTAACCGCCGCGAGAAAAAAGACACTCACGAAATATTTTCTTGATTGGGCTACTGGAAACAGCCTCCCGGAGGAGGGGGCGGAGGCTACCGGGTCAAACAACCCCTTCCCCGCGTTGTCTTTTTACGATATTGAGAGGATTCTGGGGTTATGGACAGAGAATACCGTGGGAGGGCTAACCGTTAAGGAGCCTCTCTCGCCCGAGAACTGCGGCTCCGCCGTGACGGCTCAGTACGCGAGTGAGTTTGAGAACGGGGATACCCTGATGAAGATTTATGACATCGGGGAGGACGGGAAACTCGGTAAAACAAACGGAAAACTGAGGACAGGTGTGCTTATGCGGAATCCGGCCGACATGACAAGCGTCGGGATGAGGGAATTCATTTCCTATTTCTCCGATTTCTATTTCGGTTTTGACTCCGTGCTTGATTACGCGAACCTGGATGACAGGAAAACGCCTATCACGGAAAACGCCATAACCGAGGCGGTGTCATCCTTCCTTAAAATCCTCAAGGAGCAGAACAATATATCAGAGGAGCGGCTTAAGAATAATGACGGGACCACGTCTGACGGTGTGCCCAAGGATGAGTATGAGGTGCCGACACAGTTCAAGGGTGACAAGGTGCGTCTCGCTATCTATATAGCCCTTAAAAGCCTGTACGACAGATGGTTATGCAGCAGGAGGCGTGAAAGCTGGTATTTCAGTTGCAATCCTGAGAGGCTAAAGACCAACGGGGGAGGCGTACGCAGCGATTTCAGCCGCTTCTATTACATTGACGAGTTTTACCATGACAGCGGGATGAAGGTTGAGACAAACCTATCCGATGTGATTGATTTGCTCTGTAAGCTCGGAGGCTTCACGGAGGACACGGATGAGTTTAACCTCGCCGGTGACTCCATTCTAAAGATTCTCAGCACGGTGGCGCAGAAGGCGAAATGCTCAATACTCACCCTCCCCCTGGCGTTAGGTCTCGCCCGTAACGGTTCCGAGGACAGGAGGAGCTCCATAGAGGACGTTTTCAAGGCTTTCCCGTATAATGACGCCGTGCACGGGGATGACATAGAGACCAGTTTCGTGGTCCTCTATTCAAGTCCCAAGTCCTCTTTCCTTGATGTCAAGGACAAGTCCGGCAAGATGGGGTACAAGTCCGACGGTTTTGACATAGCGGACACGTGGGGAAAGATAGCTCCGATAGACTCAGTCCCCTTTTTCGCCGACTCGGGTCCGGACTCTTTCGTGGTCCCCGCCTTCGGCGTGACATTCGCGAAACAGAACCAGTCGTTTTTCAAGAACGTGCGCCTGAACATGAGTGAGCACCAGGTCACGGAGTACGCCCTGAAGAACACCCTGATGATATCCTACCAGAATAACAGGGGACCCAGGGAGACCTCGGTCGTGGGACAGGACCTTTACGGGGTCTTTTCCAACTATTCCTACTCCTGTACGGTAGACATGATGGGAGACGCGCAGATAAGTCCCCTGATGTATTTCCAGCTCAACAATATAGCGATGTGGAAGGGCGCGTACATGATTACGAGCGTGCAGCACTCAATCACGGTTGAGGGCATGCAGACGACGTTCACGGGTGTCAGGCAGGCGCGGCAGACAGTGCCTTATACGGATGATGAGCTACTGACCGCCCCCGCGCCAGGGAACAAGTCCCAGGACCAGGAGGACCTTGTGCCTAAAGTGGAGGAGCATGACGACAATCCCCCGGCGCCGGAGAGGCCCCTTGACAAGGTCGACCCGGCCAACGTGAAGGGCGTGGTCCTCGCGGTTGAGAGGTCGGACGCGCACACGAGCCCGAAATGGATTAACGGGCTTTTCTCCGTCAGGATTTACGACAATGACGGGAACCTTGACAAGTCATTCATTGACACCGGTTACACCATAGAGCCCGAGGGTGTCCTGAACAAGCGCATAGAGAATGTCAGGCCGGAGGACATGTCGGTTTTCTTCGCGCTTCCTTTCGGCCGCTATTCCAAGGTCGCGGCGGAGGCCCCTTTCGCCGGTGAGGAGTATAGGGACCCCAATGACGGTTTCTTCTCGTTCACCGAGGGGAGGCACCTTGTTGTGAGCGACCCCAAGATGGGACGGAAACGCGCGGAGATTATCCCCGGCGTGACGGATTATTCCCGCTTTGAGAAGGGGGGATTTGACGAGGTGTGTCTCGGCGGGGTCGCGCCCGTGATGCTGTATCCGGCCTCAACCACCGGACCGGTTGATTTCAGCAAGGAGGACCTCAAGGCCGAGTCCCGCGAGCTGTACGCCGAGGTTTTCAGGTTTGTCAAGAGAATGAGGGAGGCGGGCAAACCCGTGACGTTCCTCGTGGGCACGACTCCGGGCGGCTCAATTGAGGAGCCGTAAAGTTAGCCGCCATTTTGAAATTCCGGATAAAAAATGTATCTTTAATCCGGAATGAGACACATAGCCAACATACTGACCGACGACCCGTTTCCGGATGAGGTCCTCTATAACGTGGTGTCCGATAAGGGCTCGTTAAAGGAGGGGCTCCCGACACTCGTGGTGGGTTGGGAGAAGACCAAGGCGGAATACCCGGGCGCGTCCATCGTGGAGTGGCCGGTGGGGAAGGGCGTGTATTGGACCTACGGGAAATACGAGAGGAGGGAGAAATACGAGGAGAACACGAGGAGGTTCCGGGAGCTGGCTCTCAAGACACTCTTTGAGACCGTCGGGTATGTCTTTTTTGACATACTGTCCGCGCCGCCGGAGAGGCTTGAGTCCTTTGTCGCGTCCCTGTCCTCACCCTCACCCAAAACGGTGTACGCGTCAAACGACATGCTTTATATATGTTATGACGGGATATCCAGGGTTTTCGGGGTCTCGCTGAGGGATTGTGATTACCTTGACCCCGGTTTGAGGAAGCGGGTTTTCTCGGCCCTCTATAAAAATGACGCCGTCAGGATACTCCGCAAGGATGAGGACGTGCCGAGGGAGACGAGGTACAGGATAAAGGGGAAGGACTATATAATCCCGTATCTTTTCGGGTAGGAAGCCGCTTTTTTTCGTTTTTGGCATAACGGACTATTTATTAATATAAAAATCTACTGCCATGCAGATTAAACAGGTTATCAAATACAAGAGGAAAGGAGTTCCCGAGCAGGTCAGACCGGCCCAGGAGCCTGTGGTCACCAACCCGCTCGCGGAAAATAAGGAGATAAAAAACGGGAATATGGACGAGAAGGTCAGCAAGGCCGAGAAAATCATGAATGACATGAAGGCCGCCAACAATGTCAAGGTCCTTAAGAAGGACAAGGGTCTCATTGAGAGGACCGAGAGCTCAAAGATAGTTCTCACCGAAGATAACAGGCAAGTGCTCAACGACTAATATGGACAAGAGGTTCTTAAAGGAGAAAGGTCTGCTTGAGGGGGTTAAGCGCTTTAATTATTTGATGGAATATGTCACCGCCGGAGGCAATCTTGAGGAGGTTGACGGAAACGGTGACGGTCTTGATGACGCCACCGGAATGGCTGACCCTGCGGCCGCGGGTGGAGCCATGCCCGCCGGGGACCCCGGAATGGGTATGGGTGCCGACCCTATGGCTGGCGGAGCCGCCCCCATGCCCGGAGCTGACCCTATGGCCGCGGGTGGAGCAGCCCCCATGCCGGGAGCCGACCCCAACGCCGCGCAGGGTGTCCCGGGATTCGCCCCTCAGGACGGAGCCCCCGCTGACGCTAATGTGGCCCAGGAAAGTTTTGATGAGGCTATTCCTGACGACCAGCAGGGAAACCAGCAACAGGAAGGCGGAGAGGACGAGGAAGTCATAGATGTTGACGAGCTTGTTGACGGGCAGAAGAGGAACGAGGAGGCCATTGACAAACTCACGGACAAGTTTGAGAGTTTTCTTGAGAAGTTCAGCGAGTTCCAGGGTGAGTTGAAGTCAAACGCCGAGTTCATGAGAAACCTCGAGTCGGAGTTTGAGAAGAGGAACCCCACCTCGGTTGAGAGGTTGACCATGCGCTCACTCCAGTCCAAACCCTTCCAGGAGACCCCTGAGGAGTATATGGAGAATGACGCCCCCGAGAACTATAGCCCGGAGGACGACCGTAACGGCGTCGGGGAGCCCAGGTACACAATCACCAGGGACGACGTGCGCAACGCCACGGATTACTCAAGCATAGCGAAAACTTTGAGGGACAACGAGAATTCCACCCTGAAAACTTTGCTTGGGCTTTAAGGAATTGGATTTTTGGGACTATTTATGGGTACAGGAGAAATCTTGTGCCCTTTTTGTTTTTTACGATAATTTTCTGTACTATAGGTACAGCTTATGGTTTTTTATAACAAATAATAATTTTAACAAAAAATTTTTCAAACAATGGGTAACGTAATTAACTTACCGAACATCACTCCCGAGTCCATAGTGGTCACCAACGAGACCGAGGGCAGGGGCTACGGGAAAACCAACACCTTCAATGAGAAGAACTATCTGAATGTCCGTCTGGACGAGCAAAGCGGTGAGAAAGTCAAGACACTGACCATCCGCCTCCTGCCGATGGACCTCGAGACCGGGAACCCCTTTGTCAAGGTCCACATGCACAACGTGCGTGTTCCCAAGGAGGTTTCCAAGAGCGGTTACAAATCCTACATCTGTCTCTCAAAGAACAAGGACATTGACCATGAGAAATATGGCAACAAGTGTCCTTTCTGCGAGCTGAACCAGAGCGCCTACCAGGAATCCGTCAAGGAGGCGGACCCCATCAAGAAGAAGAATTTCCAGGACATCTCCATCGCCAACAAGAGCAGGGAGGCCGTCATCGTGCGCTGTATTGAGCGCGGCAAGGAGGATGAGGGCGTCAAATTCTGGAAGTTCAACATCAGGAGCGACAAGACAGACCCTTACAACACCATTCTCAAGCTTTACCAGCTCAGGAAGGAGGAGGGCGAGCGTGCCGGACAGGTCCTGAACATCCTTGACATTTACAACGGGCGCGACCTCAACGTGACCATCACCGAGGGCAACGCCGCGCCGCAGATTCTTGACGCCTCACTCAGCACCCCCCTCTCCAGGGATGAGGAGCAGATGAGGAAGTGGATTTATGATGAGAAGAAATGGCAGGACGTTTTCTCCACCAAGCCTTACGAGTATCTTTCCCTCATCAGCCAGATGAAGATTCCATGGTATGACAGGGAGCGGGGCAAGTGGGTTGACAAGGAGGAGATTGACGCCCAGAGACAGGGGCACGCCAGCCAGGTCAACGAGGCCAACGCCGGGATAGAGAGGGCCATGGCCAACGCCGGGATAGCCCAGGCGCCGGTCGTGGAGGAGAAGCGGGATTTCACCAGTTCCCTCATAATGAAGGACGAGGACATCCCCTTCTAAAATAAGGTTATCCCGGACACGGTCCGGGATAACTTTTCCATTCTTTAGAAGATATGTCACAAAGGAAGAAACTTTTCTTTTACTACGGGAGCATGTCCAGCGGGAAATCCCTCCAGTTGCTGGCCACGGCTTACAATTTCCAGGAGAGGGGAATCCCGTATGTCATATTCAAGAGCGACATTGACACCAGGGACGGCGAGGGTGTGATTCACTCCCGGGCCCTCGGGGACAAGTCATGCACCAGCATATCACCCGGCCTTAACCTTTATGAGCTCACGAGGAACGTGTGCCAGAAGGACGAGATGTTTTTCAACCCCAAGGTGAAGTGGATTCTCGTGGATGAGGCGCAGTTCCTCACCCCGGAGCAGGTCGACCAGCTGGCCGCGATAGCCGACACCCTCGGGATAAACGTCATGTGTTTCGGCCTCAGGACTGATTTCCAGACACACCTTTTTCCGGGGTCACGGAGGCTGTTTGAGGTCGCGGATGACCTGATTGAGGTGAAATCAAGCTGCTCGTGCGACACCAAGACGATGTTCAACGCGCGGATTGACACCCAAGGGAATATCGTGACGGAAGGTGACCAGGTTGAGGTCGGTGGCGATGACAGATATTTGCCCCTCTGCCGTAAGTGCTACTATGAGAGGACGGGAAATAAGATGTATAAAAAGAGGGACACGGAAAATGGAGCTTTTTGAGAAAATTTCGCAACTGGTGAAAGAGGAGTTGGGAATATCCGAAACGGTTAAAGATGTCACAAACGGCATCATGTCCGCAATCATAAAGGATAAAAAAAGAAAACCCCTTTTCAAAAACAAAATAAGCGGTGTCATAAAGGATTTTGACCTCTTCGGGGTGAAGACAGAGATATTGTATGACGTGTATTTTGTGAAGGATAAATCGGAGATTGATTCCCTCGGCTTATCCAACCTGGGCGCCCATAACAGCACGACTAAAACCTTAAGAACAACTGTCGTGTTTCTCCGGGACGAGAACCGTTACATAGACCTGGGGGGCACTTTACAGCATGAGGTGGAGCACGCGTACCAGGAAAGCAGGAGCGGTAAACCTCTCTTGACGTCAAAAAACACCGATATATATGTCAAGGCCAATAGAATGATGCGGACAGGGGACCTGTATGAGAGACTTGTCGGATGGACATTATACTTGGCCAACAGGTTTGAGAAGGACGGGAAGATGAACGGGTTATACAGTGAGATTATGGATAACTGGGGAAAAGCCCCGATAGATGTTGTTAAGGAGACAAACATTTACCAGAACATCTCAGCAATTAAAAAGTTTATTGAAGACAAGTCCCCGGCCTGTAAAAAAGGAATAGAGAACGCGTGTCAGAAGAATTTCAACCGCCACTATAACTGGTGGAGGAATATGGCGAAGAAAGTCGTTTCGGCGTACACCAATAAAATCGGGAAAATCATCGCCAAGGCTGAGAAAGATATGGAGGCTGATTTGATAGACCATAATGGTTTGATACCGGACCCGCCAAAGGAATAAGATGTATAGAACAGAAAAAGATTATGATGATTAATGTAAAAGATTTGAAAGTCGGTGACGTGTTTATGATACCGGATGATAAGAAAGTGTTTAAGGTAGTGGAGATTTCAGAAATTCCTGTGTACACTTTGGAGTTTGAAACGGTTTATCCAATTATATGTGACTGCTTTTCTCCGGAACATGGTAAAACCTTCGGGTATACGAAACTTCCTGACGAGGTTGAAGAAGTTGAGCTGTTTTACCGTGAGAATGAAGAGAGATACGAATCATGGACGAGTCTTGTTTTTAAGGGGGACGAAGAAGATGAGAGTTAAATTTAAGAAACTCAGGGAGAACGCCAAACTCCCGACCAAGGCGCACGATGACGATTTCTGTTATGATGTCTACGCGTGTGGCTGCGAGGAAGTCGCGCCGAATGTATATAGATATCCGCTCGGTTTTGCCCTGCAGATTGACGAAAATGAGGGTATAAGTTTACCGGATAACCAGATTTCAATGTTTTTTCCGATGCAGGCTTACCATAAAGCTATTTTGTCTATTGATTTCCGTCCAAGGAGCTCAATCTACAAGACCGGGATGGAACTCTGCAATTCCGTCGGTACCGGGGACCGCCCTTACACGGGTGAATATTGGGCTTATTTTTATCACCTAATGCCGAATATGCCGAAGTATGAACCCGGGGATAGGGTGGCGCAGATGAAAATCGGAATTACGGTGCCGATTGAGTTCGTTGAGGTTGAAGAGCTTGACGAAACAGAGAGGGGCGACGGTGGATTTGGAAGTACAGGAAAAAATTAAGTGATATGGAGATTTTTAAGAAAAAAGAGCAGATACCTGTTGATGAAACTGTTGAGGTTGAAGGCGCGCAGGTTTGGCTGGTAACATGGAATTCATTGGTTAACGGTGGTTACAGTTCACCCACACTTGTGAATGTGAACAGAAGGGCGAAAGCGTTTTTAAGTTATGAAGACGCAAAAGAATTTAGGGATTCGCTTGAAAGAGCCATGAAGTTATTGCAATGCACATTCAAGGTAAACATAGATATTGAAAAACAGGAGTAGTATGTTAGACAAAGACAAACTTTTCATAGTAGTATATGTTGGCGTACACGGACTTGAAGACCAGACTGTTTCGGAAATTTTAGCAAACGTAGCCAATCACATGCAATATGATGATTCCGTCAATACGTTGATTATTCCTACGCGTGATTCAGAAACGAGAGTTGAATGTATAAATCCGGTACTTTTGACTGAGGAACAATACGAAGAAGCAAGAAAAAGAATTGAAACCTTAACTGAGAAAGTTGAAGAGGCAATTAAGACACTTAAAGAAAATAAAGGATAATATGAAAACTTAATATGGCACAACCGTTAAAATATGAATTAACGGAGGAAGATTTAAAAAAAATGACAAATAGCATTATTTTTCATTTAAAAGAATCATTTGACAATCCGTTAAGTATGCCGAAGGAGTTAAAAAATAATCCCTTAATGGAGGGATATTTTGAAACATATCCTTCTGAAAAGGTTGAAAAATATCTCAAGAAACGATACGGTAAATACGCTTATGTTGATAGATACGAAAACGATAATGGCGTGGAGGTATTTAGAATTGGTATATACAATGATGAAGATGGCATAAAGGTTGTTGATAAAGACATGTCACTGTGTGGTTATTTTCCATCAGCGAAAGAGATTAAAGGAGAAATGATATATATGTTTTATGAGCCAAGACACCAGAATAAGGTTAATGAATTGGTTAATGACGAGGAATATATCTACCATTTAACCCCTTCAAATAAGGTGGAAAGGATTCTGCATAATGGTCTATGTCCAAAAACAAACAATAAGAAATTTAATTATCCTGGTAGAGTATATTTTTTTCTCCACGAGCCAGAAAAAGATGATTGTTTACTATTAATGAAGCAATTTTATCTAGAGGACGTGAAAAACCAGAACAAAGCGGCTTATAAGGGGTCATATACACTACTTAGAATTGATACGGAACAAATCAAAGGTGTTAACTTTTCCTATGACCCGAACGCTTATGAATGTATATATACCTATGATAATATTTCTCCAGAAGCAATAGAGGTCGTATGCGAGTTTAAACAAGAATACATAAAATAAAAATATAAAATTTGTTTTTAATATGGCACAACCCTTAAAGAAAAAGGAAATCAAGAAATTTGATATCGGGGCTTTCAAAAAGAAGATTTCAAGCGCCCCGGTCGCCGACAAGCCGATGGAATGGATTATCATGCCCAAGGCATTCCAGGACGCCTTGCACCTGCCCGGCATCCCCGCCGGTTACATGAGCGGTGTGCGCGGGTGGTCGGACACCGGCAAATCAACCATTAAGAACTGCCTCATCGCGGCGGCCCAGAAGCAGGGCATCCTGCCAATCATCTTTGAGACCGAGGGCAACTTCGATTTCAAGTACGCCATTGACTGCGGGATGGAGGCGACTCCGGTCAACGGGGTGGACGAGGAGACCGGGGAGGAGACCGTCGTTGATTACGAGGGCAACTTCATCCTGTTCAACAACGCCGCGATATGCGACTATTGCGGTGACATGGACTACTCAACCGGGACCAAGAAATCCACGAAGAGGACGGTCGCCGTCATTGAGGACATCGCGTACATCATAAATGACCTCATTGACAAGCAGGAGGCCGGTGAGCTTCCCATGCCGCTTCTGTTCGTCTGGGACTCCGTCGGCAGTATCGGCTCCTGGAAGTCTTACACGAGCAAGGCCGGTAACAACATGTTTGACGCCGGAGCGCTTTCCGTGGCTTTCAACAACATCATCAACGCGAGAATCCCCGGGTCAAGGTCCCAGAACTCGCAATACACGAACACGTTCTTCGTGGTCAACAAGATTTGGCTTGACTCCATGAACTCCGTCGGCGGCGCGGCTTCCATTGAGAACAAGGGCGGCAAGTCGTTCTTCTACGCGATGAGGCTCCTCATTCATGTCGGGGGCGTGGCCAAGGCCGGCACCAAGAGACTGAAGGCGACATATAAGGGGAACGATTACCAGTATGGCGTCGTGAGCAAGATTTCAATCGCCAAGAACCAGTTGCCGACACCGTTCAATGTCACATATGCTGGAACAATCTGCTGCGTGCATAACGGGCTTTGCGGCGAGAAGGAGCTTGACGCGTACAAGAAGGCGTACATCCCGGAGATTATGGCGAGGATGGCTGACGCCCTCGGGAAGGATGAGATAAAGACGGCCGACGTGACGAACGTCTCCTTTGAGGAAGAGGACAACTTTGATGAATAAGATGAACGGGAGGATTTGTTCTTCCCGTTTATTTTTTGTATAATTAATTATATTAAAGACGGTTTATGTTGCTGATTGAAGAATTAAGAAAGATAATTAAGGAAGAGTACGGTATCTCTGATGTTGTTAGAAAATACTCAGAGATTTTTTTTGAACAAATGTTAGAGAGCCTTAAGGATGCAGACGTCGCAAGTAAAACGGAAGTCATGGTTAAGAAAACCGCCCCAATGACCTTTTTTATTGATGACGTAAAACTAAGCTGCTCCATCACATATCGCAATTTTTTATCCAAGGACTATAATAGAATATATGAAGAACCGCATGTAACAGATGGAAGTTCTTTCCGCTTATCATCCAATGTGTATTTGTGCTTTATAAATGTGTATGCGGTATGCGGAACGTTGAATAAAACCGCCGCGATGGAAACAATACAACACGAGATAGAGCATATATACCAGCAAATCAAAATGGGGACAGGGTTCGGAAGCGATTCTTTGTATGCAAAAATTAAGGATGACATGATATCTGCAGATATAAATCGTCAAAAAATCGGCAAGTTATTTTACTATACTTTAAAATCGGAACAGGAGGGGTTTAATAATGGTTTCTATGCTTTCTTAATGGATTCAATGGAGCCGTATTCAGAAGAACTGGTTAAAAAAAGTGAGGCTTGGGAAATATATGTGTTTATGAAAGAAACACTGCATGAATTACAAAAAGATGATGGCATGAAAAATATATTTACCGAGTATTTTAATAGTTTCGGAATAACAGTTAAAAGACTTGAAAAGGAAATAAACAATTTCTTACATAGAATCGGCCGCACGGCAATTAAGGCAAAGCAGGATAAGATAAAACAAGGATGGAGATAGTATGGGACAACCGGTAAGAAAACAGATAAAGGAGGCGCACCCGGAGGCGGGCGTTGAGTCCATATACACGTTGCTTGTTGACGGTGGCTCGCTCCTCCGCCAGTCATTTAAGGACAATAGGGTGAATACCAATGGAATACACTATGGCGGTGTGTTCCAGTTCCTGCTTCAGTTGCGAATGATTATGCAGAAGAAGGAGTTTGATTACGTATACGTCTTTTTTGACGCGCACGACTCCGGAATCCTTCGTTACGAGATATATCCGCCGTACAAGGCCAACCGGGACAAGGATTACGCCGAGCATTCCAACCTGAGCGAATACATGAAGGAATACAACGCCTACCTTGAGCGTATGCGGAACCACCTCTACAAGAAGAGGGAGAAGCCGGTGAGGGAGCTGACCCCGGAGGAGAGAACCGTCAAGGAGAATTTTGACCGTGAGCGTGACCTCCTGTGCAAGTATTTCAACGAGTTGTACATAAGGTGGATGATTGACGAGAAGACCGAGGGTGACGACCTCATATCTTATTATGTCCATCACAAGCTCCCCAACGAGAAGGTGGTGATAATGAGCGCGGACGAGGACCTCACCCAGTTAATCAGCGATTCGGTCTGTGTCTACAACAACATCAAGAAAAAATTCTACTCAAGCGAGAACTTCATCAGGCTGAAAGGTTTCCCTTACCAGAACGTCGTGCTGAGGAAGGTTTTCTGCGGCGACAAGTCCGATAACATCGGGAACATTGACGGTGTTTCCGAGACGAGGCTGACGGAGCTTATGCCCGAGATTCTCACCCGCCCCGTGACAATAAATGAAGTCAGGGAGCGGGCCAAGGAAAAAGTGGAGGAGCGTGTCAGCCAGAAGAAAAAACCCCTGAAATGGCACGAGAATATTGTCAACGGCGTGTCCAGGACAGAGTATCCCGGGGACTTCTACGAGATAAACGAGAGGATAATCAATCTGGAGCGTCCGCTTCTCACCCCGGAGGCGGAGGAGGAACTCTCGGGCATGATGCACAACGTCCAGGACCCGGAGGGAAGGTCGTTTGAGAACCTTTACTCATATATGCTGGAGGACGGGATTGACGAGCTTTCCGACACGGACAGGTTCTCCTTCTTTTTTGAGCCCTACAAGCCTCTCGTTGACAAGGAGGTGAGGAGATACAAGAAAGAATTCCCGAAATAAAGTTGTGTTCCGGAAAACATTTTTGTATATTAAGAATACGAAACACACACATTTTATATAGTTTTTTTGTTTAACCCTTTTAATTTTTTGCAAGAATGGCAGAAGTGAAGAAACAGTTTGAGCAGGCTCTCGCTTACAAGGAGAGGTTTGAGTTCAGGTTAACCGTCGGCGATGACATAATTTGCCAACGTTATTTCAGGATTGGTAATTTCAATCCCCTTTCCCTCAAGTCAAACGAGCTTACCGAGACAATCAGGGCGTGCGCCGAGATGATTGACAACGACCTGAAATCAAAAACCCAGGTTTATCTGGAGATTTTCGCCCCCAGGATTTTCAACACCATGGAGGATTTCAACAAGTACATCTCCGTTGAGTACAACCGCAAGGGTCTTGTCCGCGGCGAGGGTGTCGTAATCCGCGAGGAGAAGGAGAATGACTTCGCGTGGAACGGGGTTGACAGGCTCATCCCCCTTGATTTCAAATTTGAGGACGGGGAATTCTCCGAGCCGCTCACCGACGACGATTACGTGACCTATAAGTTCGCGTTCCTGGATTACGGGCGCGAGGTCTGCTCCACCACGTGGGTCGGCGTGTATCCCCGCTTTGTGCGTAACTCCATTGACCTCTCAGAGAGGAGGGGACGTCTCTCTCCCGAGGAGGTGTACCGCGTCGGTTTTGAGCAGTACATACTTTACAAACTCGTTGAGGGGCGCAGCGACCTCGTGTGGAAACTCGTGAAGGAGATTTGCTACACCTGCAGCGAGAGCGACGACAAGTTCTACACCCTCACCAACGAGTACAGGGACGAGAAGTCCGGTGAGTGTTTCATCTATAACAACAAGACGGCGGTAAAGAAATTCGTTTAACGGGAAAAGGACATGGGAAAAGCTATAGACAAAAGTACGCTCGGCTATCTTGATATTGATTTCCAATACAAGCTGGCCAAGTGCTTTATGGAGGAGCCCCATTTTTTCTCGGAGATATCCACAATCGTTGACCAGAACGCGTTCACTGACAGCCTTTTGAGGACTTTCGTCGGCACGCTTAAGGACTATTATTTCAAGGAGAGCGTGGTCCCCTCGTATGAGACGATGGGGATAGCCCTCAAGACCAGGGCCAAGACCAACAACGAGCTGCAGGAATGGACGGACCTCATTGAGAAGCTCCATTTCAAGACAAGCCTTGAGGGTTACACGCTCGTCAAGGAGAACGCCCTGAAGTTCTTCAAGCAGCAGAACCTCATAAAGGTGGCGAACAAGATTCTTGAAATCGCGGGAAAGGGTGACATCGACAGGTACGACGAGTGCCAGAAGCTTCTTGATGACGCCTCCCTCGCCGGGAACGAGGACGAGTTCGGATTCTCGCCCTACGACCTGGAGGACAAGGCCCTATCCCAGGATTTCAAGGTACCCATTCCCACGGGGATAAGCAAGCTTGACGACGTCCTCAACGGCGGTCTTGAGAAAAGGAAAATCGGTATCATAATCGGCTCGGCCGGTTTCGGGAAGAGCACGTTCTCAACCTGCATAGCGTCCTACGCCGCGACATACAAGTGCGACCTCAACAATAATGAGGGATACAAGGTGCTGCAGATTTACTTTGAGGATGACGATGTTGATATCGCGCGCAAGCATTTCTCCAAAATCACGCAGATTGAGGCCAGGAACCTCACGAGGGACAGGACCCAGATAGCGGAGATAAGGGAGACCCTTGACAACTATCCGGGCAAGGACATGATTAAGAAGAACCTGAGGCTTAAGCCCTTCCTCGCCCACACCAAGTCAGCGACCGACATAGGGATATTCATCAAGAGGCTGATAAACACCGGATGGAAGCCGGACCTTGTGATTATAGATTACTTCGAGTGCCTGTTGGCCGAGAAGACGGGTTACAGCACCGATTCCGAGTGGAAACGGCAGGGGGACACGATACGCAAGATTGAGAACCTCGCCAAGGAGCTTGATGTCGCGATATGGGTCCCCACGCAGGGAAACAAGGACAGTATCACGAGCCCTGATGTCGTCACGATGAACCAGGCCGGAGGCTCAATCATCAAGGTGCAGGCCGCCCACGTGGTCATATCCATAGCCAGGTCGCTTGAGGACATTGACAACAGCCGCGCGACACTCGCCGTGCTCAAGAACAGGTCCGGCAAGTCAGGCACGGTGTTCCACAACATACGGTTTGACAACGGCACCTCCACCATATCCTGTGACGAGGTTGAGGAGTTTGACAACTCCGAGAGGAAGTGGACGGACGAGGCCGAGAAGCTCAAGGTGCAGAACTATAAGAACGGCGTGAACGAGATTTTCAAGAGGGCGTATGACGCCGTCAACAGGAAAGAGGAGGCTGTGCCGGGTGTCGGGGTTGTGGACCGTATGACAGGCGAAATTGTTAGTGGTCAACCAGATAGCGATGACGGGGAAAGCAATGTGGTCGGTTTCCGGAAATAATCCCGGAGACCATGAAAATTCTTCGGATTTTTGAAAAATTTTTCTTGCTGACACTTAATCGTTTCCGTGTCGGCAAGATTTTTCCGTTTTTTAAATAGCCGGGACCGTCATATTTATGATTACCGGCCCAAAAAAACGAAAAAAACTATAAAGGAGATATTGAAATATGGAAGTAAGAAAAAGTGACGGCGCCCGTGAGGAGTTCAGCCGTGAGAAGATAAAGAACGGTATTTGCGAGGCCTACAAGGCGACTGGGGAGAAGTGTGAGGACGTGATTCTTGAGAACATAGTCAACGGGCTTTTCGTGTATGACGGAATCGCCACCTCGGAGATACGCAGGCAGGTTGAGGAGGCCCTCATGTCCCTCAACAAGAAGGTCGCGAAGGCGTTCATAGAGAACAATGACGACAACAAGGACCTGAGAAAGAAGCAGGATTTCATAAAGGAGTACATTGAGGCCTCAAACGCGGCCACGGGCTCCAAGTTTGACGCCAACGCCAATGTCACCAACAAGAACATAGTGACGCTCGGCCAGGAGCTCTACAAGGAGAACAACATCAAGCAGAACAGGTACATCCTCTGCGACAAGATACGCAAGATGTACTCAAAGAGGCTCGCGGAGCAGTATCTTGAGGACCTGAAAAGCCACGTCCTTTACAAGCATGACGAGAGCGGCACCCCGGGTTATCCCTATTGCGTGGCCATAACGATGTACCCGTTCCTTGAGAACGGTTTGAGGGGACTTGGGGGCATATCCACGGCCCCGACCGACCTGAAGTCTTTCTGCGGCGAGTTCATCAACCTGGTCTACTCAATCTCGTCCCAGTTCATGGGCGCGGTGGCCACCCCGGAGTTCCTGATGTACATGGACTATTTCATCCGCAAGGACTACGGGGATGACTACATTGACCATCTTGACGACCTCGTTGACCTCACGGTGAAGAAGAGGAGCATAGTCAAGGTCATTGACAACGCGTTCCAGCAGGTCGTGCACTCAATGAACATGCCGGCCGGAAACCGGGGCTACCAGAGCGTCTTCTGGAACGTGAGCTACTTTGACAAGCCCTATTTTGAGGGCGTGTTCGGTGATTTCGTGTTCCCTGACGGCACCAAGCCCAAGTGGGAGACCCTCTCATGGCTTCAGAAGCATTTCATGAGATGGTTCAACAAGGAGCGCGAGAAGTATATCCTCACTTTCCCTGTCGAGACCATGGCGCTCCTGACCGACGGCGGCAATGATTTCGTTGACAAGGAGTACGCCGACTTCACGGCCGAGATGTGGGCTGAGGGGCACAGTTTCTTCTGCTACCTCTCAGACAGCCCGGACAGCCTCTCGTCCTGCTGCAGGCTCCGCAACTCGCTGAAGGACCTTGACATCGCCGACGAGGACCACAACCACACCACGCACCAGTATTCCATGGGAACAGCATCTGTATCAACAGGTTCCAAGTCCGTCATGTCAATGAACCTCCCCAGGCTCATACAGAACGCGGCCAGGAGATATTTTGTTGACGAGCTTGACACGACACTTGATGACGGCAAGAGCCTCCCGGAGTGCGGTGTCAAATATGACAAGGAGAAGCTTTACGAGTACATCCGCGAGGACGTGAGGGAGCAGACCGACAGGATTCACAAGTACCAGACGGCGTTCAACGAGACGATAAAGGATTTCCTCAAGGCTGGGATGCTTGACGTGTACAACGCCGGTTTCATTGACATGAGGAAGCAGTACCTGACCGTGGGTGTCAACGGCATAACCGACGCCGCGGAGTTCCTCGGTCTCAAGGTCGGCCCCAACGAGGAGTACAGGGAGTTCGTCAACAACATCCTTGAGACCATCAACATTGAGAACCGCAAGGACAAGACCAAGGAATGCATGTTTAATACTGAATTTACGCCTTCGGAAAATCTTGCCGCGAAGAATTACAAGTGGGACAAGAAAGATGGCTATTGGGTAAGTCCGAACAGGAACCTTTACAGTTCATATTTCTATAACCCCGAGGATAACCAGGTAAGCGTATTGCAGAAAATGGAGCTCCATGGAAAAGAATATGTTAAATTTCTTGATGGCGGAAGTGCTTTCCATTGTAATCTTCAAGAGCATTTGTCCAAAGAACAATATCGTCAACTTTTAAGCGCGGCGGCAGCCAAGGGCTGTAATTATTTTACATTCAACGTTAGAAATACAGTTTGCAACGATTGCGGATATATTTCAAAACACACGTTAGACAAATGTCCTCATTGCGGAAGCACAAACCTGGACTATTTGACAAGGGTTATCGGGTATCTAAAACGGATTTCTTCTTTTGCCGAACCTAGGCAGATAGAAGCAAAGAGAAGATTTTATCATAAAGATAATTTTTAAAAAATTGGGTTTTTCAGCCCAATTTTTTTTGTTACTCTTGTTTTTTTGTCTTATTTGTACTATTTATATATAGAAACAAAAAAAGACAAAAATGGGAAGACCGAAGATTGATAAAGCCGAATGGACTTGCTGTGTGTGCGGAGAAAAATATGGAGAACATACGGTATCTTTTAAAAAAATCAAGGATAAAATATATTGTCCAAAACATGCATCGCAAATTGAAAAGTATGGAGAAATTTTACCAAAGGAAAGAGAAAGGAATAGGGTTGGAGAATGTTGTATTTGTGGTGAAAAGGGAAGATGTACATGGACTGACGGCAAGGACTATTGCAGGAAACATTATTTGCAAATGGTTAGGCATGGAAAGATTTTGGAGCATACGATTTTCGATAGGAACCAGTACATTGACCACGTGGAGGAGGGTTATTGCGAATGCGTGATGGTTAATAAGAACTTTGAAGAGGTTGGGCGGACATTGATAGATTTAGACAAGAAAAAATTGGTTGAAAAGTATAAAATCTATATGCGTACGGCAGCTAAAAAGAAGTACGCCATGATAAGTCTCCCTGGCGGTCAAAAACTGTTTTTACATAGGTTTTTATGTGGGTTCAATGACACCAACTATACATTAGACCAATGTGTAGACCACATTAACGGAAACTCCTTAGACAATAGGTGTGCAAATCTCCGTATCTGCCGCCATAAGGACAACATGAAAAACATAAGGAAAGAAAATCATGTTTGCGGTGTTTCATGGTTAAGGGAAAACGAAAAGTGGACCGCAAGGATAATGTCAAAATACCGGACAATTTATCTTGGAAATTATGACAGTTTTGAGGAAGCTGTCTATGCCAGAATTAAGGCAGAGAAAGAAATATGCGACGAATATGGCTCAAATGTAAGTTATTTTTATATACTTGACCTGGAAGACCCAATCGGTGAAATAAAAAAACTCGGCTTTAAAAAACCGGATGAAACAGAAAGGGAGTTGCCTTTATTACAGAAGAAGCACGAAAGGAAGAGCAAGATTGGTGAGAAGTTTTTGGTTGATTTAAACAAAAAATAAGTAAATAAAAAACCCGGGCTTAACCCGGGTTTCTTTTTTATCTGAGGCTTTCCCTTATTATCTGTTTCACGAGTCTCTTGAACTGTTGCTCGTTGAGTTTGTTTTTGCGGGTTTTCTTGTTTTCATTAACCCATGCCGGCTGTTCTATTTTGGAGGTTTGCAAACCGAGGTCACGCGCGCGTTTGTCGGCTGTCCTGGTCGTGGTAGCCAATGACCCGTCAGAATTCTGGTACACCTGTCCGACTCCGTTCTTATAGTCCATTCTGAGATTTCTTAAAAGTTCGGTAGCTTGGTCATGCGTAAGTTTGCCTTCCGCTTCGGCCGTCTTTATTTTTTCCTTAATTTCCCTCTTGGTTATTCTTCCCGATTTATTATTTGGAATAATTCCGTAGGACTTAAGTTTATAAGGGTCGTTATCAAACGGGGAATATTCAAGATAACTATCAGTTTCGGCCTGCGCGGTTAAATTATCCCCAGGAGTAATTTTCTCAAGACCGAAATCCTTGTTAAAATCACGTTTAGGCTCCTCAGGTTCTGCCGGTTGGGGGGTTGGATTGGGATTCGGTCGTCTCACAGGCTTAGGGGGAAGCGTGCCCCTGATAATGAGGTTTCCTCCCTGCTGCTCACCTTCCTCCCCTTCCGGGGCCTGCGTGTTCTGCGCGATTTGGAGAAGCTCCTGGATTCTGCTGTCTATTGCCTTAAGTTCCTTGATTGAGTAATTCCTGTGCGGTCTCGTGTCAACGTTGAGAGGTTGGATTCCGGACACTTCCGCGCCAGCGTCAGCCAGGACATTCAGGTACTGGTTAAGCACCGGCGGGTACGTCCTTATTATATTCTTGATATTCTGCGCGTTCTGTAGTCTGCTCGCGTCAGCCCCTCCGGACATGGCGCTGATGCTCGAGTACGCGTTTCCGCCGGACCCCGTAGCTCCCGCCGCCCTCTCAAGATTGGCGAGCGCGGTCTCAATATCCCTTCTCTCCGTAACCAGGCCCTCGTTGACTGGACCAGACTGTCGTATCATCTGGGCTATCTTGTCATACACAGCGTTGGTCTTGGGTCCCCACTTCCCGTCCGGGACAAGGGGCTGACCCTCGTTGTCAGTGATAAGCGCGTTCCCGTTCGCGTCCTGGATGGTGTTGACCCACTCCTGGAAGGCCTTCACACCCTGAGGGGTATTGAGGTCTATGCCTTGCGGTATGTTAAAGACGCGGTCCTGTCCGTTAACGGTTGAGCCCTGTGTGGCGCCGCCGATTCGTCTCATCTCCTGGGACAAGGCCTGCATTCCCTGCTCAATGCTGCCGAAACTTCTCTTTCCGCGGCTGACGTTTATCTCAGTGACAACCTCCTGCTCCTGTCCGCCACCTGTCTGGTCGCTTATATCCTGAAGTATGCTTCCCATACGCCTCGCGAGCACCGCGGCGGCGTTGTATGTGCGCACGATGTTCCTTTGTCTTCCCTGTGCGGCCTGTCTCGCGGCCTCGTCAGCAATAGTGAGAAGCGTTGTAGCAAGGCTGGTCGCCTTTAAAGCACCGCCAGCAAAAACACCGACTCTTTGTGCTTTACTCAATGTCTGTCCGGCTTTAGTGACGCCCTTCAAGCCAGCCTTCATATCTTGTACCCCGTTTTTCATAGTGGCGGCTTGTTTGCCCCAGAAACCGGTGTCTTTTGTTATGTTAGCGGCTTTCATGTCGGCGGCTTTTGCGGCCTTTGCTTGCTTGGCAGCGTTATTTGCGGCAATGGCGTTTTCCTGATTTGTCTGAAGATTTCCCACATAGCTGCCTTTAGGAACTTTGTTAAGGGCCCTCGTCGCCGCTCCTTGTTTCGCAGCCGCAGACCTTGCTTTTGTGGCGGCCGTTGTATAATCTTTCTGCAAGCCAGTAAGTTTCCCTATATTTCTTGCATTCCCGATAGCTGCGTTTCCTCCAACAGCAGCATCCGCATAATCAGCGGTATTTTCCATAATCGCGTTTGACCCGCTCATCCTCTCAACTTTGTTAAGCCTGTTCGCTATCTGCGTGAGCGCGTTAATCGCGGCGAGAAGACTGTTCTTCACACCCCCGGCCCCAGTGACTGTCGCGGCCAGGTTTCCCGCCGGTGAATTTATACCGGCTGCCTGCTCAATAGACTGAAGACCCCGTTCCATTTTGGTAATCATACCCACGAGGGTCTGAGGTGTATCAGATTCAGCGTCCGTCGCGCTTATATCAGAGTTCGCGGCCGCTCCCCACCCGTTTGTGGAGTCACGTCTCCCGTTTCCCCATCCCTTTCCGGTAATCATCCTCTGGGACTGCTTGCGGACCCTGCTTCCGAAAAGCTCGTCAATCTCCTCGTTTATCGCCCTCTGCATATAAGCGTTCAGTGTCTTCTCATTCAACTGCAGTTTCATCTCTATACAATTTTTCCATAAATAGTCCCTAAACCGCTAAAATATCGTTTTGAAATCCGGAAAAAAATATGTATCTTACTGTTGAGACACATTTTTTTCGTTATGGACATAAAATACAGGATAAGGAGGCGCCAGACCGGACGCGGGACGCAGTACTATGTTGACTACAAGCGCCCGGGGAGTGACGGGAGCCTTGACGGGGCCGAGTGGATGGGCGGCTTCTACGCCGGGTCCGAGGAGGAGGCCCGCGAGATAATAGGCACGCACCGGGAGTACGAGACGCTGAGGCTCAGGCTCCAGATGGACGAGGAGGTGATTTACGACGAGACGGAGGAAAAGAAATGATTAAATATTATCCTGAAAGTGTAAGTGTTGTTTTTGAGGAAATCCCGGATGAAGTTACGTTGGCGATAGAAATCACAAACTGTCCGGGACATTGCGAGGGGTGCCACAGTCCCTGGCTCAGGGAGGATATCGGGGAGGAGCTCACTCCGGAGACATTGCGAAGACTGATTGACGAGAACCGCGGGGTCACCTGCGTGTGCTTCATGGGCGAGGGAAAGGACCCGCGGGCGTTGAAATATCTCGCCTTGTCCGTGCGTCTCAGGAGTGATTACCCGTACAGGACGGCGCTCTACTCCGGGAGGAACGAGGTAGAGAAAGAGTATGACACTTATTTCGACTACATCAAGGTCGGCCCCTTCATTCCAGCTAAAGGGCCTTTGAACAAGGAGACCACCAATCAGAGGCTTTATAAGATAGAGGAGAGGTTTGGCACGGATTTTGATGTAGAGACAATACGTCACGATATCACATACAAGTTTTGGAGAAAGGATTAGATTATGTACACCACAATCAAAAAGGAAGACGCGGTCAAGTACGACAAGTTGAAACTATGCTACATTGACGATATTGAGCGGACCTACTACGACTACACCCCGGAGGCGAGGGCTTATAGGGAGACTGACGAGTGGAAGGAACAGGACCGTCTCAGGGAAGAAAAGTTTCATAGGGAAGGTTATATGTCCTCTGAAGACCCGGAGTTTGGTTTATGGGCGAATCGGATACTTAAGCGTGGTTCCGAATGCCAGGATTACCCGAACCCGGAATACATTGAGGGGAAGCAGGAGTATTACGCATATTTCACCCCCATTTCCCTGGACGAGCAGTGGGGCGACGATTGGGACGACGCGCCTTACGAGTACAACGCGGGAACGCCTTATGACGATTACCACGACGGGAACGGTGAGAGAACAGAGACCGAGATTGTGAGGGTCCCGTTCTATATTCCCTATGACGGCGGGTGGAGCATACGTTTTCCCAAGGACTGGGGCGGGGACAACAGCCCGTTCTGTGTGAGGGATATAAACGCGGGCGCTGTCGCGTGGATTTTCTGTCATGGCGGTCATCGCAAGTCAAACACCGGAAGTATCGCGATTCACGCCGGCTGTTCCCCGGAGGAGTTTGTTGAGAGGATAAACAGGATAAACGAGCTTAAGAAAGAAGATGAGGCCGATTAGATACATCTGGAACGAGTTCATTTATAAGATAAAGTATCGCTGGAACCCCGCAAAATGGGTTCCGGCCACTATTCTGTGTATCCGGTTCCCTTTCCTGTATCCGAGGAACGTGTTTTCTGACAAGCATTACGTTAACTGGACCCTTGGGGAGAGACGGATGGACGCGCATGAGAAGGCCTTCAGAACCGTCGGGGTGTTCGGGAGTGAGGAAAATCCATTGAGGAATGAGAAGGTGAGCAACTGGTGGGCTTTCGTTGAGAAGTTCTATTCATTCTTGGAAGGCTTTCTCGGTATTTTTCACATTATACCGTCTTATACGAAACTTGACGCCCTTGACAGCGGGTGGAGGAAAGCGTTCGGCATTTATATCTGCAAGGATTTAAAGAGAGCCCTGTTGGCCGATGGGGGAAGAAAACGTCTCAAGAAATACAGAATTGACCAGATAAAGGAGAAATACGGCTCGCTCTGTTGGTATGACCATGGCGGAAACGAGGAAACGGACAAGATTATCGCGAAGTATACCTATATTTCAAGGCACACTTGCATAACTTGTGGAAAATCAGCTGATTATGTAACAAGGGGCTGGGTTGAGCCGTATTGTAAGGAACACCTGCCGGAATGGGTCGACCCGAATGACGAGGAACAGGTAAACACATATTATACTGAAGATTTTAGATTTTACGGACAATATAGGATAAAATTTAAAGAAAAGGAGGAAACAAAAGATGGAGAGGAACAACGAGGAATTTGACGCGGCAATCAGCTACGCAAATAGGGAATATCCAGATGAACCGGCTGTCGGGCGATGGGGGACCGGAGATTATGAGCCCAGGGTTGACATGGAATACCCAAGGGAAATCGCGAGAGACGCTTTCCTCGCCGGAGTCGACTGGCTCAAGAAGATATGGAGGTCAAAACCGGAGAAAGAGTATTACGGAGGATAAGATATATGATAACAAGGGAAAAATTCAAGGACCTGATATATAAGATGCGGGAGTCCAATGAGTTTTATGACAAGTTGTATGAACTCGGTATAGATACCATCAATTGTAAATACTTGGAAAACGCCGGTATATTTTTTGATGAGTTGATGCGCTCCCAGTTTGGGGACGATGGGCTTGATTTGATAAGTTGGTGGCTGTATGAGGATGTTGACCACAAGATTTATGCCGCCGGAGACGGTGAAGGCAGGGATTGGTTCTTTAAAGATGAGAAGCCGGACCGAGACGTGATTGCCGACCTGAACGACATTGATGACCTGTACGATTATCTTGCCGAAGGTGGAAGAGATGAGATAAGTGAGAAATAGATGAATGCCCCGCGTTTTACGTGGGGCATTTGACTTTAAGGCCCGGGGAGGTTATATTGTGTGAAAAGGATTGGAAGTGATTGAGTGGGAGGAACACAAGGAGGAGTGCTGCGTGGTCGTTCCGGTGTACAAGAGGAACCCGGTTTTCTTTGAGCAGGCCTCGCTCATGCAGTGTGTCAGGGTCCTGGGGAAGAGGCGTGACATATGTCTCGTGGCGCCCTACAACCTTGACCTGTCGGAGTATGAGGCGCTGTGCCCCGGTTTCCGGTTCAGGGTGAAGAGGATGGCCAAGGGGTTTTTCGAGGGCATTGACGGGTACAACCAGCTCTGCAAGAGGAGGGAGTTCTACGAGGCCTTCAGGGACTACGAGTACATCCTGCTCTACCAGCTGGACTGCTGGGTGTTTGAGGACAGCGTCAGCTATTTCGTGAGCCTCGGGTATGACTATATAGGCGCCCCGTGGTTCGTGATTGACCGGGAGAGGAACACCGCGGTGCCTGAGAGGTGCGGCAACGGGGGCTTCTCGCTCCGTAGGGTGTCAAAACTCGCGGAGGTGTGCGGGAGGCACGCGGATGAGGCTGACAAGCCGGGGACGCCGGAGGACGTGTTCCTGTCAAGCGGGTGTTCCGGGGAGCTGAGGGTGTGTCCCGTGGACGTCGGCAGGGAGTTCTCGTTTGAGGTCGGCCCGAGCGTGCTTTTCAGGCTTAACGGCGGGAAACTGCCGATGGGATGCCACAAGCCTTTCCTCTTTGAGTTCAAGACATTCTGGAAGGATTACATAAAGTTTTGATTATGAAGATATTATACGACTATCAGGCATTTGATATACAGAGGAGCGGGGGCGTGAGCAACGTCTTCTCCCTGCTTGTCCAGGAGATGAGGAAGAGGGAGGAGGTGAGGGTCGGCATCGCGTCCACCACTAACCTGTACATGCTGTCGCAGGGTTACCCCTCAGAGAGCCAGACCCTTGAGAGACTCGTGTCCTCCGGAAAGATTAGCCCGGAGACCACGCTCCAGGGTGTCGACTGGAAGAAGGTCAACAGGATTTACTCCAAGAACGCCATCACGAGGGGGGATTACGACGTGTTCCACCCCACCCATTACGACCCCTACTTCCTTGAGTACGGGATGAGTAAGCCGTATGTCGTGACGGTGCATGACCTCGCCTTTGAGAGGCTCCGCGACTATATCCAGTTCAACGAGCAGATGTGCCTTGACGACTTTGACAAGAGGAGGGACATCATGGCCTCCGCGGCGAAGGTCGTGGCGATAAGCGAGGCGACCAAGAGGGACATCATTGACATATACAAGGTCCCGGAGGAGAAGATAGAGGTCGTCCACAACGCTTACAGGGAGATGCCCGAGAACTACGAGTACAACAGGCCCTTTGATTTCCCGTACATCCTCTATGTCGGCACGAGGCAGGGCCCGCTGAATTACAAGTGCTTCATCCCGTTCTTCAACCAGGTGGTCCCGTTCATGAAGAGACACAAGGATTTCAAGCTGGTCTGCACCGGCCGCGGGTTCACCACCTTTGAGAGGGACATGTTCCGCCAGTACGGGCTTGAGGACAGGGTGGAGAGCCACTACCTCAACGAGCACGGGCTGAACAACCTGTACCACCACGCGTTCTGTTTCGTGTTCCCGAGCGAGTTTGAGGGGTTCGGGCTTCCCATCCTGGAGGCTTACAAGAACGGGTGCCCCGCGCTGCTGAACGACATACCGGTTTTCCATGAGGTCGCCGGGGACTGCGGGACGTATTTTGACATCACGGACGGGAAATCTCTGGACGAGAGTCTCGAGAGGCTGTTTGACATGAGTGAGGATGACCGCGCCGCGATGATACTGAGACAGGAGGAGAGATTGCCGCTGTTCACCGCGGACAAGATGGCTGAGGGATATATAAACGTATATAAAAGCGTATTGAGATAATATGGAAGAGGAAAAGAAAGAACTAAGGACCTTGGTGTGCTGTATCGGCCGCAAGGAGAACCAGTACATCCGCGAGTTCGTGGAGTACAACAAGATGCTCGGCTTCACGAACATCTGTCTTTTTGACAACAACTATGACGGCGAGGATGATTTCAGGGAGGTCATCGGGGATTACATTGACAGCGCCTTCGTCATTCTCAAGGACTACCGCAACAGGCAGGTGTGCCAGATGGACGCGTACAACGAGTGCTATGAGACCTACAAGAACGACTATGACTGGATTGCTTTCATTGACTGCGACGAGTTCATAACCTTCGGCTCCAGCGCGCTGACCAGCATCAGCCAGGCCCTCAGCGACGAGAGGTACAAGGATTATGACATGGTCCATATCAACTGGCTGATGTTCAATGACAACGACCTTGTCCACAATGACGGCAGGCCTGTCATGATGCGTTTCAATCGGATTGTTGAGCCGATTGATTTCAAGAGAGCGTTTCCTGATATTCCAGAGAATTTCCACATAAAATCAATTGTTCGTGGAGGACTTGACGGTGTCGTGTTCAAGGCCCCCCATACCCCCGAGGGTGTTGAGAGGTGCTGTGACTCCGTGGGGAACAAGGTGGAGGGGGACAAGTTCCTTCAGCCGTATAATTTCACCCAGCTCTTCATCCGCCATTATAGTGATAAAACTATTGATGAGTATATTGACAAGATTACCAGGGGATTCCCGGACCAGATTCTAAAACCGGAAATGTTTGAATACCTTATCAAAAATAGGTTTTTCAAATCAAACAAGCCTACACGCGAAAAACTGGCAATCATAAAGGAACGTCTCGGACTAGACCTTTTTGACTTTTATCATATTGTTGAGGACCCGAACAAGTATGACAAGGGGGACGATGTTGAGAAGAGAAAGGACGTCCAGCTGTTCATGCTGTGTTTCAACCCCACCGATTACGGCTTCGTCAACAACGAGGTGATGACGCCTCTTCAGTGCGGTGCCGCGGTCAATGACAAGGATGTCTGCAAGCTCAAGGACAACACCGGAGACAACATCTCAAGCCTCAACCCGTATTACGTTGAGAATACCGGTCTTTACTGGATTTGGAAGAACGTCAAGGACGCGAAGTACAAGGGACAGACCCAGTACCGCCGCCGTTTCACCGAGATTGACGAGAACACCGATTTTGACAAGATTTTCAGCGAGTACGACATAATCTGCTGCAAGCCGTACAATTTCCCGGAGAACGCCAAGAAGTTCATCCCCGCCAACACCATTGAGGCCGGTTTCGGCTACTCACACTGCATTGACGACCTCAAGACCCTGGAGAGGATTGTGAAGGAGGTCCATCCGGATTACGCGGCCGACTGGGACAAGTACATCAAGAAAGGCACCGACCTGTATTACAGCAACGGTTTCATACTTCCGGCCGAGGAGTACGACAAGTACTGCGAGTTCCTGTTTGACCTGCTTGAAAGGTTTATGAAGAGGATAGGGGTGACGACTTACGAGGACCTTATCCTCCACATCGGCAGAAACCTCGGCGCCGGCAGGTACATCCGCTACGACGACCCGTTCAAGCTGTCGTGGCGTGAGGTCAAGTGGCAGGCGGAGATTTGCGGTTTCCTGAGTGAGCGCATCCTGACGCTCTATATCCAGCACAACTTCAAGAAGCGTTATGAGATAGAGTACACCAAGATGGAGGAGATGCCCCTCTAACGCGTGCCCAATCTGTTTTTTCGCGCGAAACGGGTCCGGATGGGCCCGTTTTTCCTTTTCTATTAACCCGTAAAACACTATCTTGTGATGAGGGGAAAAATATAAAAAAACTATTTATACGGAAAGACTTTAACGATGGGACTTACAACCGAAACCTTTATAAAAAGGGCGAAAGAGATACACGGGGACAAATACGACTACTCAAAAGTCGTATATACCGGTTGTCGCGATAAGGTTTGTATTATTTGTCCGGAACACGGGGAATTTTGGCAGGTACCATATTATCATTTGGCAGGCAATGGTTGTAAAAAATGCTTTAATGAGAACGGAAGAGGAAAGGCAAGACAGCTAACCACCGAAGAGTTTATACGTCGAGCTAAGGAAATACATGGAGATAAATATGATTTCTCAAAGGTAGTATATGTTCGTAGTCAGGAAAAGGTTTGTATTATTTGCCCGAAACATGGCGAATTCTGGATAAAACCAAACAAACTTTTAAGCCAAAAGAGAGGTTGTCCTAAATGTGGGAGAGAGAAAATGGGAAAAGACAGGAGATTAACAACGGATGAATTCATAGAAAGAGCCAGAAAAGTTCATGGCAATAAATACGATTATTCTAAAGTTGAATATAAAGATGGGAAAACAGAAGTATGTATAATTTGTCCTGAACATGGAGAATTTTGGCAAAAGCCTGAAAATCATTTAGCTGGGTGTGGATGTCATGAATGTAAGAAGTGGGAGTTAGAAGAAAACATAGAAAAGGCGCTTACTGAAAATTGCATAAGATTTGAAAATCACAAAACTTTTAATTGGTTAAGATATAAAACAAACTTGCACTTGGATTTTTTCCTACCTGAGCAAAAAATAGCGATAGAATGCCAAGGCGGACAACATTTTAAGTCGGTTAAATACTTCGGTGGAGAGGAAGATTTTAAAAAACGAACAGCAAGAGATGAAGTAAAAAAGAAATTATGCAAAGAGAATGATATAGTTGTTTTGTATTATACGAAGTCAAAAGATGGAATAGGGAAACAAAATCATTTCTTTACCGAAAAAGATATAATAAATGAGATTAAAAAATTAACAACATAATGGCACTAACTCAACGCTATGGGATTCGTTACCCATTTACGTTAGAAAACGATGACGAGCTGTACATGGACCTCAATATGACAAAGGAGGAGTCATTGAAAAGCAGGCTCCTGCATGTCATATTCACCCCCAAGGGGCAGAGGCTCCGTAACCCCGATTTCGGCACGGACCTCATAAAATACATCCACGAGCCGGCGGACGAGACGACCTTCGAGCGGCTCAGGAACGACATAACCCAACAGGTTTACAAGTATGTCCCGGACGTGAATTTCAAGGACATAACAATCTACAATGACGACAGGAGTGAGAACGGGAAAATCGTGATTATCCACTACACGATAAGCAAGGGCGGCAAGGAGGTCGAGCAGACGGCCGCGCTGAGAGTATAAGCAGACAAAAAAAGGATGACAGATGGAAAAGGGAATATCATATCTCAACAGGACATTTGACGATTACAGGGAGTCCCTGAGGGATTTCTCCAGGAAGTACTACCCGGACATGGCGACGGACTACAGCGACGCCTCGGTGGGCTCGTGGCTCATTGACATAAACGCCGACGTGGCCGACAACCTGTCCTACCATATTGACAGGGTGTACCAGGAGACGAGCATTGACAGCGCCCAGGAGCCCGGCTCGGTGTACAACATAGCGAGAAGCAACGGCGTCAAGGTCCCGGGCCCCAAGGGGGCGATGGCCGAGGTCCGGTTCACCTGCAACGTGCCGGTGGACGGTGACACCTATGCCAAGAACTACCTTCCCGTTATAAAGAGGGGCACCATGGTCAACTCCAGCAGCCAGGTCTTTGAGGTCATGTATGACGTGGATTTCTCGGAGCAGTATGACGCCTATATGCGCAGCGACAGGACGATTGAGCCCATGGCGGACGCCAACGGCAACATAACCATGTACCGTATCTCCAAGCTCGCCATAGTCACCGCGGGGGAGAGCCGCGTGTACAAGAAGGCGATAAAATCCAACGACCTCAGGCCCTTCATGGAGATTGTCATCCCCGTTGAGGGCGTCATGAATGTCGAGAGCATCATAATGAAAGAGGGTGACGTCCTTACCTCATACCCGAGCTACGGTGAGTTCTACTCGCCGACCGAGGAGGTTTACCACGGTGGCAAGCTCTGCACGGGTCTGACCAGGTTCTTTGAGGTTGAGAGCCTCGCGGAGCAGTTCAGGTGGGGCGACACACTCAACGAGAACAACTGCCCGGTGGTCCACGCCTACGGTTATTACTCGGCCGGGAAGATTTACCCGACATGTGAGGTCACCAGGGGTGAGTGGAAACCGGTGAGACACAAGTTCATAACCGAGTACACGGATAACGGTTATCTTAAGGTCATATTCGGCCCGGGACTTAACAGCAGGGATTATCCGGATATCGGCGAAATGTCCTCGTTCAGCAAGTATATGATTACCAGGACAATGCGTAACGAGTCACTCGGCGAGATGCCGAAGGCGGGCACGACGATATTCATCCTTTACAGGTCCGGCGGCGGAAGCTCAAGCAACGTGGCCCAGGGGGCGATATCGTCCATATCAAGGCTCCTGGCCAGTTTCCCGGCCGGCGCCACATCGTCCGAGGCCACCAAGTCCGCGGTCAAGAACTCGATAACCGTGACCAACACGACACCCTCCGTCTCAGGCAAGGACATGCCCACGGTACAGGAGATGAGATATCTCGTCAAGTACAACAAGGGCGCCCAGGGACGCTGCGTGACGACCAAGGACTATATTGACAGGGTCCTCATGATGCCCCCCAAGTACGGCACCCCGTTCAGGGTCGGAGCCGCGGAGGACAACAACAAGATGATGCTTTATCTCCTGGGGATAGACTACAGGGGCAAGCTTGACGCCGCCCTCCCGGCCCTCCTCACGGAGAACATACAGAACTACCTGACCGAGTACAGGATGATAAACGACTTCGTTGAGATAAAGCCCGGAAGGGTCATAAACCTCTCGGTTGAGGTTGACGTCCACGTTGACAAGACCTACAACGTCAGTGACGTGGTCTCAATGATTATCGGCAAGGTCAGGGATTATTTTGACGTCAACAAGAGGAACATGGGTGACGACATTTACATAGGCGACCTCAAGAAGGAGGTCTCCAAGCTGGACGGCGTCGCCAACCTCATTGACATAAGGGTATATAACGAGACGGGGCCCGGGTACAGCTCAACCCAGACGAGCCAGGAGCTCTACGCCTCGGGCGACTGCAACCGCGCGCAGGAGGAGATTGTCAAGGGGAGGGACAGGATTGACCTGGAGGCCTCCGACGGCATAATATACAGCGACGGGGATTGCATGCTTGAGGTCAAGTGGCCCGAGAAGGACATCAGGGTTTACCCGAAACTGGTTTAGGAGGACAGGATATGGCGTGCGCTTGCAAGGTCAACAGGGACATAGAGAGGATAAACAGATATTACTCCTACAACAGGGTGTCGTCCGGGAACAGGGGGAGAATGCGCGTGAACAAGAAGGACGCCGCGTTGACGGCGCTCGTGTACCTTCTTCTCCTTCCCCTCGTGCCGGTCATGTTCGTGGGGGTTATAATCTTCTCCATGGTCTCAAAGGACGGGTTTATAAGTTTCAGGAAGTTTTTAGGATTCATACACAAGGTTAGAAATGGCGGAAAACAACAAATCATATAGGATAAGGACAATCCCCGGGACCGAGTCGGACTCTTTCCTCGAGGTGAAGCTTGACCAGGATTACGAGAGCATCGAAATCCTGTCCCTCAAGCTGAGTGACAAGGACACCTACAAGCTCCACAACTCCGATTACGGGGTGGTGGTCGGCCGCGTTCTCGCCAACGGGAACTTCGGGGTGCCCAACGCGAAGATAAGCGTTTTCTTCCCCGCGGATGAGTCCAACTCCAGCCTGGAGATGTGGAACCTGTATCCCTACGCCTCAACGTCAACGAAAAACAACGACGGGATAAGGTACAACCTGCTTCCCGACAAGTCCGTGAAGGACTGCCACAAGGCCGTGGGCACGTTCCCCAACAAGACTTTCCTTCTTGAGAATGACGCCCTCCTGGAGGTCTTTGACGATTACTATGTCTACACGACAAGGACCAACGCCGCGGGTGACTACCTCCTGTGCGGCGTCCCCACCGGCACGCAGATGCTTCACATGGACCTTGACCTCTCCGACTGCGGCATACTCTCGCAGCGTCCGAGGGATTTCGTGTACAAGGGCTACACCATTGAGCAGTTCGAGAACCCCAACCAGTTCAAGAAGGACGAGAACATTGACGGGCTCTCACAGATTTTCAGCCAGAACCAGCCGGTCTATGTCCGTCCCTTCTGGGGAAACAAGGACAACGGTGACGAGATAGGCATCACCAGGGCCGACATAAACATATCCTTCAAGTTTGAGCCCACCTGCGTGTTCATGGGCTCCGCCATCAGCGACAACGTGTCAAACGGTGTCGGGAAGAAGTGCGTCCCCACAAACCAGATGGGCGCGATGGACGAGCTGACCGCGGGGGAGGGGACCATTGAGATGATTCGCAAGACCCCGGGCGGTAACGTTGAGGAGTTCAGTATCAAGGGAAACCAGGTGATTGACGGCAACGGTGTCTGGTGTTACCAGATACCTATGAACCTGGACTACATGATGACCGACGAGTACGGGAACATGGTGCCCACGGATGACCCCGAGAAAGGTATACCCACCAGGGCCAGGGTCCGTTTCCGCGCCTCCCTCACCGACATGGAGAGCAGCACGCAGACTTATTTCAGGGCCAAGTACCTGATTCCCAACAACCCCAATATCACGGACAAGAAAGTTGACTATAACTTCGGTACCTACACGGAGGAGGACTCGTTCAGGGACCTCTTCTGGAACGGCGTGTACACGGTCAAGTCCTACATCCCGCGTTTCCAGAAGTCAAAGAGGTGGAAGAGCGAGCGGTTCTCAGGTATCAAGGCGTGCAACTATTACGGCGGGAACAACCCCATGCCGTACAACAACATGCGAATCAAGCTTCCGTTCATGTTCACGGTGCTCTGCATATTCGTCAAGCTCTTCATCAAGATTGTGGCCCTCGTCAACAGGATTATAGCGGGTGTCATTAGGATTTTCATCGGTATACTTGATTTGGTGGGTGACATCGTTTTGTCCCCTCTCGCCCTTATAGGGGTTGTCATCAAATCCGTGAGAAAACTCAGGAAAAAACTAAAAGAGAAAATTACGGCGGGTCCTATTAATTTGTTTGTCAGAAGATTCACTATTCATTGCACTTATATAGGTGATGGACTCTGTCCGGACATGGAGGGATGGTATTTCGCCCCCGCCTGCGCCGCCGGAATTAAGAACAATTCCATAACCAAGACAATAATGGAGAATACCTTGGCGGCGGCGATAGGGTCGGGAGACGGCCTTGAAGGTGCCGAGCCGGACTCCAAGGACGCCATGAAGTCCACTGAGTACATAGATGAGACATCGCTTGATTACCAGAACATGACAGAGGGTGAGGAGAACACCGTGTGCCTGACGACAAACGTGGATTATCTGATAAACTGTTTTGAGATGAACCTGGCCGAGGAGTACCGTGTCATCAAGTTTGACTTTTACAACGACTGGGTCAACGGCGTGCTTTATTTCCCGCGATGGATGAGAAAGGTCAAGAGAAAAAAGAAGTATAGGTTTAATTTCAAGAAAGGCGGCCTCCCGTCAGTCACGACCTATTACAAGGACAAGGTCAAGGGGTGTATGAACTCCGAGAACTCAACCGTCAAGAAGACGAGGTATTACACCCAGCAGTGCTCGCTGGCTTACCAGTCCGCCGGAGCTACCCCGTGGACAGCGATAACGACGGACATATCATGCCACAGGAAGGCGAAGACAAACAAGGGAAAGAAGAAGATACAGATTTTCCCCGCCAAGTGTCATAAGAAACCGGGGATGCAGCAGTCCCCCGTGTTCGGCAAGAAGTCAGGGCTTGTGACGGAAGAGACCACAATGCTTGGGCAGTTTGTGTATTACCTTAAACCGTGTGAATGGAAAAACACAAATAATGGAAACGTTAGGACTCTTCTTTTCGCGACCGACATCGTGTTCCTTGGCACGCTCAATGACTGTGACGAGAACGGGATTCCCCAGGCGTTCAAATTCCTCAGCAACTCGTCTTACATTATGCCGACCAACCTCGCGCTGACCACCATGGATGATGACGCGTACATATACGCGGCCGGGGACGGGACGGTATGCTCATCATCCCCGGCGGGAAGGAAACTAAGCGGGGAGACCAGTGTCAACAGGATTACGCCTGATTACGGGACGACATATAGCGCGTATACGCAGACTGAGTTTGATAAGATTCAGTATGAGGAGAATGATGACCCTGTTCCCGTGACCGAGGCCGCGGGTATCACCTGGAATTACTCAGGTCCCGGGCAGGATGATGTGGAGGCTGGACTTAAGGAGAATCCCAGCGGTCTTTTGGGAAGACTTTTCGGGGGCGGGAATAAGAGGTATTCCTTCCTTTATTATCCGGGTGGACACTTCTTAGGGCTCTCCTGCACGAACAGCGAGTCAAACATAAAGTCCTGTGTCAACCTTAAGCGAATCTGCGAGCTCGGCGCGACCATGTCCCAGAGGAGGGAGGAGGTACGCGGATACAACGAGGCCTCAGGCACCCCGGTGTACCGTTATTATGTCCCCACGGGTCTCATAAGCAACGTGGATATAGAGTCCGCGGCATTCCGCTCAATGTTCGCGACCCTCAACCATAACAAGCTGATAGCCACGGACAGGAACGAGGCGACGGGATACAAGAAATATCATTTGAGATATCTCCGTCCGGACGGTTTTGACGGCTCCCTGGGCAATTACGTTCATATGGTCGGCTCGCCCTATAACAAGAGGGTGAATGACGGCTCACGGGAAGGACAGGAGAACATCAAGGACTCAACGAGCCTTTTCAAGAGTCTTTTCAACTCATTGTGGTCCAGCCCTGATGATTATGACGCCCATGAGACAAAATATACCGAGAGAAGGACAGTTGAGACCGCAATCAATGATTATTATATGTTCAGGTTCGGCCTGGACTCGTTCTCCACCAAGGAACAGAAGAGGCGTTTCCTCAAGAATAGTGGCGGAAAAGTTTCCATGCCCCAATATGAGAACTCTTTTTATTTCTATTTCGGGCTCAAGGACGGCTCAACCGCGCTTGACGAGTTCAAGAAGCAGTTCTTCAGTGTCTGTGACTCAAACAATGTCGCGAAGGAGCCGTCGCTCATGGTTCAGGAGCACATCAGCCCGGACCTCACGCAACTTTGGGCGACAATCATAGTGAACAACATGCTTCCCCCGCTCACAGTGACAAGAGTTGATAACACCACCGGCGCGAAGGATATATTCCAGAGGGAGGACGAGGAATGGCTTGACATGAGTATGGAATTCGGTCATGAGTACACCATCACGGTGACTGACTCAATAGACCAGACCGTTTCAAAGACATTTGTTTTCGGCGATGCCGCGTTTGATATTGACGCGTCGGTCGTTAATTACAGATGTCCGGGCACAGGGGCCACAACCGACCCCAAGAAAGGCGGCTTCATCAAGGTTGCCGACGAGGTCAGAATTCTCAGGGAAATGTTGAGTAAATCAAATCTTGATATTGATTTCAGGATTCGTAAATCAAGAACCGCCTCCACGGATACCGAGGGAGAATGGCAACTGCCGACATCTGTCGTCAGGTATGTGGATGAGGCTGGCGAGGTATGGTGGGAATGCCACGTGCCTTCCGCCGGACGTTATGACCTGGGCGTGAAGCGTGGTGAGGTGACGGTTTCCCTTTATACCGCGCTTATTGAGGATAACACCGACATCAATCTTTACGTCGCGTGCGATTATCTCGCGTACAAGGGCGGGATGAATCTAAAGGATTTCACGGAGACGCAATGGAAGAACGGGAATCCATTCCAATCACGTGATGTCGCCAGCTGGCTGATGAGGCATAGTTTCTACCGCCAGACCCAGGATGACACGGCTGCCTATGATTGTTATGTGTATAGTAAAGGTGATAACGAGGTGGCTGTTTTCGGGTACCCCGAGAATGCCGTCTCAGCCATATCGGGCAGTGTCAACCCCTCAACATATTATAAGGGTGATTTCACCCATTTTGACGGATATAACCTTGATGAGTCTTATAACTTCATTCCCACGGTTTATGGGACTATTGACCGTAGGTATTATGAGGCGATGTCTTATTCCGATGACGGGAGGGCCGCGGCTGACGCGTCTGAATTAACTGTGACCAGTTACAGTTACGACCCTGTCGCCAGTATCGTGACTTTAACAGCCACAGGTTTCGATTCAAATATAGTGAGTGGCCGAGGTTGTGTCGTGGTTCTGGAGAATGGTGTCAAGATTTTCCCGGTCGTCACATGGTCCGGAAATAATTCCGTTACTCTTAAAGCGTATACCGAATATGATATTTATCCTAACGGGGTATCACCGGACACATTGGCGAGAGCCACGGTTTATCGCACTATGATTACTCCGGTCATCTACAAGCCTTTCTATGGCGAGTTATCCGCCGTGACATGGAATGACCAATATCTTTCACTGTCAAGTAA